AATATGAAGATTGAAAAGAACAAATTGGTGAATCGTGCACAAGTGTTAAACAAAGACATTCAGCTGGGAATTATTGCATACTCTGTAGCTGAAATGGCATCTATTGCTGCTCAGAGTCTAGAGAAACGAAATGCAGGTAAAATTACAGAGGAAGAAGATAAAGCTGTCTTTAAGGACTGCAAGGAGTATATTCGCTCAGCAAAAGAGTTCTGTGACGAGAATGGCCTTGACTGGTCTGTATGTATTCTACTGTCTCGTTCCTCACTTAAACAGTACACAGATGTGGAAAGCAAGAACGACTAAAACAATATTCCTGCTATTAGCAGGATATTTAGGACTACAATGTATCAGAGCATCCTTATGGATTCCTCTGATATTATGCATATTATTATTTACTTTTATTATTCAACTTAAAAACAAAGAATTATGAAAAAGATTAACGCAATCCTGAGCAACTCAACTAAAGAACAGTATCCAGTATTAATAAACAAACTATCTGATATTATTGAACCCTTCGCTCTACATGCTGTAGGCTTACCTCCAGTATATGTTGGGCTTGAAGTTGAGCAACTTACAGTTAAGCAGAGCGGAGAGAGTGTTTATGTATTTGGCATTAATGGTAAGGATGTTGCCCATGTTGATACTGAGAAGGCAGAAGCATCTGTGTTTGGAGGTAAAACATTCACAATCTCCACTGAAGATGTTAAGTCTGTAACTAATACATTAACAGCATTACATAACTGTAAAGAAGAGAATGATGAAGATCCTCTTGAGGGAATCCTTGAGAATATACCTAGAGAACTCAAACCTCTTCTTGGAGCAGCTATCATGGTGTCTAAACTCCGCAAGGGAGGAAACAACTAAAGAAGGTTTTTGAAGACAAATATCAAGGGGTTAGTCCACTGTGAAGTGAGCTAGCTCCGCCAACTTTTAAAGCTAATAATGAAATGGATATACTGAAGCAATTAGAAGAAGGCAAACCTTTCTCTGGTAGAAATGGCGCTTTTACTGGAAGAGTTGAACCACAATCAATAGAAGGTGATACTCTAAAAGTTATATGTGATAAGAGTGGCACAAGATGGCATGAGAACTGGGAACTACAGCATGTTGTTTGGGCGTTTGAACGTGGAGATTACTACTTCCTATGATAAAGTGTGATATATCTAAATGCCATGCGAGTTGTTGTTACAATGCTCCATTGCCTAAGAAATACATATTTGCATTAAAGAATAGGATAGTTAATCCAGTCAAGGAGATTCTCGTTATTGATAATGAGAATATGAAAGGTGAGGTAATGTGTTATCCAATCACAGACCATAACCCTGACAAGAATAAATGTCCATTCTTAACTGAGAATTGTAGATGCAATATTTATGATAGAAGACCACCAATATGTAAGAAGTTTGGTAATGGTACTGAACCATTATTGACTTGCTCATTCTTAGTTCCAGAAGAACAAAGAGCAGCAGTAGAGGCTGGTTATAAATCTACAATTAACAAGTTGACATCACCAACTGCATGGGAGTTAGCCAAAAAATATGTAAAATAGTATGCCAAAGGATTACGCTCTAAGAAAGTTACACTCTAAAGAAGAGAAAATCATCTTCTGTGGATGTGACGCTATAAGTGGTTTATTAATGCATTACCTACTTGATGAATTGTTTGGTAGAGGTGAATACAAGATATTACACCACTACGATTTACGATTACAGGAAGAATGGGAATGGACTATTGATGAACCAATACCTGACAAAGATATTATTAAGGAATGGTTCTTCTGTGAACCTGAGAGGATAATAACTACTTGTTGGGATTACGAGAGAACTCTCAAAGCTGTAGAAGATGCACAGATTAGCAATGTGCGTGTCTATGAGTTTTGTAAGTATAAACACATAACTGACTTACCGTTCTAATGTTAGTACCTCTAAGTACCCAAATAGTTGCTGATGACCCTATAGAGGAACGTCAGATAGCTAAGGAGAAATACTCATCGTACAAACGACCAGGAGTTGAACCAATTACTATAGTTAAAACATATGTAAAAGGTAATATACGATATTGGGAAGAATGTACACCTAGTGGTATAATAGTTAGGATTAGTAGCAGAGAAATAACTCATAGTGCAGGAATATAACTGCACTAACTGGGCTTGCATGGTTTTGACAGGCGATTACAAGTTATAAGGACGTGTAGAGTTCGTACCAACTCTTATAAAATGATACACAATTTTAAGTGGCAACACTGAAGTAAGAATGGCAGCTTAAGCTGTGGCTTATTAATATTAACGTATTAGTATAGTCGGGTTAACGGAGAAGACCTAGAAACAGAAGAGGTGTGGGAAGAAGCATATAGGGCAGCCCACTTAACTTGAACGCCAAAGGTTAGTAGAGCTGAGATTCTCCACAATGTGTATGGTAGAGACGCAAGGGCTATGCCTAAAAGTACTACTCGTTCTCCAACGTAAATGGAGTGGTGGAGAGCCGACTTCGGTCAGCCAGGTTTGGTAGTTTGTAAATTAGCTTTAAGTGTACTGACTTCATCTATGATAAGTCTGGTTCTGAGTAAGACTAATAAAACTATCTACATGCTAGAACTCACTAGCTGATGTAATAAAAATGAGACACACGTTATCCTTGTAATAAGGGTTGTTTGGACGGCGGTTCGACTCCGCCCAAGTCCACATTTTAAACTATAAACAAAGGAAGATGGAAATGGATTTTATTAAAGAATTATTCATTGGTAAGAAGATATATCTTACTACTGATTTACCAAAGGATATTACCAAAGTTCTAATTAGCAAAAAACCTGGTTACTTAATGGGTGGGGAGCTACATAGTAGTGATGTATGGAGACCTCTTAGAATATTTACTAAGGACTGTATATACTATGGTAATGTTAATGAGTGGGGCGGCATCACCGATGCGGGGAATAATTGGCAGGGAGCTTTTACTCTGAAACCAACTACCCCAATATATGAAGTGTATACACTTGACGGATGGAAGGAAATAACAGCTAAGGAATATGAAATCCTTATTGCAATTTCTAAGGTATCTGTAAGAGTTGCAACTAGGAGAAACTGTATAGAAGTCACAGATTTGATTGGCTTCTTCTAACAGATATGTTTAACTAATCGACAATTTGAAATGGGACAAAAGACTAAGCGTAATTATGGCAAGATGACAGCTGAAGAGCTATCAGCTGCTGTAAATTTAGTAAAGTCTGAGAACTCTGGGGTATTCGGAGTTAAAGACATTAGAAGTGCATTTAAACAACTTGGTGTACCTATGTATAGCGAATTTGCTACAACATTAGTACAACAAGGTATTCTCGTACAAGCTGGATTGACATATCTTGATGGATATAGTTGGTCTAACACAGAGCCTATTCATATGAATAAGGTAGCTGAGCTTATGACTATTACTCGTAAGAAAGTAGCTGCGCAAGCAAGGAAGTATAACCAAAAGAAGAAAGCTGTACAACAAGGTACATGGGTTGAACAACCTAAAGAGACTACAGAGATTGAACAGGTACTTGAAGAAGTTCCAGTTCATGAACATAAGGAACTTGTACCAGTTGATAAGGCAATTAATAAGGCTATTAAGCTGCTTACTGAGAATGGGTATAGAGTTTCTAAACCTGTCCTTATATATGAGGAAGTAACTGTAAAATAGTATGAAGAGAGTATATATTCAAATCATTGACCCACTTAATGGTACGTGTGTGAATGCGTGCCATGAATATCCGAGTGAATATCATCAAGCTATGGACGAAGTCCTTAGACAGTATGTTGGAATTAATGTTGGGTACACACTTAAAAGAGTAGATGTTGAGACTACATTTCCGGGGATGCCTCACCATTCAAGGTATTGTGGAGCTGTATCTGGAACATCTAAGCTAATAAATATAACAATCATAGGATAGTTATATAACACGAAACTGACCTGATGAGTTAGATTACATAGTGCGCACTATGTAGTGACTTAAACGTGTGTAAATAAAAGTTGAAACCTATTACGTATAGATTGTATTCTGCCCTCTGCGGGTGGATGAGGTGCAACTCCTCAATGTAATATATAAGGAGAGAATCCTTATATCTCTTGTAGCATCTATGTATAACTTGATTAATAGTCAGCGCATCAAGAGTAGGTCGTCAGTGAAATTATTAAAAGGTAGATTATGTAGGTAGAATACGCTATATAATTATCTCAATTAATTTATAAATTAAGAGATAAACAATGGAATTTAGTAAAAAGAAGAAAAGTCTGTACAAGACTGAACCTCCAACACAAGAGAACAACTTTGTAAAGGAGGGATTGAAGCTGTCAGCCGAGACTGTGAGTGGAAATGGTGCTAAGAAGTATAGTACTAGTAATGATGCATTTGTGGATAACTTTGCAATGATTGCAAACTTTAAGGCACCTCGTGATTATGCTGAGGTATCTAAAGATATGTATAAGTTGTGGAGTATTAATCCTAAGAAGTGTCTGCAACTTGCAGTGTATATTAGGTTGATTACTCGTGAGACTCAAATTGTTCTTCCTGATGAAACTATCACACTGGATGTTCAAAGAGGACAAGGCTTGAAGAATGAAGGTATTATGCGTATGCTATGGTTAGCAATGCATCATAAACCTACATTCATGGCTAATATGCCTTACTTCATCGCTGCTGGTAGTTGGAAGGATGTATTTGAAATGATGAGCCTTGATTTACAATATCATGGCTGGGAAGGAAGAAAGTTGGATTGGAATTTCATGCGTAAGATTATCTTGGCTGGATTAGCTAATGGTCATACGAGTGAATTGGTAAAGAAATACCTTCCGACTATTCGTTCAATGAAAGAATGTAAAACTGTTGAATCACAGGCTCGTACAATTATCGGTCAGTATCTGGCTTCTTGCATTTATGGTAAGAAGAAGGATAAGAAATCCGATAAAGAGACTGCGGATAGCCGTGCTGCACAACGTAGATACAGGAAACTTAAACAGAGTGGAACTGCTCATACTTGGCAGCAATTAATAAGTCAGAAGAAGTTGCTCGAACTGGACTTCGATACCATTCATGGACGCGCTTTAAGCCTATTAGTAGGCTCTAAGTTCTTGAAAAATCAAGGATTGGTAGAGAAGTATTCTAAGTGGATAAGTGGTCGCAAAGTGGCTAAATACACTGGATTTGTGTTTGAGTTGTTCCAACCGCTTGGTAACAGCTATCGTACTAACAGACTCGAAGAGTACAGAGAACAGACTATTAATGCACAGTTTGACGGATTAGTTGAGACTGGAAGACAGAATCTTAACCAGAATAGTAAGCTGTTAGTAGTTAGAGATATATCTGGTTCTATGACCTCTCAGGCAGTTGGAACTAATATGTCTTCTTATGCTATTGGTAAAGCAATGGCATTGTATTTCTCTGCTCTATTGGATGGTCCATTTAAAGATGCTTATGCTACATTCAGTAGTACTTGTAAGCTCTGTACATGGAAGGGTAAGACTCCTATTGAGAAATGGGCTAACGACACAGATGGTAACTTTGGTAATACCAATTTATTATCTGTGGCAGATATGTTCGTTAAGCTGAGAAGCACAATGAAGATTTCTGAGAACGAGTTCCCAACAGGAGCATTGTTGGTTAGTGATGGTGAATTTGATGCAGCTCGTAGTTGGGGTGGTTCAGGTGCATCTATTACTAACTTTACTGCATTCAGACAAAGGCTGCTTAGAGGTGGTTTCAGCAAGGAGTATGTAGACAACTTCAAGCTGATTCTTTGGGACTTGCCTAACGGTTATTATGGTGGAGGTCTTCGTCCTAAGTTTGAAGACTTTGCAGATGCTCCGAACAATTTCTATATCAGTGGCTATGACCCTGCTGCTGTAGCATTTATCTTGGGAACTAAACCATTCAAGGCTACACCTAAGAATGCAACAGAGTTGTTCAATGCAGCTATGGACCAAGAATTGTTAAATCGCCTTGTTGTGTCTGAACGAAAGGTGGTCAACAAGACTAAGAAGAATACAAACTTTAAAAAGAATAAGAAATAAGTATGATTAAGCTTAACACTTTACTTGCTAAAGTAGAACATGGTACATCAACATTCAATAGAATGATTGGTGACTATGCTATGTTCTTTAAGAATAAGCAAGGTATGTTTGAGGGTATCAAGAAGACTTTCAAACCGAGAGATGGTTATGCAGAAGATGCTCGTTATATGGGCACTACTAAAGTAGCTACAACTGTAGAGGAGAAGCTCACATGGTTTGAGCAGAATGCAATTCCTTATTTGAAAGACCTATTCTCTGTTGAGGCAACTAACTCTGCTGGTGCACCGAGAGTTGAATTGATAGTAGATGGTGTTTCATTTGGTAAGTTGACTGCTCTTGACCTCATGAGACTTAAAACTATCCTAACTAGTAAACAGCTGGAAGATATGTACGCCAATATACCAGTGCGTTCAGATTCTGAAGTTTGGCTTGAAGGAACTGATGCAGAATATCAGGGACGTGATGTATATGAAACAGAAATGTTGAAAGGTATAACTCGTACTACTGAATCTGAGGAAGTTATCCTTAAAGATCCGAATCTTGACCCAGCTAAGTTACCTGCTAACTATAACGCTAAGGTTACTGTTAAGAAGAAAACAGTAGAGACTGGCGATTATACATTGCAGAAGTTTACTGGTGCATGGACACAAAGACAGCGTGCTGAATTACTGCAAAGAAGAAGTAAGATTCTTGCAGCAGTGATTGAAGCATTGAAGGTTGTTAATGATAACGAAGCACAGAGTCCGAACCTCAGTGTAGAGAAGCTCATTAACTTCTTGCATCATGGTAAGTAAGAAATAAAATATTGACTAAAGCTTTAGCTTAAGCCTCAGCATTACTAAATCCTAGATATTTAGCATAAGCATTGAGTCAAGAGCTTTAGCTTTAGCCTTAACGTAAGAGACCAGTAGCTTTAATAATCAATTGATTAAAATCTGACATCCGAGGGTTCGAATCCCTTGCGCGCCTCTACATAATCCTTTGTTTAGAGGTAGGTATATTTACTAAATGTAGTATATCTACCTTATTTTAACATGGCGCGTTGGTGAAGTGGCTTAACACATCAGACTTAGTAAAAGCTTTAGCATAAAACTACTGAACGTCATCTTACAACTAGGGGCTATCATCGAGGATTTTCGAGTTAGTCCTTAGGGGGTTAGCTTAACGGGTAAAGCACAAGAACTTTCATTTCTTGGGAGTGGAGGTTCGATTCCTCCACCCTCTACTTCTGATGGATTAATAATAATTATAGGCATAATTGAACTACTGGTCTGCGAAGATAGGTAGTTACACAGGGAGATACGCAAATGGCAAAGCGGTAGTCGCTGGACTGGAATACCTATTCTAGGTGGGTATGTTGGGGGTTCGAATCCCTCTCTCCCTACAATTCTTTGTAATAAATTGCATTTACTAGCAGTTGTCCGTCTGTGAAGATAGACAACCATGAGCCAGACATTTAAGATTTGTTAGTACTATGGGATATCGTAGCATATCCGGTTGTTACAAAATTTAACATTATTCACTTTGTAGAGTCTAAAGATTACACTATCTTTGTACTCAGAAACGTTGAGAGAACGTGATTGTGTTTGTGTTTTATTTATCCCATTGTTGGGGGGAGTGCGCCACAGTTGGAGAGGTGGGCTGCACTGTAAATGCAGTGCCTTCGGGCTGAGTAGGTTCGAATCCTACCACTCCCACAACAATATCTGCTAAAGTCAAGTGCTTTGGTAAAGAGTATGCTCGTCTGTGAAGATGGGCATATTTCATCTTGCAGGATTGGTGAAATGGTTATCACATGACACTTCCAATGTCAAATTGACAGTTCGATTCTGTTATCCTGCTCATGGAAATTAAACATTGTAACAAGTGTGGAAAGGATAAGCCTATATCTGAATTTGGTAAGAATAAATCAAAGAAAGATGGGCTTCAAACAATGTGTAAAGAGTGTGTTAGAGCCTATGGCAAATTACACTATGCTACACATAAGGAAGATTACATTAATAGAAATAGGTCATATAGGGAGCACAACAGAGAATGGTTAAATTCAATCAAATCTCAACTAAAATGCTCTATATGCGGAGAAGATAGAATATGGTGTTTAGACTTCCATCACACTAATCCAAGTGAGAAAGAGGGAAGTGTATCTCACATGATTCAAGCTCCTAACAAATTAAAATCAGAACTTGAAAAGTGTATAGTTCTATGTGCTAATTGTCATAGAGATGTTCACTATCAAATGAATAAAGATTTGCAGATATAGCACAACGGTTAGTGCATCGGCTTGCCATGCCGAGGATGTGAGTTCGATTCTCATTACCTGCTCTCGTTCAGCCTCCTACATCAGGCGTTGATAGTATGTAGCTGTTGTAAGTTTACAGTCAGAAACTTCGTTTGACCTCGTTACAGAGTCCTAAGACTGGTGAATGTTAATTGTCCAGTATGTCTTTGAGATTACTCTTTCGACATTACAGTAAAGAGGGCAGAGCCTAGTAATAGGTGAATAAGAGAATGGATGTTATATTGTGCATGAACGATGTGAATATATAAAGTAAGTTCTCTTTTATAATGGTGCATTGGTCTAATGGTTAGGATACTAGACTGTCTATCTTGGGGTACGAGTTCGATTCTCGTATGCACCGCATTCTTCCCCAATACTCTCTGAGGGTCAATATGGGAGCGTGTTGTTGAGGTCACAACGTAAGGAAGACCTTAGTATCACACTAACTTGAGTGTGTGAGGAGCATTCGCTAATAGGCTCTTACTTAATGTTATTAGTGGAGGTTAGATGAGGCTAGCAATCATCTAATGACAGGAACTTAGGATATTATGGTACGCAGAAACCAATGAAGTGAGGATTGAAGTTATCCCATTATTGATTAAGTTCCTTTATTAACATCGCGGATTAGAGAAGTGGTCTATCTCGCCAGTCTCATAAGCTGGAACACTCATAAGGTGTCGCAAGTTCGAATCTTGCATCCGCAACTAAATTCAAGCATATGGAAGAGAAATTAGACTTAATTATTCAAAAGCTGGATACCATTACGGAGAGATTAGATAAAGCTCTTGCATTGATAGAACGCATTCATAAAGATACAGAGCCATCTATTGAGAATAATGCATCTGAATATCTTCTAAATGTATTAGGTGATGTTACTGGCGATGTCTTAATGCAAGGTTTTACTGGTAGCAGATAATTAACGTGTGGGGTGGTAGCTCACTAGGCTCATAACCTAGAGGTCGTTGGTTCGAATCCTACAGGGACTACAATAATGTATGGTTAGTCAAGTGGTCGACGACAGTAGACTGTTAATCTACCGTGGCGAAAGCCCCATCACAGGTTCGAATCCTGTACCATGCGCAATATTATATAAAAGAGATATTGGTTCAAATCCTTTCTTAGAACCCTAATGTGGGTTAGTAGCTTAGTGGTTAGAGCACTTTTATATAATATTAATGGGTGGTTAGCTTTAATGGTTAGGACTGTTAATCCAAGGGTTGTCAGTTCGAGTCTGACACTGCCCTCAACCTAGCGAGGTTTCACGTACTAATATGTACACAAAAGAGAACTTCTACGTAGATTTGTTGTGAAACAAGTCTACTATATACGTCCTTAGGCTTAATGGTAAACCAGTTGACTCCAAATCTTCTGTTCCATGTTCGAATCGTGGAGGGCGTGCAAGCGATTAGTTATAATAAGAAGACTTACAGCAAACAATTATGATTATAGCAGTATTTTTGGATCGCAAATATCAATAATAGTCTTCTGTTAAATTGGGAGGTAGGACAATAGGCTAGTCTACTACATTTGGGATGTAGAGGTTGCGAGTTCGAATCTCGTCCTCCCAACACATTTATGGTTAAGTTATATAAGAATACTTACAGCAAAACTTAAAGCAAATTCAAACAAATCGTAATTTTGTCTTAAACGTAGGTTCGATTCCTACCCTTCCCGCCATTGTGTGACTATTTAAATGGGAAGGTTGAAATGTTGGGGTAGTCCGAAAGGGCGAAAAGAAGTATTCTGATTTAATTAAATAGTAGCCAGACACACGTTCAAAAGATAATTTTTATCCAGAGAGAGAAATGGTGATAAAGCTACTATTTAATTAATTAAATGGGGAGGTAGCATAACTGGCTAATGCACCGCATTTGCACTGCGGATTATTGGGTTCGAGTCCCACCTGCTCCACGAATCTTTAAGATTCATGCTTCAACAACTTTTGTTTAAATTAGACCCAGATAAATACACGTAAAGTAGTGTTTATGTAGGGTTGCCCGAGCGGTTAGGGGCTGGTCTGCAAAATCAGTTAGAACGGTTCAATTCCGTTACCCTACTCTATTTTGAGTTTAACAACAAGAAACCTTACAGCAATATCTTTCTGCCTTGTAAGCCGTAGGTCATGGGTTCGAGTCCCATAGGTGGATACGTCTGCCTTAGCTTAGCTGGTAGAGCAACGTATTTAAAATGGTTTCTGAACCCACATCTATTGTTAACGCAGTAATGTGGGTTATTTGCACTGAGAGCTGGGTTGGTAGGAGCAATCCGTCAGCCTCCGACTTTTAATCGGATGTTCCAGGGTTCGAGTCCCTGTCAGTGCACTATGCATCTCAAGAGACTATTGATTTAATTGTTTCTCTTAGAAAAGAGGGTAAGAATTACACCCAAATAAGAGAAGCAACTGGATGCAGCAAAGGCACAATATCTAAGTACTGCACCCAGTATGGTGTATCTAAAGACCCTAGAAAGGTTAATGAAATTACACCAGATTTATTACAAGAAATCCAAGAGAGATATAACGAACTAAAGAGTTTAAAGAAAGTGGCGAAAGAATATCATATATCAGCCAAACGACTTAGAATAGCGGGTATAGAAATTCTTAATCCTCAAAAGACTAAAGAAGAATTAACTTCTCAAGCATCTTGTGCAAGAAAGACTAAGTTAAAGGCTATCGAATATAAAGGAGGAAAGTGTATAGTATGTGGATATAATAAATCTATTAGAGCTTTACAATTTCATCATTTAGACCCTACCCAGAAGGACTTTGGGATTAGTGGTACTACTAAATCCTTTGAAAAATTAAAACCTGAGCTTGATAAGTGTGTTTTACTATGTGCAAATTGTCATGGAGAAGTACATGAAGGACTATTAGATATAAATAAATTTATATAAGGTGCTCATAACACTTCCTTTTCAACTACTGTAAGAGGACATACAGCAAAGTCTGATACAACTAATTATTAAATTCAATGACTGTCTCCGAAGTAATCCCGTAAGGGTGCAGGCAAGACTAGAGTAGGACGCTCGAAGTAAATGTACTAAGCTATGAGAATTAGCCCTGACTATACTAGGTTAAAGTATAGTGTCTAATCATTCTAAATTGGGAGAATGAAAGACATTAAATGTAAAACCCATGCCCTCTGTTAAACCTATCCTTAGCCCTATATGGGGAGATGGATAGGTTTATTTAACTAACAAGATTAACATATTTATTCAGTAACTCTTATTAATTATGAAAGCAATTAGACTAATTAAGAAGGCTGTTAAGTGGTATTTAGAGAAGAGTGCAAACTCTTACGCTTACCCTACTGGAACTTTCCCTATTACAAAGGAGTAAGTTCCTATGACGCTGAAGGATATGTAAATCACAACTTATGGAGGTTTGCCAGAACGGTAATGGGCGAGACTTGAAATCTCAGGCAACGTAATCATCCGTTGAGTGGGTTCGACTCCTACAGCCTCCTCACTATTAATAAACAAAGTATTATGAAAGAAAGATTTAGAGCAGTTAACAAGATTAGTAAACACAAGATGTCCCTATTATGGGACAGAGCATTAGCCTGTTTCTACAAGGAACACGCTGTAGTTAAAGCTATCCAAGATGGCTTTACTGATGATAACAACCAGACATTATTAAAGAGATTTCAGTATCTTGAATCCCTCATAATGAATGGGCACTTTAAGAAGATGCCTCGTAAAATGAAGAAGGCATTTATAAGAGAACTATCAGCAAGATATAATCTTTGTCTGATTGTATTACAACATTGGGATGACTTTAAAGCATTAAAATAACATGATAGAATCAATTATAGTAGATATAGTATTTGATTGGACTTTCCTTAGCCCTTTAACTGAAAGAAGCAATATGGAAACAATTAGAGAAGTGGACAACACACAGGAACAAACAATGGCGCAAATGCAAGTTACGCCAGAAGTATATTACTAGACTTGAAATAGAAATGTTTTAAGTTATTTAATTTATAAGAAGTCTTACAGCAACCTCCCAAATTATTAGTACTTCATGGAGGTTGTGGTGTAACGGATAGCACAGTATATGCAAACAAATGACTTCTGATGATGCCCCAATAGCTCAACGGATAGAGCATCGGTCTTCTAAACCGAGGATTTAGGTTCGATTCCTAGTTGGGGTACTAAAACTAAAATTTTATGGTTGAATTTAAAAAGAAGATTACACAGTGCAGAGAATGTCCTAATTGCAGGATTGTTCCTGACCCTGATGACTGGTTTAATGACGATGATGAGAAAGCTCTATGTAAAGAGACGGGGGATAAGGTGATTGAGGATATGTTAAGACCCTACGAGAAAGTAGCAATTCCTAATTGGTGTCCTTTAAAGACTAACTAAACTCAAGTACCCAATTCCATACACCTAAAGGTTAAAATGGGGAAGTGGTTCTAAGTATGGATAGCTAAGTAGTTAGTCTTTTTATAATAAAATCTAGACCGAGGTTGTGGTAGGGGTAGTGCCTTATTGGTGATGCATCACTAATCATAAATGGAAGTGGGTACGAGTGTAGGTCTAACATGGTGTTTATAGTTCAACGGTTAGAATAACTGATTGTGGTTCAGTAGATGTGGTTTCGACTACCACTAAACACCCTTATGGCAGTAGGTTTTAAAATAAAATCTTCCTGTTTGTTTACTATTGCCTTAACGTGATTTAGAAGGACTACACGTAAAAATAATCCTTCAAATGGGGCAGTAGCTCAATGGTAGAGCGCAGGTCTGAAGAACCTGGCGTTGGAGGTTCAATTCCTCCCTGCCCCACAAGCGATTAGTTATCTATAAGAAGGTTATCAGCAAATTGTCTACTTTGTTAATAATCCCAGCCTGAGACAGGTGGTTCAAATCCCTTAGCGCCATTATTTGGGTTTCGTCTAGTGGTAGGACACAGGCTTTTAACATCACAATGACCTTCTGCTGTTTTACAGAGTTACAGGGTAAAGAAACTCTGAATGGAGAGTAAACCTTGATGGTGATAGGGGCTACCTGCTAAGTAGTTTCGTACATGAAAGTGTATGTGGTTCGATTCCACTGCTCTCCGCGAATGTTTGGAGCTTTTATTATAACTTAAAAACTCTATGTTATGAATGAAGTTCAACCGTTGAATCCTAAAACATTGGAACAAAAGACTACAGTTCCTAATGTAGTGGTAGCTGTAATCAATCAGCTTATAAGGAAGAATTGGAATGGTAGTTGTAGTACTATTCGTGTAAATGATATTCTAGCATTTGTTGGCTTGGTTACTAATTATCCCATTGAAGTCATTATGGGAAGTAACTGGGTAGAAGCTGCTAAGGCTCTGTATCAAGGCTATGGATATAAAGTAGTCGAGGCAGACAGAAGTGGTGACAAATACTTAGAATTTAAATTGATTTAAATGCTGGGTTCGAATCCCGTTGGGAGTACAAATCGAGGGCGTAGTGTAATGGTTAGCACGCCTCCCTGTCACGGAGGTAGGGGTTCGAATCCCACGTTCTCGGCTAAACATAGTAAAAATCACTTATTACAAGAAGACTCACAGCAAACCAAAATTCTAAAAATTCAATCGGTAAATGAAAGACGTAGGGTTCGAATCCCTACCTATACCGCCAAAGTCCTGATGGGTATAGTCGTCTAGTGGTAGGATGTATTAGAAACAGGCTAGTCTTCTGAGCGTACATCTAAGTATGTACGCTAATTTGCCTCTATAGTTCAGTTGGTCTAGAACGCTAGATTTGTAATCTTGAAACCTCGGTTCGAATCCGAGTAGAGGCTCAAATAGTCCTATTGTTAGTAATAACAGTGGGACTTATTCTTTCTAAACAACAAGATTCTCAGTTAGTATTACAAAGATTAGCATTTGCAAATGTTTTATGTAAAATGATTTATGAATAGCTTTAAAGACGGATTGAGAAGAAGTGGTCAGAGTGTGTTAGATGCAAGGGCACAGAACTTGTATGAAATGACTAAAATTGAAGAGGAACGCTTCATTCAGGAATGTAAGATGAAAGTTCTTCGCATCAAGAATGAGTTGAACAAACACAGAGACCTATCTGTAAAGTCTACTACTTCGTTAGAGGTTGGTAACGGCTTTGACCCGAAGGCTTGGGTAGCTAAAAGACATCAATTGGAACGTGACCTAAGAGTTGCTAACATTGAGTATGCTTTGGCTCTTAAAGTTGACGGAGAAGAATTTCCAGCTGACGAAACTGAGGAACAAATTAACGTAGCAGCAGTGCTAGAAGACGATGCTAAATTGAATTAATCTATGGGAAGTGGAAGTTATTCTTTTGCAGTTTATGCAAGCTTAGCTAGTGATAGAGGATATGCAACTAAGTCAGCCGATGCTGTCTTCACTAATCATTCTCTATCAGCTAAATCCGACATTAAATTGTCTAATGTAGATGCAAGAACTTATAACACTCAGATTAAACCTGAAATGGTTGATACTGGTGTTAGAGAGAGTAGAGATAGCAGTGAACACCCAGAGACTACTCCGATTATCATTGCTCTTGATGTTACTGGTTCAATGCGTAGAACACCTCATGAAATGATTAAGGATAACTTCCCTAAACTCATGGATGCTCTAATGCAACTGGGAATCAAAGACCCTCAGCTATTATTTATGGCTGTTGGTGACCACGAGTATGACAACTATCCAATTCAAGTTGGGCAGTTTGAGTCTGATACTGAGAAGATTGTAAATTCACTGGAAGAGTTTGTACTCGAAGGTGGAGGTGGAGGTAATGCTGGTGAAAGCTACTTGCTTGCACATATAATCGCTGGGTATCATACCGAAACAGACTCATGGTTTAAAAGACACAAGAAAGGTTATCTATTCACCATTGGTGATGAACCTAACTTGCGTAACATCAGTGGACGTGCTTTAGAAACATTCTTAGGCTATCAACATCCTGCTAATCCTATTAGTGCGGATGAGGCTGTTAAGAAAGCTCAAGAGCAATATAACGTCTATCATATTCATGTTACTAATGGCAGTTATGGCACAAGAATTGCTCCAGGTTGGAAGGATTTGCTTGGACAAAACGTACTAACTTGCGATTCACATAACATTCATAATGTTATTGCTGAAGCCATTAGACAACACGAAGACCTCACTGGAATACCTTATGAAGCAACAGCAGTAGCTCCTACCAGTACAGGTAAAGAAAGTGGAACTTATACCTATTAAAAGTAGATGAATGAAATTGTATTAGGCTCGTTCTTTGGTGACGAGGGTAAAGGACAAACTGTCCATAATTTGTGTAAAACACATCCGAGAGAAGAGACAATAGTTATTCGCTTTAGTGGTGGACATCAAGTAGGACATACTGTAAGGCATGGGGAGCTTGAACACACATTTAGTAATTATGGTAGTGGTACTTTACTTGGAATACCAACGTACTGGTCTAAATACTGTACAGTAGACCCTATTACTACTATGGAAGAGTTGGCTGATTTAAATAAAATGGGAGTAAATCCTGAGATTATTTATCATCCACTCTGTGAGGTTGTTACTCCCTTTGACGTTATTAGTCAATGGAATAATAAGGAGAACCTTAGACATGGTACTGTAGGTACTGGTTTTAAATCTGCTCTTGATAGAGTAGCTGCTGGTTATCATATTACAGTTCGAGATTGTGCTAACATCATGGTTTTAAGAACCAAGATTGCATCACTTATCAAGAACTATTATGATTTCAGTTCCACACTCCCAATGTACAGCATAGACGATTGGTGTATTAAAGTACATGAATACTTCAAATCTGTAATAGTGTGTGATGAGAACATCTTAACTCGTTATGATTACAGAGTATTTGAAGGTTCACAAGGTATATTATTAGACCAAACATTTGGTATTATGCCTTATTGTACTCCAAGTAACACTACTTGTCAGAATGCAATGGAAATTATTAACAGGATTAAGAGTGTGCCTAAGAATCACTTAGACAGAATGACGGAAGAATTAACGAACCATGTGTATGTTATCCGACCTTATATTACCAGACATGGTAATGGTCCAATTCCTACCTCTAAGCCTGTTAGGAAAGTGGAAGACCCTAATAATAAGTTCAACGAGTTTCAAAGAACTCTTAGAGCTGTAGAGTTTGATGTTGAATTACTTCAACACTCTTTATTAGTTGATTCTACTTTCTATCCTCGACACTATTCACATAGAAAAGTATTAGTCATTACTCATAAGGATGAAATTACATCCCAGTTTAATGATGAATTATTATCTGGTGATTGGGAGGAACAATTCAACAGCATACAAATGTCTTACTATGATAAACTCATAGTTTGATTTATTACTGTAAAACGACATACAGCAAGGCATCATACTAGCTTTAAATGATAGAATCCCTCTGCTGCCCATTGCGGAGGTTAAAGAGTTGAATGGGAATGTCGTTTGTTTATTGGGCTATGGTGTAATGGTAGTCACATCAGATTTTGGTTCTGAGAGTCCAGGTTCGAGTCCTGGCAGCCCAACTAAGAGAGATAATCTTATGAAGGCAATAAAGGACAAGAAGAAATTTGGAGGAACTTCCCTAGTACCTAAGAATCATAACTGTAGAAAGTTTGGATATAGTTATGACAAAGAGGTGAGAAGACTCTGGAGAATGGAAGCCAAACGTATAGCTCATAAAGTACTTATGCATCTTCCCATCAGTAGAGAAGAGATTCAGAAAGCGTGGAGTAATCCATATATGAACCTTTCTGAACTTGGTGTTCCTTATGTGTGGGATGGCGTAGACTATTATGAAAGATGGGTTGAGCAAGTGTACAAAAAATTAAATAACGTAACATGATTTATGCAAGAGTAATTCTAGTAGTGCTTATCATACTAATATTAGTATACTATGCTATGGTGGTTGCACACCTCTCTGGTATTATATACCTTACGAGCAGGAAAGTAACCTTCGCCAAACTGTGTATTCCGTTTTATTATTGGATACATCAGGATTAATGATAATGTTTTAATGTAAATAAGTAGAAATGAGTCAACCTAAAGTAAGTAAAAGTTCAATCTTTGCTATTATAGCAGGGGTAATTGTGGTTCTGTTAGTTTGTATGGCAGGCTCTTTGTTTGAGGATGCTGATAAGTCTAAGAACTATGTATGTCAGATGCCTGTAACAGGTGAATATGTAGTTTGGACAGATGGTGGTCTGAAGTGGCAAGGAGGAGGTAATAAGTATGAATACTTCAAAACCTCTCAAATAGAGTTCGTGGATTTAACGGAAGTTAGTGAAGGTAATTATGTTGCATCTGGCACAAATCCAGCTGCGTCATTGACCTTTAATGATAAGGGTAAAGGCTTTATCATTGGTTCTTTCCGAGTTGTTATGCCGAACGATGACGCCAATATGAAGAAAATTCAGCAGGACTTTGGTTCTGAGAAGGCATTAATAGCTAACTTAATTAAACCTACTCTATATAAGGTTGTAACATCTTGTGGTCCTCTAATGTCATCACTGGAATCTGTATCTGAGACAAGAACTGACCTTATTGCTTATATCACTGACCAGCTTAATAACGGAGTATACAAGACAGTTGTAATACGTGATTCTGTTACTAATGAAATTACTGGTGAGAAGGAAATGAGGGCCAAAGCACAAATTGTAGCTGATACCAATTCTCCGAGCGGATATAAACGTCAAGAAACATCTCCATTCAGTCAATATGGTATTACTTGTGGATTGGTGTCTATTCTTGATATTAAATATGACGGAGCAACTCAATCTCAGATTGATGCTCAGAAACAAGCTAACTTGGCTGTAATAACCTCTAAGACTAAATCATTGGAAGCTATTCAGAGAACTGTTCAGATTACTGAAGAGGGTAGAGCAGCAGCTGAGAGAGCTAAATGGGAACAAGAGAAAGAGAAGGCTATAGCAGTTACTAAGGCTCAGCAGGAGTTTGAAGTAGCCGAACTTGAAGCTAAGAAAGCGAAGCAAGTTGCTTTGAAGGTTCAAGCTGAGGGTGAAGCTAAGGCAGCAGCTAATAGAGCATTAGTAGCAGCAGGTTTAACTCCTGCCGAAAGAGCAGAATGGGATTATAAGACAGCTGTAGGGGTTGCACAAGCTCTTGCAGAATCTAAAGTATCTTGGGTTCCTTCTGTAATGTTTGGAGGAGGCAGTTCAAGTAATTCAGCTATGGATGCTGTAGGCTTGAAGATGTTATTGGACATTACTAAGTCTTTGGATAAGACAAGTAAGTAATAAAACATAAATGCGCAATGAGGAGGGCAGGTGTGTAGAGTTCTACAACGCACTAAGGGTTTGGAGTCTGAGACGGTTAGAACGACTGGGTAAAGACTAAGTAATTGCGCATTTATTCGGACCTGTAACTCAGAGGTCAGAGTAGCGGTCTCATAAACCGAAGGTCGGGATTTCAAAATTCCCCAGGTCCACTCCAGTTCTGCAGGACTTATCTATGCTGGGATAGAGAAACAAAGCAACCAGCTAGGCTACTTGAGTGAAGTGACGTATAGTAGTAGGTAATTCCATACCTAATTGACGGAATATAGTTAGCCATTACTGAAATTAATGGCAAATCAATGAGAATTTGGTGGGAACTTAGTAGCTCAGCGGATTAGAGCACTCCCTAGCTAAGGGAGAGGTCAGTGGTTCGAATCCACTCTAGGTTGCAAGTAATATTAAACTATTAAATATGAGTAATTTTACGAAAGGTATTATATTAATTATCCTAGGTATCTGTATAGGATTATTGTCTACAGTAGTTCCAGAAGCAATTGGAGTATTTATCCCACTTGCAGTATTTTTAGGAACACTGGGAATATTTAAGTTAATAGATGATTGAATGAAGAATATACTTTTACTTTTATTACTTATTCCCATGTCTATGTCAGGTCAGCATAATGTAACGGCAACGTATTATCATGCAGGGCCAAAACATGGTTTATCATGGCACACAGCCAGTGGGAATAGAATTAGTGTTAAGAAACTAAATGCTGGTAAGTTAAGATGGGTGGCGCTATCACATAACTTATTAAAGCATTATGATTATGGAGATACTATTGTAGTAATCTCTAATAACCCTAAGCTTGAAGGTAAATGGGTAGTAATGGATAAGATGCACAAGAGACATTATAATAAGATTGATTTCTTGGCTCCATCTGGAAAGAATTTAGGAATGTTAAAACCAACTAAAGTAAAGATAAAGAAGAAAGAATAGCAATGGGGTAGTGGCGGAATGGTAGACGCGCTGGTCTTAGGAACCAGTGTCTTCGGGCGTGAGAGTTCAAGTCTCTCCTACCCTACAAACTTTTAAACAACAGGAAGTATGAAAGAGATTAAAGAATTTATTCAAGAACTATGTGATTAAGTGCTAATGGTAGTGTGGTCGCATTAGAAGATGCTACTAGAATTGTAGCACATGCGTTTGCTGCTGGTATGAATTTTCAAGACCATGAGATTAAATGCAAACATAAGTTTAGACACTTTGAAAAAGAAGACATTGACAAGGTAGCTGACTTCAAATTCATTCCAAATCCAGCTAATGGTGGCATAGTACATAATCCAGATTGCAAGTGTAGTAAGAAATAAATCCATATAAGAACATAAAGAGACAAAGCCAGACTAGCTAGCAACGAGGCGAACGGGAGGTATTAAGGTCACATCAGTGATGATGTAGACACGATGAGCTTTATGTTCTTATTAATGGCGACATAGCTCATTTTGGTTAGAGCGTGGAAATCATAACTCCAAGGTGGTTGGTTCGAATCCGACTGTCGCCACACATCTTAATTTCATACATATGAGTAGAAGTAGAAAGAAGCACATTATTGTCAAAGACAAGACTGGAAGATGGTATAACAAACTTATTCGGAGAAGGAATAGGGTAGAAGTTAAACAGATAGCCAATTTAACTGATATGCTAGAATATAATATCTCACAACCTTATGAATTAGTAAACCCTTGGGATATTTGTGATTGGAGATGTGTTATAGACCCAAATGATGATTTCTACAGTCCAAAAGATATTAGAAAGTATTGCTGTAAATAACAGCACTCCCAATCTCAGTCAAAGGAGTTAAAATATTAGGCTGGGTGCAGAATACCTCTTTAGGGATGCTTAGGCATCCCAATCACTGCTTCAAAATTTACTAATTTTAATTACTATCTTTGTGTATTAAAAATATACAAGGATGGGTAAAAGAAAATGGACAGACGAGCAATTCATTGAAGCGGTTAAGACTAGTCCTTCATACGCAGAGGTAATGAAGAAGATTGGGCTAAAACCTGCTGGCAGTAACTATGATACTGTTAAAAGAAAGATTAGTGAATTAGGTTTAGATACATCACATATGACTGGTAAGGTCTGGAACCAAGGCGAAAGGTATAGACCTGTAAAGGAAGCTAAACCTCTAGAAGAGATTCTGGTTGAACATTCTTCATATATTAGCACGTACCATCTTAAGGAGAGACTCTTAAAGGAAGGTGTGAAAGAGTGTAAATGTGAATGTTGTGGTAATACTAAGTGGATGGGAGAACCTATTGCACTTGAATTACACCACGTGAATGGAGTTAAAGACGACCTTAGAATAGAGAACTTGCAAATTCTTTGTCCTAATTGTCACGCTTTTACAGATAATTATCGTGGTAGGAATATAGGCAAGTGATATGATGGCGCAGTGTCGGAATTGGTATACGAAACGCACTTAAAATGCGTTGCCCATTTGGGATTGAGGGTTCGACTCCCTTCTGCGCTACACCCTTGAATTTACTCTTAATCCTTAAATATAACTGATATGAATATCTTTGGTAACACTGCAGCAGGATTTAGTAAGGAAGTAGACAACGCAATGTCTACATTTAAGAGTACTATTACGAAGCTTAAAGCTACAGCTGAGAAAGCAGTAGCAACTAAAGCTGAGAAGCAAGATGAAATCAAGAAGCTAGAATCTGAATGTTCTGCTCTTGATGGAGTATCTACTAAAGCTAATAACTTAGCAGCTAAGTTAGAAGCATTATTTGAATAATCATGAAAGTTGAGAATTTACTTAACCATCCTATTGACTTCACAACCGTTGAGGGGTGCAAATCGTTCAACGAGTGGGTTAACAAAGACATATCTAATGCCTTCTACTTAGGGTTCCTAAGAGAAGAATTTAGTGAGTATGTTCCTAAGATGAACGAGAGCGAAGAGGGAGTTCAGTTTATAAAGAGTATGGTTACAGCAGGTGTAAAGGCTAAAAAGTATCTAAAAGAACTCGCTAGATTGATGGAGCCTTACTTACATAGTAAAGAAGGGTTTATAATCCTGGATATGGTTAACGATGTACTAGAGAAAGTATCTTTAGAGAAGAAGGATGATGTCTATGGAGTTGCCTATGTATTAGGTGTTTATGTTAACTACTTATTTACTACTCAAGCTGAGGCATGAGTTCTTATATTGTTTATACTGATGGTGCATATTCCAATACTAGAAATCAAGGTGGCATAGGATTTGTCATTCTGAAAGATGGTAAGGAAGTTGCTAGATATAGTAAAATGTATAAGAATACTACAAACCAAAGAATGGAACAGATGGCAGCAATAGTTGCCCTTGAATCTATTAGCACACCTTCAGAAGTTACCATAGTTTCTGATTCTCAGTATGTGGTCTGCACATATACTAAGAACTGGAAGAGAAAGGCGAATCTGGACTTGTGGAAGAGATTTGATGCAGCAATCGCATTCCATACTAAGGTTGAGTTCCTCTGGACAAAGGGGCACGCAGACGACCAATATAATAAGATTTGTGATAAGCTGGCGCAAGAAGCTAGTAAGACTATAGAGATTACTAATTAATAATTTGTAAATTCTTCTATATGAAATACAAGAAAATGGTAGCTAACTTAGAAGCAGCTAAAAGATGGTGGGATGCTCAACCTGAGTCATTCAAGAAGGCAACTACACGTCCTGGCTCTGTTAAATGCAAATCTGTTAATAGAGGTAAATAACCACTTCGAGTTTAAGGTAAAGTAGGACTTGCGCATACCTTCATATCGTAGGTATTAAAACCTTTCTACATTGTAGATAAACCTATCGCGGAGAGGACAGTGGTGACTCTCCAACCTGACCCTATAGCTTAGTTGGTAGAGCTGCGGACTCTTAATCCGTAGACCAGGGTTCGAATCCCTGTGGGGTCACAATAAAGTTGAAGTAATGAAAGAAGAAGTAGTATGTCACTTGCTCGTGAGAGTAGGTGGCATTTTTATTTATGTCCCTATTTGTAATTATTAACATAATCGAACTAGGATAACTCCCAATAAAATAGTATCTTTGTATCAAACTTAAATGATATGAGGAACTATAATAAGGAAGAATTGGAGCAATGGATTCTAGTTGAGAATCAAACTTATGAGGAGATAGGAAGAAGGCTTGGAGTAACTGGAGCAGCTATCAAGAAAGCTGCTAAAAGATTAGGTATTGAACTTCCAGTGAGGAGATATAAGAATGATTCAGAACACTTCAACAAAAAAGATAAGCCTAAGAGATATTGTATAGTGTGTGGTAAACCCTTAGTAGGGTATCAAGAGAAATACTGTAGTAAGGAGTGTCAGTTTACATACCAGTACAATGAGTCAATTAGAAAGTGGAAGAATGGTGAATGGGACGGAACGGTAGCATTCAAGCCCTCTAATATTATTAGGAGATATATGTTAGAGAAGTACAACTACAAGTGTTCTAAATGTGGGTGGGGAGAAGTTAATCCTTATACTAATTTAGTACCACTACAAATACATCACGTTGACGGGAACTCAACTAACAACAAGGAAGAAAACCTAGAGGTATTGTGCCCCAATTGCCATAGTTTAACTGAGAATTTTGGTAGTAGGAACACAAATACCCCAGAAGGTAAAAGTGCATATTATTGTAAAGGGTCTAGTAGCTCAGCTGAATAGAGCGTCCCTCTCCTAAAGGGAAGGTCACGAGTTTGAATCTCGTCTGGACCACTAATTTAACTTATTAGATTATGAGAGTATATGATGTTATAAAGACTGCAGAGGATACCTATATAAGTGAGACTAGTAGACTTATTTATCCAGGTATGTGTTGGTGCTTAAAAGTATCAGCAGTCAAAGGATTTGATTTCAAGGAGAAGAACAGAAAGGGACATCCATCTTACAAAGACTTGGTTGATAATATCCCCGAATTTAATCCAGAGTTCCTTAAAGCTACTAGGGAGGTAAAGATGGCTGGTTTAGACTTCTGGTGGGGAAACCATGATGTAGAATCAAGGTTAAAAGCCTTCCAAGTATTAAAAGACATCTAAAGTTATTTATTATGAATAAATTAGTAAAGCTTAGGGATAAGTGGTTTCCCAAGCCTAAGCCACTTAGTGCCTTAGATGCTTATACAATCACTAAATACGGATTAAAACTTGATAGAGACACCTTGCATAAGAAATGTATAGGAGAGATAGCTGGCTTAATGCAAGCTAAATCTGCTAGGAATGAATATAGCCTGGTGTTTGACCTTGACGAGAATATTCCCGAATTAGGAGAATACTTATCTGAGTATTATACTAACTTAGGGTTTAATTGCTTCGTCCTAGACAGCTCAGTAGATAAGAGGATTGAAACACCTCAACTCTATCTTAGCTGGAAACGAAAAGGCGTTAAATCGTCTGTGTTTGAAGGATAGTCCTTCAATTAACTTTAATAACTTAATTACATTATGGCAATTAACTTGCAAAAAGGTGGACGCATTGACCTTTCTAAGGAGTCCACAGCTAGTGTGTTTAGAATTGGTTTGGGCTGGGATGCAGCACAACCTGGTAAAGAATTTGACTTGGATGCTATGGCATTGATGTTGAAAGCTGATGGTAAAGTCCTCAGTGATAACAACATGGTGTTCTATGGTAACTTGGAAGACCCTTCTAAGTCTGTGAAGCATTCTGGTGATAACCGTACTGGTGCTGGTGCTGGTGATGATGAAACCATTACAGTAGACACTACTAAGGTTCCCGCTGAAGTACAGGAAATCGTAGTACTGGTAAACATCCACGATGCTAAGAACCGTCAACAGAATTTTGGTATGGTAAAGAATGCCAAAGTAAATCTGTATGAAGGTGCAGAAGGCAACCACATCCTTGCTAAATATGACTTGGAGGAAGATGCTTCTATGGATAGAGCATTAGTATTCTGTAAGCTGTATCGTAAGGACGGTAGCTGGAGATTCCAGGCAGTGAACGAAGGTAAAGGTAACTATCAGTCGGTGCTGTTGTGTGACATTCTGTCAGGTTACGGCATTGATGCTGGTCCAAAGGATTTATAAGCCATGATAAATCTATCTAAAGGTGGCAGAGTTAATCTGTCAAAGGATGATAACGGTAACAAGTTATCTAAGGTTTTCTTTGGTGCGAACTGGGGAGCTATCAAATCTGGTGGCTTCATGGGTTTCGGTGGAGGTACTGAGGCTGTAGACCTCGATACTTCTGTAGTTCTTATGGATGCTAATAAGCGTAAGCTTGAAACTGTTTACTTTGGTCATAAAGATTCAAGTGACAGAGCTATCCATCACTCTGGTGATGACTTAGTAGGTGATACCAACGGAGACGACGGAATGGATAATGAAACTATCTCAGTAGAACTGGATAGAATCAGACCTGAAGTTGAGTATGTTGCTTTCATCCTCAATTCATATCGTCACCAAAGATTCGATAAGATTCCTTATATGGGATTACGAATCTATACAACATCTGACGGGCGTCCTGTAACCCGTCCAAACTCTAATCCTAACGTATTAGCTAAGTATAACCTGGATAATGATAGTAAAGACCCTGATACTACATTCGCTGGTCGTGAAGCTATCATCTTAGGTTATGCCTATCGTAAGGATGATGAGTGGAAGTTCAAGGCTCTTGGTAACACAGGCTCTTGGCAATCTATAGGAGAAATCGAAAGGGTATTACCCAATTTTATTTAATTATTAAACACTTACAATTATGTGTAAAGAAAGTGTAAACGTAGAAGAACTTCGTAAAGAAGTTATGGCGGACGGAGTGGTAACAAAGGAAGAAGTAGAAATGCTGTGGGACAAGAAAGATTCCCAGGATTGTACTACCTATGAATTTGATGCATTCTTCGCTGAGGCAGTAATGGCTTGGTTACTGGCTGATGGTCAGATTGATGAAGAGGAAGCCCAATTCCTGATTGATAAAATCAGTGAGGATGCGGACATCGACAACGCTGAAGCTGAACTGTTGGAATCTATCAATGAGTGGGGTCTAGAAGGACATGAGGTTCCGAGTATCCTTGTAGAAGCTTTCCCTGACTTCTTTGAAGAAGACTAAAAAACACTTCTCATAGGTGGGCATGACTGTCCACCTTTTAATAATTAAATAACTTAAAGATGAATATAGAATTGTTAAAGGGCTTGACAGATGCTGAGGTTAGTCATAGTAGAGAGTGTCATGGCTCTAATATACTAACCCCACCTAAGAGAGACCCTTGGTATGTACTTTTCTTTGAAAAGTTTAAAGACCCCTTAATTCAAATATTAAGTGTTGCTGCAGTTATTGCACTGATACTAGGGGTTATTAAATCGGAGTATCTTGAACCCATAGGAATTATAGCTGCTATACTATTAGCTGTAACTATTGGTTTTCTAAATGAGTATAGTGCATCTAAGAAATTTGATGTGCTAACTACAAGCTCCGATGATACACTTGTCAAAGTAAGGCGCAACGGTATAGTAACTCAAGTAGCTCGTAAGGACTTGGTTGTTGGTGATGTAATATTGCTAGAAGCTGGCGAGGAAATCCCCGCTGATGTTACAGCTTATGAATCTCACAATCTAAAAGTCAATGAGTCTGTTTTAACTGGAGAATCTAAGGCTGTTACTAAACAACCTAAAGAGGAAGGTGAACTGAATGCAACTTACCCATCATGGCTATTACTGAAAGGAACTATCATCGAAGAAGGTTCTGTAGTAGGTGTAGTTAATGCTGTAGGTGATAATACTGCATTTGGGCAGACAGCTCGTAAAGCTGCTGAGATTACTGATACAGAGACTCCACTAAACAAGCAGCTTAATGGTTTAGCCGACCTAATCAATAAGATTGCATTTGGTGCTGCTGGTTTCCTTATCCTTGCCTTATTGGTAAGATACTTCTTTATAGAACAAGCTTATGTAGGACAAGACTGGATGCAGATTACTAACGATTTGTTATCCTTCTTAATGATTGCAGTTGCATTAATTGTAGTTGCAGTTCCAGAAGGATTACCTATGGCAGTTACCTTAGCTCTAGCATACTCTATGAAGAGAATGTCTAAGGCTAATAACTTAGTTCGTAAGATGCACGCTTGTGAAACTCTCGGAGCAACTACTCTTATTCTAACCGATAAAACGGGCACTCTAACAGAGAATAAGATGAAAGTTGTAAATGAGGTAATGCCTAATAGGGCATATATTACCATTAACACTTTAGCAAATTCTACAGCATATGTAGATGGAGATAAGACTGTTGGTAATCCTACAGAGGGTGCTATAATTAAGTATATGAATGCAGGTGATTTACTTGATGATATAAGGAGAGACAACTCTCCAGTGTTCAGACTGGATTTCTCAAGTAAGACTAAGTTCATGATGTCCATTACTAAACAAGGTGATGCCTTTATATCCTTAGTAAAGGGTGCTCCTGAAGTAGTCAGAGGTATGTGTAATGCTACTGACATTGAAGGAGAAGTAGAAGAGCAGAACAAAGGTAGACGAGTTATAGGCTTTGCTTATAAAGAATCTATGACTTTGGAAGATGCTCAGAAACTAAATGGCTTCACTTATAACGGATTCATGGCTATTGAAGACCCAATCCGTGAGGATGTACCAGATGCAGTTAAAGCTGCTAAAGAGGCTGGTATCAAAGTTAAAATCATTACTGGTGATAATCCAGCTACAGCCACTGAAATAGCGAGACAGGCTGGATTAAGTGAACATCCCGTAGCAATGTTGGGCAGCGATATAAAAGAACAGGTAAACCCTCTACGAGTAGTAGATGTGTTTGCTCGTACTAAACCAGAGGACAAACAAACTCTGGTAACTCGCTTCCAGCAAATGGGAGAGGTAGTTGCTATGACTGGTGATGGGACTAATGATGCCCCAGCCCTAAACCATGCCGAAGTAGGTATAGCCATGAATAATGGTACTGATGTAGCTAAAGAGGCTGCTGATATTATCCTACTCGACAATTCATTCCCATCTATCATCTTAGGAGTGAAGTGGGGAAGAAGTCTGTATAAGAACATACAGCACTTCATTCTATTCCAATTGACCATTAACGTAGTAGCTATTCTTATAGCTTGTATTGGCCCGTTTATTGGAGTAGACCTACCCTTCACTGTTACTCAGATGTTATGGGTTAATTTAATCATGGATACATTCGCTGCATTAGCTTTGGCAACTGAACCAGCCAATGATGCAGTTATGAAGGATAAACCAAGAAGTCCTAAAGCATTTATTATCACTAAGAAAATGTGGTATGAAATCTTTGGAGTTGGTATTATATTCTTCATATTCTTAGTCACTTTACTCTATACTAAAGCAGTATCTCTAACAGAGTTCTTCACAATATTTGTGTTGTTACAATGGTGGAATCTGTTTAATGCAAGAGTGTTCGGACAAAGGAGAAGTATCTTTGATGGCTTACTAAAGAATCCAGCATTCGCTGGCATAGCTTTAGTTATTCTCGTCGGTCAATTCTTAATCGTTCAATATGGTGGTGCTATGTTTAGAACCGAACCTCTCTCTATGGAGACTTGGGGTTTGATTTTAGCTGGTACTTCTGTAGTTACGGTTGTTAGAGAGTTGGCTTATCAATTAAGCAAAATTTTCAAATAGTATGGAATATTGGGTATTATACTTATGTAGTATTGCTGACTCTGTTCATACATTGTTAATGGTTCTTTCAATTGTTGGTTTAATTGTATCAGTTATCTTATTCTTTATGTCAGTATGTAGTTCTCAGTGCGATGTGTGCGGAACGAGAACTTGTGTGGCTAAAGGTGTAAAGAAATCTGGTGTAAAGAGGAAACACTTCGTAATACCTACTGCAATAGCAGCAGTGTTGTGTGTACTTACTCCTTCAACAAACCAATGCTATGCCATCTTTGGCGTAGGTGCAACTTTACATTATGTAAATCATAGTGAGGAAGTGCAAAGAATCCCTGACAATGCAATGAAAGCAGTAAATCGCTACTTGGAGTCTCTGGCTCCCAACGACTCCATACAATAGTACTAGGGGTCAATGCTGTCTACATATGTAGATGGGTTGACCCTTATTTTTTTGTAGATACGTGGTAATGTAACTGAAAAGTCAATAAGTGAAAGGACTAAGTAAAGTTAAGGCATGGCTAACTAAGAAGGAGTTTATTCAAGTAGAGCAGGTTGGAGATACAAATTCAGAATACTTTCAGTTATCTGGATTTCCAATTACAGTTAGACTTGGAGACCATCTTGGCAGGCAGAATACTATCTCTGATAAGTATATCAATGTTTTACCAGGTAACGATTGTGATTCATATGTACTAGTAATAGATAAGACTACTAAAGTTGTTAAGTATAAAGAGTTGTTAAAGGTTTTAGAGAGCTTTATTTCCCTTTATTCAATCCTTCCAGACCACCTCAAATTTAGAGTGGAAATGAAAAAGGAATTTCAACAAAAGGAGTCAAGTCTAAATTCTGAGATTAATAACCTGAAGGCTTCCATATTAGCACTTAAAGCTAAGATGAAAGATAAAATGAATAATTTTAGTCAGGCTATTAAGAAAGTAAACAACGACATTGTAGTCGAAATGAACAACTTGCAATGATTATACAGAATATTATAGACTCTTGGAAACACATTCCGTATACTCTTAGACATTATGCTGCCTTCCTCAGAACTGAGAAGAAGTATATTGGCTATTATAAGTATAAGTTTCATGATTTAGATAAAGTTCTTATGTATATTCTTATCCCTTGGTTAGGTACTAAGAGAATCAAGAAGATACATAGAGCTATTAACAAACATCACATCCAAAACCATAAAGCTGCTTGGGAATGTAATTATGAAGAAGCAGTGATAGATTGGGAATGTTGTCGGTTAACTAAACCTCAAGAACCTATGAGTGCAAGGGAATATCTAGAATACAAGAAGGAAACTCTCAGAGATGTACATTATGCCCATATGGACATAATAATGAAACAATTTAACCTGTAGAATAAATATGGTTATCGAGGAAGCTGATTTTAGGTTAACATCTGAAGTTAGTGATTATTTCTGGGATTTAGAATTACTATATACAGTTAGACCTAAAGGTAAACCAGAGCGTCAGGAATTTAAGAACGCTGGATATGGCATGCCTTTAGAAACCTGTATTAGAAGAGTAGTTCATCACAGAATAGCTAATAAGAGAGATGTTGGTACTCTTTCAGAGTACGTACAAGATTATAACGAAGAAGTAAAGAGATTAGGAGAATTGCTAAACTCTTCTTTAGTAGAGAAGATGGTAGCTGACTCCAAACTAGCTAAATCTTTAAAATCATAATTATGGCTTCAACTAAGAAGGCCCCAAGACGTATTCAGTCGGTTAGGGTACTAACCTGTAGTAGATGTGGCTTACCAACCACACATACTTTATATGACACTGAAAACAAGGTCTACAAGTGTACTATTTGTGGCAGTACAATTAAATTATAATGTGTAACTCTAATTCGTTAATAAAATGAAGAAAGAAGAGAAGAAGAAGGAAGAGGATAAGAGAGTTGATGTAAACAATGATGCAGAAATGGTTGCATTAGGAATTCGTAATCCTCATATTAAACCACGTGACCCGTCAGTATGGACTAAGACTGAGAAAGAACGTAAGGCTTGGAAGAAGCAGCGCCGTTTCCCAGCTCCTAATTCACGTTGGATGCCTCCTGTAATAACATCACAATTTAAAGGTCGTCTAACCGTTAATGTCAAAGGATTGGATAAGACAACCTATAGCCATAACTGCCCGGAAACAGATATACCTTATCTGTTAGGTAAGTATAAGAGTGAACACAGCTCCATCATAAGAGCATTCTGGAATGGTAAAGAGATCGACCCAGAACGTCTACTCAGACAAGCAATATAAGCTAACTGAATACCCTAAGTTCCTATATGAAGTATCTTTGTATAAGATATGGAAAGACAGGGCGGAGTGTGTAGGAAGTCAGTTTTATGTAGCTGATACACCTTTAACTATAGTCAAAGAGACTATTAGTAAGAAGGTGGAAGATTATAGATTAGTTAAGTTTATTACTTGGCTATCAGCACCTCTAGATTACTTGATGCAAAACAACTTTAAATTAGTTACTGATGAGAGTACTAGACGCACAAGGAAACCCAGAACAAAAAGAAACTAAGCAGGGTGTTCAAACCGTAGATGCAATGTCTACAATGCGATATACAGAGAAGGTAATTGATGAAAGTAGACGTAAGTGTACATTGTCAAGTGTTATGGTAGAAATGTTAGTAAAGCAGATGTCTGCTGAATTAGCTAACCATAGTCTGTATAGAACCTTTGCTAACTATTTCGATGTAGAAGGGTTGCCTAAATTAGCTACCTACTGGCTTGGTAGAGCAGCTGAGGAGTATCTTCACCATGAGTGGATTTATAAGTATCTAACTACCAATGATGCTCTGTTCCAATATCCACCAGTTCCAGCTATTAAGGTGAACATAATTGATAGAGTTATGCCTTTCGCTGCTACTGTAGATAGGGAGATTGAAACTACTATGGGTATCAATAAGATTGTAGACCAGGCTCAGAAAGAAGGTGATTGGGCTACATTCCAGTGGTTGAATGGTGAGGATGAAGACGAGGGGAGACTCGTTAAAGAACAAGTAGAAGAAGAGTCTATTAGTAGGACTATTCTGGATATGGCTAAAGAGGAAGGTTCTTGGTTGCGTAAGCAATCCACTATCCTTGCTTTCTATCGTAATCCTGATAGCTTGCAGCCATCTCGTAAAGCATAAGATTATTGAACTACAGAGATTAGCTTTAGAAAATATCTTATAATTTACATTAATATGAAGAAGGTAGAATATATCGTAGACAGCTTTAAGGACTTTACTGGTGAAGAACGTCAATTCGTGATGGCTGCTGTTAGCCTACATGGTGAGCCAGAAGTTTACATCGAAGAGGATGGTGAACCTATTGATAATGACATGAAAGTGTTGTCTATCGGTGTGTCAGTATGCCGCCCTGATGATGAGTTTAACGAAACTCTTGGTAAGACTATCGCAGAGGGTAAGGCTATGAAATATCGTAATCACGCATTATATGCTGTGGACGCAGGGCTAATTAATGAAACAATGGTTAAAGCATTGCTTCAACAAGAAGCTGAATATTTTAAAGCAAATCCAGGTCGCTATTTGGCTGGATACGATAAGGATGCTGAAAAGTATCATAGAAGTGAGAGAATTGAGGGATATATTGAAACCCTTGAAGGAGAAGCCAAAACTACATTCAATTACCTTACAGAAGCAACTGATGAGGAGATGGAGAAGTTGGCTGAAGCAGTAAACTACGTACTTGGTGAGTAAAAAGTTACTGTGGCTAGTAGCACTGTGCTTTATAGGAATACTAGTATATACGTGGTTAACTCCAAATAAGGAACCACAATCTAACTACGAAGAATTAGTCAATCGTATTGACTCTCTAAATAGTGAAATAAGTTTGCTCAAACTTGAGAGAGATTCATTACATAATGTAATAGATTCCTCTAAAGTTAAAGTTGATGTAATTGAACATTGGTATGAGAAAGAGCTTACTGATATTACTAATCAGTCTATTGCCGATGATGTGGTGTTCTTCACAGAATACCTATCCGAAGTTGGTAAATGATTCATTAGTAGTAATTACACCTCAACAGCTAAAGGCTACCAACTTAATATTCTTGGAACATAAGAAGTTTAAACTGGAGATTCCAGAGCTTAAAAAGCAATTAACATCTTATGAAAGTTTGATTAACTCTTATGAAAGAACTGATTCAGTTAGAAATGCACAGATTAATAGACTTATGCTTCATGCACAAGCCTCTGAGCAAGTAATACAGAGTCAACTTAAGGAGATTAATAAGCTTGAATCTAAGAAGAAACTCTATAAGGGTTTAACGGTTGGTGGGGTTACTGTTAGTGTGGTTCTTCTAATAACGTTATTACTAAAGTGAAGTATACAATAGGAGCAATGGTTTTATCGTTCATAGCTGTTATACAATTTTTATTTACTATCCCAGACCTCCTATTGGTATTACTAATACTAAACGTAATGGCGAACTTAGATTGGATATCAAACAAGATTATTAAACTGTTAAAATGACAAGTATGAATTTCACAGACATTTTTAAGGGTAAGAACCTTATAGCTTTAATAGCTGCCGTTGTTATATGTGTTCTTCTTTCAGCATTCGGAGTGCCTAAGATAGCTATTTATGTAGTTATGTTTGCACTCGGCTGTAATCATAAGAACTTTGCACAATGGGTCGAGGACAAAATTATAATCCCATTTAAGAGGTTAGTATAATCGTATTTATCTGGTATAGCTAAAGAGTCTGCCAATTCATACTTAGACTTAGGTATTCAATGGCAAAGCAACTAAGTAGTTCCTTCGATAAAGACAAGGATGGAGTTAGATATCAACATCCAGAGCGTACGTGCAAGGAGTGTGCTAAATACCCCTGTTTCGGAGGTCAAGAGGGCACGGCATGTGATTATGCCAAATACGGTTGTAGGAAATACAAAGATAAGGAAGATTAATTATTAATTCTTATCATTATGATAGAATGTAACATCTACTCTGGACGTAGGGGAAGGTTAGACTACCAAGAGACTGGTAACTTTGAATCCTTATTGGAAGCTGAACTCTATGCTCAGGAAATCTCTGAAATGGATGCCAACGAATATGGTTATTCTATTGAAGAGTGTGAATGGCTGGCTGTAGAGACTGCTACTGATAACATTCCTTACGACGAACGAGTAGGAGTAATGTATCTGTAAATGGAAACAATCCATGCCAAGTTAATAACCTTACGAGAAGATGTAGGTGGCTATATAGTCTATGTCTTCCAAAATTTAGCTAATGGGACTTATGAAATGGTAACCCGATTACCTAGGTGGGAATCTCCGGTTCTCAAGATAGGTGATGTAGGGTTTTTAAAGTATAATGAAGTAATAGCTGGTGAGGATACTTGGTATGACTCTACAATAGGTCAGAAAGTACCTTACCGCTTTACTGGAGTTTATTTTATAGACTTTGTTTATGAGAAGCCAGCAGAATCAGATCTAATACTGTAATAAAAAGATGAATTTGAATAAAGAGATTATTTTATATGATAAAGACATAATATAGAATAACAATATGATGAAGGAAAAATTGGCTGCCGCTATTGCTAAGAAGAATAATGACATTAACACTTTCACATGGAAAGGTCGCAAGGTTGAAGTAAATGGACAATTCATACAAGAAGAAAGACGACTTGTTGATTGTTCCGATAAAGAACTAAGAACGTTCTATAACCATTGTGAGTCAATGCTGTATAATGACAGCAAAGAACATCCGGGTCGATATGTTCTGTTGGACATTATTAAAGACCAAAGAGAAAGATGTAATACTGAGTTATTCCTTCGCTGGTTAGAGCAAGATAGAGGTATTCCAAGATTTACGTTCTTACCCTCGTTGAGAGTGTTCCTTGATAACAACAAAGGTATTGATACCAAGGAAACATTCATCTCTGAGGCTTTGGTTGGGGACTGTCCTGTGGAGTTCGCGAGACTTCCTATTGAACTAGTTCTTGAAGGCTGTCTTGATAAGTTGGGTAAATTTAACAAGCAGCACATTACATTAACATTTATCTTAAAACAAGGTCTATGGTTTACACAGCAGGAATCTAAAGACTTGACTGAGAAGACTGCAAGTGGAGAATATCGTGAGAAGGCTGAAGTAGCCAAAGAACGTCTCGGTCTTAACCCTACTGCAAACCTGTATATGACACCGAAAGGTCTATCATTCACTCAACTGCGTGCTATGGTAAACCTTAAGAGTAAGAAATACTCTGAACTTACTACTTCTCAACTGGAAACATTGAGGAACAGAATCCTATTCTCTTTGGAGGATGAGGTTAAGTTCCACATCAACCAGTGGGAGACTCGTAAGAACCAAATTAAGAAGGTTTGTGAAGCTAAAGGATATACTCTTTAATGCTTACATCCATCTATATTGGTTCTACATTTATACTCCTGAGTTTTACTCACTCATTATAGGAGTTTTGTTTACATAACTATCAATAGAATAAAGAGTAAATTCAAGGGTAAAATTGATAGTATATGGCAGACTTGTTTGGAAATCTAAGTAGAACTGAACGCCAAGAACAAGGTGTTCAACGATGGGTAGATAACAAGTTGTGTGGGACTTTAAACTGGGCAACTGGTGTAGGTAAAACTAGAGGAGGTCTAATGGCTATAAGTAGGTTCTTGAAGAAGAATCCAACTAAGTCTGTTATTATAGTTGTCCCAAGTGAACCTATTCAAAGACAATGGAATCAGGAACTAATTGACTGGAACTTATTCCAACAATGCTCGGTGAAGACTATGAATGATACATCAGTTAATAAGTATAGTTGTACTTTGCTTGTAATTGATGAAATTCATAAAGTAGGCGCACCCACACTACTGAACATATTTAAAAACATCCAATACACAGTAATCTTAGGGTTAACTGCGACCTTTGAGAGATTGGATGGTAAAGATGAAATTATAAGTAAGAAGTGTCCTATTGTGGATACCATTTCTGTAGAAGAAGCCATAGAGAATAAATGGCTCGCTGATTATCGAGAATATGAGGTACTTATTGAGCCAGAGGACATTGATGTCTATAGAGAGGTCAACAAGGAGTTCTATGAGCATTTCTCATTCTTTAACTATGACTTTAACCTTGCTATGAAGTGTGCAACTGATTGGAAGAGAAGGTCTGAGTTAGCTAAAGAGAGGTGTAGAGAAGACCAGAGTGAGGATTTTAAAACTGTTAATAAGCAGATTTTAGTTCATGCTATGGGCTTTAGTAGAACCTTACAGGCTCGTAAGAAATACATATATAATCATCCTAAGAAGATTGAACTTACCAACTTAATTCTAGAGCATAGACAAGACAAGAAGTGTATAACTTTTAGTGCTACTATAGCTATGGCTGAGAAGATTAAGTATGGTGCTGTATATTCTGGTAAGGATTCTGTTAAGAAGGGCAGGATGAGCTTACAAGAGTTTATACAGCAGGATGGTGGCGTACTGAATACTGTTATGAAACTGAATGAAGGGTTTAATTGTCCCGACATCAGTGTATCAGTTATATTGGGCTTTAATAGTAGTTCTACTACTAAGAAACAGAGAGTGGGTCGAGTTATCCGTCAGAAGGAGGGCAAAGTTGCTGAAGTCTTCACTTTAGTTCTTAAGGGAACTGTAGAGGAGGAATGGTTTAGGAAGTCTACCAGTACTGGAAGATATATCCCTATTAGTGAGGAAAATCTTATAGATGTCCTTGAGGGAAGACCATTTAATCCTAAGAAGAAGAAGCAAACTAAAATGATGTTTAGATTCTAATGTTCAATGTAACCTATTACGAACGGCCCAACAATGTAGTTGATGTTAAAGTCAATGCTATACAGTTCTTACACCTATTAGAACTATGTGCAGCTGGCAGATATATCAGAATCGTAACAGCGGACTTTCAAGGTAAAAGCATAGACTGCAATAAGCTATTATGTAGCTTAAAGTTTGTGTAGATTCATTTGGTAATTTAAGAGATTTTTAGTATCTTTGTACTCTTAACACGTTAATAAGATGACAACAGAGAGAATGTTAGAGCTTCTTATTCTCAATAAATTCATGGATAGGTATAATAATATGTCTCCGAAAGTCAAAGGGCTTACTGAGAAGATGATTTCTATACCACAAGTGGAGGAAAGGCGATATACGCTAGAGAAGGAGTTCTTGAACCCGTATGTAATTGACAACGCTGAGAAATCAGAATAAACACTTTACAGTTAGTAGATTGTTTAGTTATTGGCTAACAATTTATTTAATTGGAAAAACTAAGTTTAACAGTAGACAATCAATTAGTAATGATGGAGAAGTATAGACTAACAGCAGAAGAGGTCTTACTAATTGATTTATTATTTCTAGCTAGCATAGAAGAAGGGCATAAAGAATATCTAGTTAAGTATTTTACTATGCCTGTAACTAGAACCAATCTTAGAGATTTATTATTAAGTCTCCAGGCTAAGGGAATCATTACTAAGCAGTATAAGGTTCCTGATAAGGGTCAGAAGTTTGACCCTGAATGTGTTATATTCAACCAGAACTTTCTTAATAATTATAGGAAATTTAGTGGTGATTTAGGCGCAGAGTTCTTAATGACTTATCCTCACAATGGACTAATTAATGGAGTTGAAGTTCCGTTAAACAACTGGGCTAAGAAATTTAGTACAGAAGAAGAGTTCTATTATGCCTATGGTAAATCTATAGGCTGGAAGCAGGATAAGCACAATGAAGTATTGGAACTCATTAGGTGGGCTAAGGATAACAACTGTAATCTTCTTAACATGAATATTGCTGACTTTATGATAAGTAAAATCTGGCAGAATATTGCAGAGCTTAAGAACGGAGATGGGACTATGAGGTTTGATACTATCAAGAGTATTTAATGGGTAGGATAACTAAGAATTTAAAGGAGTTAATTGATAGAGGTAGGAAAGGAGAGAATCATGCCTTATCAATGGGTCTTCCTAAACTAGAGAGATTTGTGGATGGTGTGGCACAAGAGACATATTACTTAATAGCTGGTGGTACTGGCTCTGGTAAGACTTCTTTTGCATTACATTCATTCATCTATAAGCCTATAATGGAGAATATTGACAATCCAGACTTTCATATTATATATTTCAGTTTAGAAATGACTGCTGAGCAACTGCTTGGCAAGATTCTATCTATCTATATATATGAAACATTTGGTGTTGAATTATCCTTTAAGGAGCTACTCTCCAGAAGCAAAGACACAACTCTGTCCGATATGGACTATGAATTAGTATGTCAATCCTTAGAGATGCTTGATAAGATTGAATCTCACATGATAATATATGATAAACCTTTGAACAACCAGCGAATGGTAGACTTCCTTATGGAGTCTCTAAAGCAATTTGGTAAGTTCCAGGGTGATACATATACTCTGCTTAGACCCAATCACATCATATTGGTTATCTTAGACCATATTGGTTTAGCTAGACCTTCTATTGGTAATTCTAAGAAAGATGAAATGGATGCTATGTCTTCTTCATTAGTTTCGTTTAGAAATAAATGTAAGATTAGTCCTGTAGTGGTAATGCAGGTAAATAGAGGTTCCTCTAATGTGGAGAGAAGGAAGTTAAACTTCCAAGAACTTCAGTTGGACGATTTAAAGGGAACTGGTAATCCAGCAGAGGATGCCAACATAGTATTAGCATTATTTTATCCTTTTAGAGAGAAGATGTCTTCGTATAGAGGATATGACATAAAACAAATTGGAGAGAACTTTAGAAGTGCAGTAGTATTAAAGAATAGATGGGGTGCAGCAGACATTGCTGTAGGTCTCGGATTCTATGGTAAGACTGGCTTGTTTAGAGAACTTCCGATTGCAACCAAGATTACAAACTATGACAAGTACCTAACCCCTGATTGGTTAATTACTGATTCATTAGAAGATTCATGCCAAGAGATTACTCAAGAAGAACAACAAGATTCTAGTTCAAAAATGACTTTAGTTCTATAGTAAATGGCAGCAGAAACTATTGCGATTGTTGGTGAAAGTGGTACTGGTAAGAGTACTTGTTTAAGAAATTTAAACCCAGAAGAAACCTTCTTGATTTCTACTACTGGTAAGCCCTTGCCTTTTAAAGGATATAAGAAGAAATATAAAGAGATTAAGAAGGAGGGCTCTGAATGGGTTGGTAACTACTATGTTAGTTCTAAGTATGACAAAATCATTAACATCTTGAAGATTGTTAATCTAAAGATGCCTCATATTAAGCAAGTTATCATTGATGACTGGCAGTATATGTTGAGTTATGAGTTTGTTGATAGAGCAACTGAAGTGGGTTATACTAAGTTTACTGAGTTAGCTCAGCACGCTATGGAAGTACTTAGGTATTCAGAATCTATGAGGGATGATTGCAAAATGATATTCCTTACTCACAGTGAGAATGTCGGTGATGCCATGAATCCTAAATATTCAATCAAGACTATTGGTAAGTTATTGGCAGAGAAAGTAACTCTGGAAGGTCTGTTCACTTATGTATTCTTTACTAAGGTACAAGAAGGTGATTCTGGCAGGATGGAGTATAAGTTCCTTACTAATACTGACGGAGAGTGTGTAGCAAAGACTCCGATGGGTATGTTTGATGATTTGTTAATTGACAATGATTTGAACGAGATTATTAAGGTAATTGATGCTTATAACAACGACGAGGAATGATTATAAAAATGATGATTACCTTTGACTATAATCCTGATACTAAGGAGTGTGTACTTCTAAAGCAGGAGCAAGTTAAAGAGAAAGCTCAGAAGACAAGCACTAAGGCTGAGGAAGCAGAGGATTCTGCTGAACCTCAGATTACCTTGGAGTCTAACAAATATGTCCTTAATAGGGCGGCTGCATCCTTAATGGGTGTAGAATGGGAGAATAGGTTAGATATTAAGTATCAGCCTATTGAGAAGGGTGGATTGATGTTCCCTATTATAGGAACTGATACAGCCTGGAAGACCAAGTCTGGTAACAAATTAACTAAGAGCCTTACAGTAAGTTGTAGAGGCAATGCAAACGACTTATTGTCCAAATATGGAGATACATTCACTGTAACTCCGTGGAAAGGACATGATGGTTTGTTCGTGTTAATTGGTAACAAGGACAGGTCAGAAGAAATAAAAGATAATAATATTAAAATTAAAGAAGATGAAAACCCAGTGGAGGATTTACCATTGGACACAAGCCTAGATAATGATGAAGCATACGAGATTGACGACTTATCATTTGAAATTTAAATTTTAATATTATGGCAGGAATGACATTCAATCTGAATAACGTTAAAGGTACAGCAGTAGTAAGACTGAAAGCATGGGGTATCTATGATGTAGTGTTCAAAGGTATCGAGCTGGCTAAGGGCACAAACAAAGAAGGTAACGAGTGGAAAGCAATGAAGATTAAGTTCTCTGGCGAGGAAGGAATCTTTGAACCTCTTATCTTCTGTCCTGGTGACGGTGGTAATGAGCGTGTAACTGGTGAAACTGGCGGTAAGAAGTGGGAACTTCCTTCTGCTTTGGAACAACTTCAGTTCACTGTATCTCATGTAATGACAAATCTTGCTCCTGAAATGATGGAGAAGTTTGTTAAGGCTGTATCTGGTCTTACATTGCCTGACGATTTTGAAAAGTTGATTGAAATCATGAATAAGGCTTTGGCTAAGGCTGTAAACAAACAGACTAAGTTGAAGTTAATTGGAAATAGCAAGGGTTTTGCATCTTTGCCTAGCTTCGTTGGTATTAACAAGGAAGGTGATGCTTATATCAACAACAACTGGTTGGGTGATACTGTAGCATTCTCTGACTATGAGGTTAGGAAGATGAACGAGCAGAAGAACGCTAAACCTACAGCTGTAAAAGATGACGTAGATGCTACTGACGATACAGCAGCAGGTAACGAAGACTTGGATTTTGAAGTATAATAAATAGTTAGTAACTTTGTGGTTCTAATACAAACCATATGAATTAATATGAAACTTGAATTTGAACCTACGATTACTAAACAATATTTATTAGACAGAGCATCTCAAGAAACATATCTCGAATATTATTTAGGCATACCAGTTAAGAAGGGTTTGTTTAAATCACCTTTGAGAGCAGACAATAATCCCACTTGTTCCTTTTACAGGAATAAGAGTGGAGATATTGTCTTGAAGGATTTTAGTGGTGCATTCTATGGTAATTTTATTAGTGTGGTTATGTACAAGTATGGACTAACCTATTATAAAGCACTAAGAATGATTGCCAATGACTTTGGTTACATTAAACATCCTAAACTTAAAAAGAATCCTAAACCTGTTACTATTAGTACGAATGAACTCAAAGAGTGTAAGGAAGCTAATATACAGGTAGAAATTCAAGAGTTCTCTAAAGAAGAACTTGAATGGTGGATGCAATTTGGTATTACAGAGAAGATTCTAAAGAAATTTAGAATCTTCTCTTGTAAGACCGTATTTCTAAATGGCAATTTCTTTACAACATCTACTAAGAGTTGTCCGATATTTGGATATTATAGGGGTAAGAATGAGAACGAAACAGAATTGTGGAGAATCTACTTCCCTTTTAATAAGAAGCATGAATTGAGGTTTCTATCTAACTGGAAATCTTTCCTCTTACAGGGTGCTAAACAACTTCCTAAAGAAGATGATGTCTTAGTAATAACTAAGAGTCTAAAGGATGTAATGACATTATATTCTCTTGGAATTACAGCTATTGCTCCAAATTCTGAGAATCTATTCCTAACTGAAAGTCAATTCTCTAAATTGAAGAGTAGATTTAAGAGGATTATTGTATTCTATGACAATGACTTAACTGGTCTTCATAACATGAATAAGATTAGAAAGTCATTTGATGTAGAATGTATGTGGATTCCTCGTAGTTATGGAGCCAAAGATATATCAGACTTTCATAAGATGTATGGACGAGAGAAAACTTTAGAATTAATAGAATATGCCAGAAGAAGTAGCAGAGAAACCTAAGAAGAAACGTAATGGTGCATATGCCAGACGTAAAGGAAACAATTATGAGTTGAAGATTATTAAGGAGCTTACAGAACTAGGGTATGCTGGACTAAAGTCAGCTAGGTCAGAATCTAAGAACTTAGATAATGACAAGATTGATATAGCAGAGACTATAGACCACTTACCTTGTTATGTACAGTGTAAATGTACCAAGAATACTCCTTCGATTTCAGAAATCATTAAATCGTGTCCTCGTAAAGATAGACCATTAGTGATAGTATGGAATAAACAAATTGACAAAGAGGTCAATATGGCTTCTGATGGACAGTATGTTATGATGTCCAAAGAATTCTTTTATAATTTAATAAGGAAGAATTAATTATGAATATATTAGTTATACCGGTACAAACTGTTAGTGATATTATTACTAATAGTTCGTCTGAGGTGTTTATCTTAGACACTGGAAAGACGTGTGAAGAGGTCGATACTATGCTTCACACATTCACCTCTGGGTTTAGTTATCCGGAGGTTTTTTCATTAAAGGACTTTCGTGAATGGCGTAAGAAAGTTCGCAGTGGTGAAATTGAGGAGGACTGGAGCTATCCAGGTTCTATCTTCAGTATAGCTGAAGGATGGTTTATGGATCCTGAGGATGAGAAAGATGTCCTTGACTTACGAATGGAGTTCTTATTTCAACCATATCAAGTTATTGATATGGATGATAAACATAAAACCTATGCCTATAGTAATAAGTACAAAGAACCTATCCATGATGCTTTTGTGGAATATCTGAATAACAATTGGGGTAGGGTTGGTGAACTTATTAACCAGACTCTCGAAGAGGAAGGAGAAGAGACTGTTGGTGGTATGAATTGGCGTACCCTACTCAAGAATAACTACATTCTTAAAGAACCTCTTTATGACATTGCGAAAGAGTTCCTAGAGAACTATAATGGTCCTGAACCTACAGTATGGAACATCGGTAAGCGTTATGATGTGAGAAGGCTGGATGGTAAAGTATTGGTTGTAAGTTATGACGACAACAGTATCCCTTATGATACTTGGGATAAGATTAACAATTTATTTAATGGCTGGAATGTGCATTTAGGATGAAATTTAGACTACAATCTTTGAATGACGTAGTAACTAACAGTAGTATGGAAGTCTATCAAGAGGCTACTCAATACACTGTAGATGCAGTAAGAGATATTATCAATGTAATTTTAAAGATTGGTGGTTCAGATAAGTCCTGTGACGACTTATTTACCGTTAGTATTAACTATGAGGATATGCTTGAGTCCTACTTCGAAGACATCCTTGGTAAGTCCGATATTGATGAGGAATACCTAGGTATGATTGAAGAAATCAGAAGTCGCAAAGATGACTCTGGATGGTTTATCAGTGATTCTGAAGCATATGCTGAATTAGTTAAGACTGGTCTAGTAGGTGATGTAGTGCCCACCATTGAGGAATATGTTAGGAACTTTGATAGTGATTGGAGATATCCAACTACTGAGGTGTCTATAATTCCTAAAGGTGAAGCAAGTTCAGTCGATGTTGCCATATTGAACAAAATAAATGACTTATTCTATATTGAAGCGTGCTACAACTAAGAATTAATATTCAGTCATTCTCTGATGTAATTACTAATAGCTCTTCGGAGATATTCTGCACCATCAGTGGGGATGATTTGGTAGGAATTTATGAACTGTTAGAGCCCCTGTTACCAGGGTATGATTCTGAAATGGAACCTACCCTACACATGGAGGAGAATGCTATAACATTATGGCTTCCCTACGGTGATTCTCCGACAGAGTTCTACAAGGCGGGATTAGAAGCAATTCTTGACAAGTACTTTAAAGATAATTATACAATAGAATACGAATGAAAGATTGGACAAGCTGGGGAACTAAGGTAAGAGAGTTCCCTGCATACAATTATAAGGCTATATGGGCTAATTTAAAGACTATTCGAGTAGGTACTGGAGTAGCTAAGGAGTTACCTCCCGATATGGCTGAATTTTATGATGTTGGTATTAATACTGTATGTAATGCTGAATGTGACTTCTGTTATGTATCAGCAGGGCATGGTGGTATTAACTATCCTGACATCTGTGAGACATGGAAGAAATGGATGTACGTATATCAATCTGAATTAAAGGATGGAGTGCTATACACAAGTAAGCCATTCCAGATTGCTATTGGTTCTACTGGAGAGCCAACTATGCATCCAGACTTCTGTGAGTTCCTCGAAATAGTATATAATACTGGAGTAGTTCCTAATTACACCACTAATGGTCTTATTATAGCTAGAGACAATGTTAAGGGGGGAGAAATCCTTGCCTATACTAAAGAATATGTTGGTGGAGTCGCAGTTAGTCTAGGTAATCCTAGCATAAGGCTCCAAGCACATAGAGCTATTAATAAGTTATTAACGTGGGGTAATACGAATGTAAATATTCATCATATTATATCTGATAAGGTTTCTGTAGACGAGTTCTATGATACTGTAGTTAGGTATGGTGATAGTATTTATTATCATGTATTGTTACCTTTAATGCCTTCTGGTAGAAGCAATAAGGGTATTGAACCTGGTGTGTTTGAATACTTAGAAGAAATAATTCAGAAACATGATATAAAGAATGCTGCATTTGGAGCACACTTTGTAGAGTATCTGAAGACTTCTAAGATAAAGACACATCTCTATCCACCTGAATCGTTAAGTAAGAATGTAATTCTTACTAAGGATAAGGTACAAATAACTCCGAGTTCTTTCAACTTAAAACCAATAAGAGTTATAAATTTATGACAACTTACCTACTCCCATGTTATGGGGATGGTCATTGCTGGATTGAGAAGGTACGTGCAAGGAACTTCTCTGATGCTCAGCAGAAGTTTATAAATGCTTTTACAGAAGATTATGAGGATATTGATATTCCATCCGATTGGGAGGATTTAATCACTATTCTAAACACTCAAGCAGATATAGTAATTGGAAACATCTATGACATAGAAGAATTCTAAGTCATTAAAAGGAGATTAACAATGAACATAGGTTTAAGAATAGGGCTTGATATTGACGATTGTCTTGCAGACTTTTGGGGGGCATATTGTAAGTATTTTGATACAGACAATAACCCTAAAATGTTAGAAGACCATATCATAACACGTAATGTACAGCAGATTTTAAGTAAAGACAGAGATTTTTGGTTGAACCTTGAAGTTAAGAATAGACCTGACTTCATACCCGAATTGTACTGCACTAAGCGAGTAAACAATAAAGCATGGACTAAGGAATGGCTAAGACGTAATGGGTTCCCTGACAGACCAGTCTATCAAATGACTTATCAGCAGGGTAATAAGGCTGATATGATTAAAGGTAGGGTGGATATTTTTATTGATGATTCACTGTCCAATGTGCTAAAGTGTCAGAGTTCTGGATTACCAGCACTATTGTTCCACACAGAGAAGACAGTAGACTTTCCTATGTTCAAAGTATTCTCACTAAATAAGGATGAGATAATTGACTCATATCTGTTTATGAAGAAGTATGCATAGAAATGTTAAACTGATTCCACTCTTTGACACTATACAACTCATTGAGATGAGTGACGAAGAATACTTTAGTGAAAAGTGGGCAGGATATATAAGCAACTCAAAACTTGCATTAATAAATCCAGACCAAGACGGAAGTCCTCAAATTTATAAAGAAGGACTAAGCAAACATCCTAAATATTCTGACTCTCTTGTGTTTGGTTCAGCAGTCCATGAATTAGTACTACAACCTAAAGAATTTGCAGTAGTTAATAATGTTGATAGACCCACTGCTAAGATGGGGGCTATGGCAGATGAGTTATACAAGACATTCCTTAGTAATAAGGGTGTTGTATCCGATAAGGATATTATAGCTGCATCAGATAAGATTGACTACTATAAAGGAAAAATGGATAGTATTAAGATTGAGAATGTTAAGGACAAATGCATTAACTATTGGTGGGACAGAAGGGATTGGGAATCTGAGCATAATAACTCAGAGATTGAGCCAATCTATCTAGACCCTAAGTCAAGAGAGAAGTTACAGCTTTGTTTAGCATCTGTTGAGGCTAATAAAGAGGTACAGGATTTATTACATCCAAAAGGAGTATTCGAGGAGCCTATCTCCATGAATGAAGCAGCTCTATTTATGGATGTGAAGGCTGAACATGAGGGTAAGGAGACAATCCTTAAACTTAAAGGTAAGCTAGATAATTTCACCATTGATATTGAAACTAATGAAGTAGTTCTTAATGACCTTAAGACTACTGGGCATTGGTTGATTGACTTTGGTGATTCATTTAAGAAATACCATTACAATAGACAGATGGCAATGTATGCGTGGATGCTACGTTCTTACGTACAGAAGCAGTACAATATAAAGCCTTCTAGTCTGATGGCGAATATGCTATTAGTATGCACTGTTCCAGATTATAGAGCTGGAGTATTTAGGGTAACTAATGGTGAGATTCGTAAAGGTTTCTTAGAATTTAAAGATTTGCTGCAGAGAGTAGCATACTGCGAACTATATGACTGAATCTTTTCTTATGGAAGCATGGGAACCATCTTACCAAGACCTTGAAAATTATTACAGAGAGTATTATAGTTTAGGTAACTTAAATTGTGATATTGGGAGCAAGTTTGCACTCATATCCCTTATTTGTTTCCTTACTAAGCAAGCAAGGATTAAGAATCCCGATGCAACTTGTTATCTCGTAATAATGAAGATTATTGATGGAGAGGAGTCACAACATGACTTAAAATTCATTAGAGGGTTATCTGTTGTCTGTACAGACATGATGAAGCACTGTAATGAGTTCCTAACCTTTGATATGAAATCATCTAAGGAAATGGTTAAGAAGATTAAGGAAATTCTACACACTTATTTACCTTTCTAATGACCGAAGAAGTAAGAATATCTTGGGGCGATAAGGTTGCTAAGAGGTATGAATCAAATCAGAGGATTGTTGAGATTTTATCCGAGTTGGTGGAGAAGTTTCCCCAATGGAGGTTCCAACAAATCTTACAGAATGTAGATATTGCGTCCAGGAATGGAGAGGATTTGTTCTACGAAGAGAGTTATGACACTCTAACTACAATGACCAATAATGCAACAGTTAGGTCAATTTTATCTCATACTGCCAATTAACACTTTTTAAGTCAAACTGATTGTTGGGATAAAAGAAATGTAGTATCTTTGTATCACGATTTCCGAAGGAAGTATAGAGATGATAATTCAAATTTTAGATTATTTAATACTAAGACTACTTGGTCAATCCGATTTAAAGTAGTATCTTTGTACTATAGAAAGTTACAAGATTAGACGTATGAAATAATGTTTAAACAATTTTGAATTATGCAAGCAATGAATTTTAAGAAAGTAGAAGTAAAAGGTTTCACTAAACAAGAAGCTATCGCAGAAGCACCATTCCAAGTAATCCGTGACGCAACTCAGGCATGGAAGACTGCTGGTAAACCAATCGCTGAGAAAGCGTTGAAAGAGTTCTGTGCAGAGTATCTAGCAAAGCACACTAAGTATGCTGCTGGTATTGGTTGTTCTATCACATTTGAAGCAGGTTCTGCTGATACACGTGAGCGTCCTTATACCGTAAAGGATATTAAGAACGAGAAGGGTAAGAGAAAGTATAAAACTGGTTATCAAGGTATCAACCCTGCAACTGGTGAAATTCTATTCACTAACTTCGAGACAAAGAACAAAGCTAAGGAAGTAGCCAAAGAGTTGTACACTAAGAAAGATTACAAAGGCGACATCTTCTGCAAGTACATCAAGGATGTAGTTGAGGGTGAAGTTGGCGCATTTGAAGTTAAGTACACTCCATCTAAGAGTGCTAAACAAGGAACTTACATCTGCTTTGGAGTTGAAGCCTAATAGACTTCTACAACTTTAAATATCAAAGGGATTATCTTATGAGAATAAGGTAGTCCCTTATTTTTTTTTGTAATAGATTGCTAACTATCAAGATGCTGTATTTTAAAGGCGTAACTGCTATCTAATTTTAAACATCTAACGATGAAGGAACAAACTATTATTAAACTTACAAATCACCTTAAAACGGTAATTGCAGATAACATCAGCATGAATGCTTATTCTGAGAAGATAGGTCTACCTACCAGCTACTTCTGTATGAAGAGGAAAGCTGTAGAACAAGCTAAAGAAGCTGGAACAATCTCTGATGAGGATTATAATATCATTATGGATTTGTTTAAGCAAATTGATGCTAGACCTAGACTTAGGGCTACTAAGAAAGAACCCACTCCAGATTTATTCGGAAATGAAGCTGTCTTTAGTGACTCTGAATTAGATTCGGATGATACATCTAAGGTTACTATTGAAAGGGATGACGAAGGTAAAATAGTTAAATATCTATTCACTATCTATGTAAGAGATAAACAACCTATACTGGGTTCATTCAATAGAGATGAAATGAACATGGTTTATAGATTGTATTCTAACTATGGTAGTGGTATTACACAAAGGGAGGTATCAAGATTCTTCCCAGATTATTCTCTTGCTGACTTTAAGAGAATACTTAGAGCATTTAGCATTACTAAGGCATCAGCTCCCTTTGCTCCTCATGTGATTGAAGAGAATGATAAGGATAAGCTGTTAGAAATGCAGTTTAGAGAGAAGGAGAATGACTTCTTAAGAAGCTATGAGGCTGAGAAGATTAAGCATACTGAGTCCCAGCTTAGGAAGTACATGAAAGAGAATCAAGACCTTAAAGAACAACTCCAAGATATGTCTGGAATGTTAGAAGGTATTGATGTATCAAATCTGCCCAAGTTTACTCCTGTTGTTAAAGGCAGGGAAGATAGAGATTTGATTATTTGGTTATCAGATATGCATATTGGTGCATCTGTGTCTGGATATTCTATCTATGCTAATGATTATGACCAAGAGGAAGTTGAAGCTAGACTTAGTAAGTTGGTAGACCAGTTAAAGAGAGAATCTTTAATGTTTGGTAACTTCACTAACATAATTGTGTGTAATCTAGGAGATTCCTTAGATGGATATGATGGTCAAACTACAAGAGGTGGTCATCAACTAGCTCAGAATATGAACAATAAGGAACAGTTAAAGTGCTTTATAGAAGTAATGACTAAGTTTATGACTTCTATAGTAGAAGAGCTACCTTGTGGTGGCTTATCGTATTACTGTGTAGGAGAATCTAACCATGATGGAGATTTTGGATATTCTGCTAATATTGCACTTCAATATATCTTACAAAGTATGGATATTGAAGCTACAATCTTTGAGAAGTTCATAGGTGAGTTCACGTTAGGAACTACTACCTATATTCTGTGTCATGGTAAGGATAACAAGGATATGTTCAAGAACTTACCTCTTACATTAGATGTCAAGACAGAGAACTTTATCAATGAGTATATTGACAACAAAGGAATTAAAGGCAATGTAGTCTTCGTAAAGGGAGATTTACATCAGTCCGCAACCACCTATGGTAGAAGGTTCACTTATAAGTCAGTAGGTTCGTTATTTGGTAGTTCAGAATGGATTCACAAGAACTTTGGTAATACACCAGCTGCTTGTGATTATTCTATTGTAGATGAGAATGGTAATATGTTGGATGGTAGAATCGTACTACAATGACAATAAAAGCAATTATTGAAATGATGGATAAATTGGGATTCTCTAATACAGCTAAGCATAGAGTATCTTATGATTTATTAGAATCTTCCATGTATATCCCAGTAGATAGGGAGGGAAGTCCGCTGAGTAAAGTGCTAGATATGGTAAACATTGAGGAAATATTGAAAAGCACACCATTGGACAGTTATGAAAGAATTTCCCCTTCCATATTATCAGGAATTGTAAACAAATTTGCTAAATACCAGTTACTAAACGCTGATAATGTAAAAATAGGTCTTGTTACACACTATAAGGGAGGCAGAACTTTAGCTTTGTACCTAAATGATTCAATCAAGACTAACTTTGAATATTGGCAAAGTGAGGGTATTAAGATAGCTGAAAAATTGAAGAAACTTACAGGCAATGTTTGGGAAATCCATGTGTATCCTTGTGGAGGGAATTGGTACACTGTTGCCTATCTAGGTGAAACTCTTTTAGGTGTATCTAAATATCCAGTAGAGGCATTTCCCGATAATATTAGATGTGTGCAATATAAGGAGATTGTTGATTATAATAGTGAGACATACATTCTTGAATAGTTATGGAAATATACTGTATAAGAATGGAGTTTCCTACTAGGTTGAGCACTGCTATAGTATTTTCGAGAGATATACTCCAACGAGTGCTAGATAAATATGAGGAGGAATGTACTATTTGGGTGGACTATATCAAAGTTAATTCAATAGACTCTGTTATATACAATTCTGGGGAGTTTGGAGAAATAAAGTTATTTCAAGAAGGCGATAGGTATATACAATGGGAACCCTATATTGGGGAAGAAGTTGAGCAGTTTATGGAATATGATGGGGAATTGCTTAATACACCCATCTTGAATCCTAGAAACCCGTCGTTGATAGAGGATTTAAAATCTAGTGGGTTTAGAGAAGGAACTGTAGTAATAAAGTCCAGACATATCAAATATGAAGATGGTAATGTTGTAGATATGTCAATTACAACAGATAGTGTCCTAGACATAAAGGAAGAGCTAATCAAGCTGAAAGAAGATAACATTAGGAGGGCTAAAGAAATGTATGCTAAGACTAAACGTGTTCCAAAAAATGCAATTCCAGTTACATATAACGGAACTCACTATCGTTCTAAAGCAGAATGTATGGCTTGTGAGGATATCTCATCCTTCCAACTAGAGAGATACCTAAAGAATATTGACACGAAGAAATAATATGGAAATAACATTAGACGAATTACTAAGAGGTAAGGCAACTAGAATTAAAGACAGAGATTACTTTCCAACTGAGGCTTATGCAGAGCCATTCTTGGAAACTATGTCCAAATTTACTTCTGATTTCAGGGTGCAAGTTAAACTCCCTGACCAAATCACCAGAACTATTACTGGTGAGTATAACACAGATGATGTAACCTATAATAGAGTTCTCATTGAGGCAGTATTGCCAGATGAATATGCGTGGGATAACCATGATGAAGTAATTGGCTTCTTATATGGACTAGATGTTCGTAAGCCAATATGTAAGATGTATAGAGGTGGTCTTAATAGAGCGTGTACCAATTTATGTGTATTTGACCCTTCGTTCATCAATATACAGGAATTAGAGCCTGAGAAGGCTATAAACTATAAACCAGTTAAGAATCTGATGGAACAAACATCTGATTTGAAACTATGGTTGAAAACTCTCCACGATACAGAATGGGAGAGAACAGTTCCAACTATCGAGTCTAATTTAGGTAAGTGGATGCGTAATGCAATTTCACAATCTTGTGACTTAGGCTATGGTAAGGTTAAGTTAGGAACTAAAGAAGTCATTGACGCTTATAAATCGTTGTTCGTGGACACTAAGTCCAAGTATTATGTTAAGGAAGATGAGGATGTCAATATGTTTAAGGTTTATAATGCATTTACTGAGTTAATCAGCAATGATGGTGGTAAAGATATCATCAATAAGGCAGAAAAGACCTTATTACTACGTACAATCTTAGACTTTTAATTAATTAATGCTAGTAGAAGAGATATTCGTACCTATAGTAGGCTATGAAGGTCTGTATGAAATCAGCAATACAGGTAAGGTGAAATCCTGTAAGAAGAATCTCCTTTTAAAACAACATGATGATGGTCGTGGATATCTGTTCGTGAATCTTAGTAAAAATGGGAAGGCTGTTTCTACTAAGATTCACCGATTAGTAGCAACACACTTTTTGGAGAATCCAAATGGATTAAGAGATGTTAATCACAAGGATGAAGACAAACATAATAATATGTCTTCAAATCTCGAATGGGCGTCCCACCAGGATAATATAAATCATGGAACTAGAAATCTTAGAGCTAATGATACCAAGTCTAAAGAGGTGTACCAACTCACTAAAGAAGATGTATTAGTAGCCAAGTTCAAAAATGGATATGAGGCTCAAGAAGTAACTAAGATTAAAGAATCTAGTATCAGTGCCTGCTGTAATGGTAGACGTAAAACAGCAGGTGGATTTAAATGGAGTTTTACATATGTTGGTAGTAAAAAGGAATAAGACAGTACAGCCCTTTGACTGGGGTAAGATTGACTTAGCAATCACTAAAGCATTCCATGCTGTTAATGAACCTATTGACATGGATATTCTTAGTGATGTAAAAGATGAATTATACTTTAACAACATTATCTCTGTAGAAGAGATTCAAGACCAAATAGAGAAGGCTCTTATGGCTTGTGACTATTACAATGTTGCTAAAGCATTTATCTTGTATAGGCAGAAACAAGCTGAACTTAGAACTTTAACGAGTAAGAAACAATTCATTAAAGACTATGCTAAGGCTAGTAATGCCGCCACAGGTAGTAAATATGATTCTAATGCTAATGTTACTGAAAAGAACATTGTAACTCTTAATGGTGAACTCTTCAAGGGTGATATTATTAAGGTTAATCGTACCATACTTACCGATAAGATTAGAGAAATGTATGGCGAGGATTTAGCTAAGGAGTATATCCAAATGCTAGAATCACACGTATTATATAAACATGATGAGACTAGTATTATGCCATATTGTGTGGCTATTACTATGTACCCATTTCTGTTGGAAGGTTTGCAGCCTATTGGAGGTTTGTCTGCTAAACCTAAGAACTTAGACTCATTCTGTGGAATGTTTGTAAATCTAGTATTTGCAATTAGTTCACAATTTGCAGGTGCAGTAGCTACTGGTGAGTTCCTAATGTATTTTGATTACTTTGCTCGTAAAGAGTGGGGTGATGATTATTGGAAACGTCCAGAGGAGATGGTTGATAAACATAGAAACATTGATAAGACATTGGAGCAGAAATTCCAACAAATTGTTTACTCAATTAATCAACCTGCTGCTGCTCGTAACTTCCAATCAGTATTCTGGAATATCAGCTACTTTGATAAGTATTACTTTGAAGGCTTATTCGGAGAATTTGTATTCCCCGATGGAACTAAGCCAATATGGGATTCATTAAACTGGTTACAGAAGAAATTCATGAGTTGGTTTAATGATGAGCGTACTAAATGTATCTTAACATTTCCTGTTGAAACTGTAGCTCTATTAACTGATGGTGAGGATATTCGTGATAAGGAATGGGCCGACTTTACAGCAGAAATGTATAGTAAAGGTCATTCATTCTTCACTTATACTTCCGATAGTGCTGACTCATTATCTTCTTGTTGTAGATTGCGCAATGAAGTTAGTGATAATCAATTCTCCTATTCATTAGGTGCTGGAGGTATTGCTACTGGTAGTAAGTCAGTAATGACTTTAAACATCAACAGGCTAGTGCAGGATGCAGTTAATAAGGGATATGATATGATTGATTATCTACGCTCTCAGGTTCAGAAAGTTCATAAATTCCAAACAGCATATAATGAATTGCTAAAGGATTATCTAAAGGATGGTCTACTAACAGTTTATACTGCTGGATTTATTAATCTGAAGAAGCAATACCTAACTGTAGGTGTTAATGGTGTTATTGAAGCTGCCGAGTTCTTAGGAATTGAGGTGAGTGACAATGATACCTACAGAGAGTTTATGCAATCCATTCTAAAGACCATCAGTGATGAGAATAGGAAGGCTAAGACCAAAGAACTTATGTTTAATACTGAATTTGTGCCTGCTGAGAATCTAGGAGTTAAGCACGCTAACTGGGATAGGAAAGATGGTTACTTTGTACCTAGAGATTGCTATAATAGCTATTTCTATGCAGTAGAAGATACATCACTAACTATCTTTGATAAGTTCAAACTTCATGGTAAAGAGTATGTAAAGTATTTGGATGGAGGAAGTGCATTGCACATGAATCTTGAAGAGCATCTTACTAAAGACCAATATAGAAACCTATTAAAGGTTGCAGCTACTAATGGTACTAATTACTTTACCTTTAATATCCCAAATACTATCTGTAATGATTGCGGACACATAGATAAGAGATACTTGCATGAGTGTCCTAAGTGTGGAAGCAAGAATATAGACTATGCTACTAGGATTATTGGGTATCTAAAGAGAATTAGTAACTTTAGTGAAGCTAGACAGAAAGAAGCTAGTAAACGTTATTACTATAAACAATAAGAATCATGGTTCTATTTCAAATCATATTTATTGCTATCCTGCTTCTAGAAATAGGGGTAGGGCTGGCAGTAAAGTACAACTACAATGGTCTCCAAGATAAGTTAGTATCTATGTTCATACGTATGGACATTGAACATTACATTAGGTATCAGTTCCCAGATAAGTGGGTATTGCAGATGGTATTCTTACTAATCTTGTTCTTACTGTGCATCTGATGCTGAAGTATGTTAATTATGATATAGTCTTCCAGGAGATACCAAATGAAACTACACTTGCTATTAATATCTCAAACTGCCCTTGTCATTGTAAGGGCTGTCATAGTTCTTACTTGGCAGAAGATATTGGAAACTTTCTTGACCTCTGCACGTTAATGCGATTAATAGATAAGAATGAAGGCATAACTTGTGTTGCATTCATGGGAGGAGATTCAGACCCTCAATCTGTTAATATGCTAGCTGGTATAGTCCAAACCAAAGGATTGTTAACAGCTTGGTATAGTGGTAGACAAGAGTTATCTAAGGAAGTTGATATTAAGAACTTCAACTTTATTAAGTTAGGTTCTTATGTTGAAGAATTAGGTGGTCTGAAGAGTCCTACAACTAACCAAAGAATGTATGAGGTTAAAATGTGTAGAGAGTTAGACGAAGATGGTAATCCTGTTTATGGTCTGGAAGATATTACAAACTTATTCTGGAAATGAACATTAAGCTACCCTTTAATGGGTATTCGTCAAGGAGGATAGGAGAACCTAAAAGACCTCGCATTACTCTGGCGGAGGAGCAGATAAAGGCTTTAGAGAGAATGAAAGACTTTCTAAATACAGAGGAGCCAGTACTAGTATTACAAGGTTATGCTGGTACTGGTAAAACCTCTATCCTTAATGAATATATACAATTCCTAAGGTCTAATAGAGAAGACTTCATATTATGTGCTCCTACACATAAAGCTAAGTTAGTAGTGGAGGAGGTTACTGGTGAGGAGGCAATGACTGTTCATAAGCTGTTATCCCTTGCTCCTAATATAGAGATATTTGAATTAGACTACAAAGATTTAAAATTCCAATGTAATGGGTTTGGTGAAATACCTGATAATGGTATTGTTATTATAGATGAAGCATCTATGATTAATGACGAAATATACAAGTTACTACTTGATATGTGTAATCAATATGGAACTAAGTTGCTATTCATTGGAGATAAGGCTCAAATACAGCCTGTGTGTAGTAAGAGTACAAGTTTAGTATTTAATTGTCCGAACATTATTACATTAACTCAAATTCATAGACAAGCTGATACTAATGGTCTGTTACCATTATTATCAAGACTGAGAGAAAGACCCCTGAAGCGATTTGAACCTATTGAAGCTCCAGAAGGGTCTTTAATTATATGTGACCAAGCCAAAGACTTTATGGTCAGAAGTGCTGGCTTCTTTAAGCAAGCTATTAAGAAGCAGGACGTTAACGAAGTGAAGCTTATAGCATATACTAATGCTAGAGTACAAGGATTCAATCAATGTATGAGGAAGCTGCTTTGGGAGGATAATGTAGCCAATGAGTATAATCAGTTCGAGTTCTTGACTGGTTATGAGAACTTTGAGTATAATGGTACTCAGTTTTACAATTCTTTGGACTATATAATAGTAGATACTCCTAAGAGAGTAGAAAGACATATTCCACATTTCATGAAGATGCCTGGGTATGAGCTTGAACTATACGATACAGTGTATAAGAAGTTATTAACTGTATTTATATTAGAAAGAGACATCAATAAAGACTATATAGATAGCCTTGCTGCTACAATAGAGAATTTTAGAATATCTGCTATTGAAGCTAAAAGGAACGGCAACCGAACTAGGTCTACATTCTTATGGAAGAAGTACTTTGAAATGATAAAGAGCTTTGCAACTCCTAAAGATATAATGTGGGACAACCGAGTTATTAAAAAGAAAACGTTCGATTATGGGTATGCGTCAACCATTCATAAGATTCAAGGAAGCTCTCTTGGAACAGTGTTCATTGATATGGCAAACGTTCTTGTTTGTAAGAATGTTGACGAGATTAGACAGATGCAATATGTATCATTGTCAAGAACTAAAACAGATGCTTATATATTGGTTTAATCAGACTAGACATGACTGTAAAAATAGTTTATAGTGAAACTTGCTTACCTTTGAAGAATAAGGTAGTAGCTTATATCTGGGAGAAATTTCCTAAGATAGAAGTTGAAACTTACGATGAACTACACTATAAAGATAAGAAGAAGGCTATTATGATTAAAGCATCATGTGGTACTAGGTTAGTTCCTTTCGTTGCTGTCTATGATAACAACAAAGAACTAATCAAAGCTTTTTATTCCGAAGTGGGAGATTGTACAGTGGATAACATTATTAAATATTTGAATGAGGTTCAGTGAAGCAATAATGTGGGGAGATAGTTTTATACAGACTACTCTTAAACACAGAGAAGCAAGCCTTAAAGACTTTGTGAGAGTAGGGGGAAACCCTAAACTCCATAGAGCTTTGAAAGACTCTAAAGTCGGCTATATTAAGATTACTAAAGTCTCTAGTAATGGAGGGTACTTATCCACAGGTGAATCTGAGGAAGGCATTACCGCTGCATTTGGAGAAGGTCTTAGTCTTTACATAGCTGACGTAGAACAGTGGTATAGAACATCTGTAATCCAGAAGATTTACTGGGATAAAGGTGAGTTTACCACACTAAATTCAAGATACAAATTCGAATTTGAAGAGATTGATTATCACCCTATTCTTGAAGAAATAAAGAATGAAAGTACAAGTAATAAATAAATCTCAATGGGAACTCCCAAAGTATGAAACCTTATTCTCTGCTGGCATGGATGTCAGAGGAGATTTCAGTAGGATTAAACTAGTAGATAGTAAACCAGAGAAGTTCTTCTTTGATGCTGATGCTGTTGGTATATTAGAAGGCAAGGTTAAGACTATTGAAATTAAACCTGGAGGTAGATGTCTAATCCCTACTGGTCTATTTGTAGCTATTCCACAAGGATATGAGTTGCAATGTAGAATGAGAAGTGGATTAGCATTAAAGATGGGACTTACTCTTACTAATGGAATTGGCACTATTGATGCTGATTACAGAGGTGAGATAGGTATCATCTTAACTAATACATCTAATACTCCTGTTCGCATTAATGATGGTGAGAGACTAATGCAATTAGTTCTTGCTAAACATGAAGTAGCTGAATGGGAAGAAGTAGAAGTACTTCCAGAAACAGATAGAGGTGAAGGTGGATTTGGTCATACTGGTAAATAATGGATATTCTAGTTAGTAAAGACAACAAGGGTAAAATCAGAGTTATTGAGATTGACTATGAATGGGATGATTCGAGAAGAGGCTTCGTAATAAGAAGACGTACTTATCAATATGCTGGTAAAGTATCAGTTCAGCCAGAAATCTGGATATTTACAGGTAAGGCTAAGCGAACTGTTACTGAGCAAGTTAAATTGGAGTATGCTTCCCATTTGAAGAAGTATCAAGATAAAGGATATAAGCTATTACCATCTAATATCAATATTGATGATAGTAAGGCAGTAGCTGATTTCGTCCAAGAACAGATGGGCGAAGGTGTTTCTGACTCTAATGGGTTTAAGAAGCATATGTTGGCTAAACAAGCTGACAAAGTTGCAACCAGTGTATTCGATAAGATTAAGTACTGGTGGGGAAGTAGGAAGATAGATGGGGTTAGATGCTCCTTCTACTGGAAGGACGGAGAAGTAAGAACTGCCTCTAGAGGGGGTGGTGATTATGATGCTTCTACTTCCTTTATGCGCCACAATCCAAAACTTATCCAATTCTTTAAGAACCATCCTGATATTGTATTAGATGGTGAGCTATATGAACATGGCAAATCCCTACAACAAATCAGTGGTGCAGCTAGATTGGAGAAAGATACAGCTGGAATGGATTGGCTTGAATATTATATCTATGATGTAATGGACAGTACCAAGACATTTGAAGAGCGGTTAGACATTCTCCATGATATTGCTAATGAGTTGGGCTTAGGCTTTGACCCAGAAAGGCAATGGGCTGAAGGGGACTTAAAGTTCCAAATGGTTCCACAAGAGAAGGTTGTTGGTTGGGCAAACATACAGAAGCTACATGATAAGTACGTGGGCGAAGGCTTTGAGGGAATAGTTATTCGTGACCCATCTAAGGTGTATAACTTTGGTGGTAGAACTAATGCTATGATTAAGGTAAAGATGTATAAAGATGCTGAGTTTGAGATTGTTGGTTATGAGGATGGCTTAAGACCGGAGGACATGGTATTTGTATGCCAAACTGAACTTGGCGCTAAGTTTGAAGCTAAACCTATGGGTCCAAGAGAGCTGAAATATGAATATCTAGATAGGATGGATGAGATTATAGGTAAAATGGCTACAGTTAAGTATTTCTATTTGAGTGATGAGGGAGTACCTTTACAGCCTGTACTTAAAGCTATTAGGGACTATGAATGAACCATGCTGTTGTGATTATTATCAGCTGTATAACATACCTCACACCTTTATAATAGCACGTCATCAATATGATGTTGAGATTTGCGAATTTGTAAGGGATGATGACGGTAGTTATCTCTATGGAGACCACTCAGATGTAGAACTTACTATCAGAGTTGCCTTAAGAATGAAGTGCGGAGAGAATATTGTTTCTCTCACGAGAGAGCAGATTAAGAACTCTTTCTGGCATGAAGTATTCCATGCATTTAACTTTTACTATAACAATAGGCAAGATGAATCGTTAGCACAAACATTCGCCAACTTTATGTGTGAATTTGAACTTACACGAGAATGAATTATATTGTAGTTTTTAGAAGGGGAGGGATTTTAATGTCCCTCTTCTTTGCTTACAGGGACGAGTCTAATGTTGCCTATAAGGAAGGCACATTGATTCGTAATGTAGATGATGTTATAGAAGTAATGGATGAATATTTCTCTCCTGACAATAGTGAGTATGTAATAAGGGAAACCTTTTTAGATTCAAACACATTTAGGGAGGATAATAAGGACATTACTGAGAATTTAAGGAGGTTTTTACGTTGAAGAAAGTAACATTCCTTAAATTACTGAGCCTTATATCGAATGTAGGTAAGGACACAGAGAAGTTAGAAGAACTTGGCATTGATGTATGTGAGAGTACATTAGTTAACGGTATGTGTGAATTATTTGACACGGTTATGGAAGATGCTTATGGTCAGGGAGGTCTTGAGTGGGTTCAATGGTGGGTCTATGAGAAGTCACGTAACCCAGAACTCAAAGCATTTGAGACTGATGAGTATGGCAACGATGTTGAAATAATTCATAATGTTGACGAACTGTATGAATATCTTGAAGAACATTATAGCTGAGACTACATTCAGCAAAACCTAATAAAGTTTCACTTATAAAACTTAAAGCAACAATGGAATTAACACAATTTGATTTTGGAAAGGCATTGTCCTTTCTAAAGAGTGGTCTAAAAGTGACTAATCCGAGAGGTAATATCCTCTTTATGGAGGATGGTAAGGTATATTGTATTCCTAAATCTCAATATCCTAAAGGTAAGAGAGAGGAAGTGAAACTTTACTGGGATGCTATTCTTCGTGAAGATTGGAGGCTATTTCAAGAATAGTCCTGCCATCTATAGATTACCTAATACAAAGATTATTAAGTATGGGTTTTCTAAACTTGCTTTAAATGCAATTAACTCAATCACCAAAATTTAACAGAAATTATGCTGCGAAGATTGTAGAGATTAAGGATTTTATTAAACATCCTAATCCAAAGTGTGAGAGATTAAAATGTTGTACAATTGATGGCTATTCTATTGCCGTAAGTATTGACACCAATCCTGGTACATATGTTTACTTCCCTATAGAATGTGCTATTGATGATAGGTTCCTATCCGCCAATAATCTCTTTAGAGATAAGGTTAAGAATGTTGATAAAGGACAAGCTGGATTCTTTGAAGATAACTGTAGGGTGAAGATAATCAAACTACAAGGCTATCCTTCAGAAGGATTCATTACTCCGATTACCTACCTATATAACTGGCTTACCTTAATTGGGAAGAATAATGAGGTGGTACATAAGGTTACTCCTGGCACTGAGTTTGACTCTGTGGATGGAGAAATCCTATGCAGGAAGTATGTTCCTAAGACTACTTACACTCCTGGTCAACCTAAAGAAGGTGGCAAGGTTAGGAAGAAACTTAATAGAGTGAAGAAAGTAATTGATACTCAATTTAGGTTTCATTATGACACTACTCTTATTAAGAAGTGTCCGTCAGTCATTCATCCCAATGACATTATAAGCATCACTGCTAAGGTTCATGGAACCTCTGGTATATCTGCTTATGTGTTATGCGAAAGACCTAAGAAGTGGTATGAGAAAGTATTTGAGTTTCTAACTCGTAAGGAGATAGATGACACTCGATATGATTATCTGTGGTCTTCAAGGTCTGTAGTTAAGAACCCATATTACAATGAAACTACTGGTGGTGGTTTCTACGGGGTGGATGTATGGAAGTATGCAGATGATGTTGTCAGACCCCATCTACAGAAAGGTATGACTGCTTACTACGAGATAGTAGGTTATCTGCCAAATGGCGGCGCAATTCAAAAGTTAGGTGGTAAAGCATTTGACTACGGATTTGAACCTCCTAAAGGTGAATATAAGTATGGTGAGAACTTTGGAATACAAATCTATCGTCTAACCTATACTAACCCCGACGGACGTGTATACGAGTTTAGTGCAAGACAGGTACAACAATGGTGTGTTAAAGAAGGCTTAAAGCCTGTAGAAGAATATTACTATGGCTATGCCAAGGATTTATATCCTGACCTCTCTGTTTCAGAGCATTGGAATGAGAACTTCCTACAGAGGTTAGCTAGTGATAAGAATTTCTTCATGGAGTGTGAATCTCCAACTTGTAATAACAAAGTTCCTCATGAGGGAATTGTTATTAAGATTGAGAACTCTCTATCCGAAGCTTATAAGCTGAAGTGTATTAAATTCTTGGAAGGAGAATCTAAATCGCTGGATAAGGGTGAAGTGGACATTGAAACTGAATCATAAAGTGAAATTTAAGCTTGAATATGTAATGGAAGTGGATGATTTTGAATTGCTAGAGTTAGTCAATGACTATCAAGAGCGTTCTGATGAACCCACTTTCAATACATTAGACGACATTCCAGAGGCTCTAATGATAGAAGCCTTAGATGAAGCTAATTACATAGAAGACGAGATTAATGATTATATGATGGTAGAAGACATCAGTATTTCTAAACTTGCTAAATAATGAAGAGGTTTCTAATACACGTTAGCACGTATTGGTGCGGTATGGATAACACTTTCAGAGCAGAAGCTGAGAGTGAGCTTGAGTTAGATGAAATAGCTGACCAGTTAGCTTATGATAACTTCCAGTCTTATGGATGTGAAGCTGATATAGCAGAAGAGGAAGGCTATGACCCAGATGAAATGGAAGATTCAGACTGGGATAAGTTGTGGGAGACGGTAGATGAATCTCAGTACTATAGTTTCACTATTGAAGAGTTCGAAGGTGACGACGAAGAGTGGGAAGAGTATGGAGGAGAAATCTATGGAAAGGAAGAATAATGGATGACTTCAAATTCTATGAAGTAGGCGGTAAGATACGTGATGAACTCTTAGGTCTTACTAACAAGGATGTTGACTATGTAGCTGTGCCTACAGAGGCAGTATACAGTAAAATTCATCCATGTGAAGCTCAGCTTAGTCCAGCTCAACTAATGTTCAAAGCATTAAAGAGCTACTTAGAAGAGCAGAAGTTTGAAATCTTCTTAGTAACTCCAGAGTGCTATACCATACGTGCTAAGTTCCCAGAAGGGTATAAGTATCAAGGTGTTGCAGACTTTGTGATGGCTAGGAAGGAAGTAGGATATGTTCCAGGTACTAGGACTCCCATAGTAGAACCAGGAAATCTATATGATGATTTATCACGTAGAGATTTTACTGTTAATGCTATGGCTAAAGACCCTGATACTGGAGAGATTATAGACTACTTTAATGGCAAGACTCATTTAGCAAGGAAGCTGCTGGTAACCCCATTAGACCCAATAACAACATTCGATGATGACCCACTAAGAATACTTAGAGGTATAAGATTCTCTATTACTAAAAGGTTGCTAGTATCTCAAGATATGTGGCAAGTTATGAAGTCTTATGATTATTTCAATAAAATGCCAGTAGTATCAGAGGAGAGGATAAGGGAAGAACTAACAAAATGCTTTAAATGTAACTCATCTTTAGCATTGGGATGGTTATCTGAACTTACTGAACTGAGAGATTATATCTTTACTAAAACTAGCTTGTGGCTTAAGCCAACTAATGAGAAATAATGGAAACAAGACAGTTAATAATCTGTAGAGGCATCCAAGGCTCAGGTAAATCTACTTGGGCTAAGCAATGGTGTCATGAAGACCCAGAGCATAGAATTAGATTCAATAACGATGATATTCGTAATATGTTAGGTGACTATTGGGTTCCTAACAGAGAGAAGGTTGTTACTGCAACATATAACACTGTACTAGCTTATGGTATGGAGAAAGGTTATAATATTGTAGTTGATAACATGAACCTTAACCCTAAGACTTGTGCCGAGTTAGAGAAGATGGTTAAGGATTTCAACGAGAATTACACCTATGATTGGAAGTATGAGGTTGAATACAAAGACTTCTTCATTCCAGTTGAGGAGTGTATTCGTCGTGATGCTATGAGACCCAATCCAATAGGGGAGAAAGTTATTAAAGCAACTTGGAGAAGGTATCGTGACTTTATTATCCAGGAAGATATTAAGAGTATGTTAAAGAGAGCACCTAAGCATGTAGATGGTGGACGTCCTGTTATATTAGTAGACATGGATGCTACATTGTGTCTAAATACTACTGGCAGATCTTACTTTGGAGAAGGTGCAGCTGAGGGTATGCTGGATGATATAGCTATCGAAGGTACTTGTATGCTTGTCAGACGTATGTATGAGAAGTGTAAGGTATTCATTGTTACTGGTAGAGAAGGTACTCCAGAAATCATAGCTGCTACTAAGAAGTGGTTAGCTAAGCATGATGTTGTTGTCGATGAGTTATTCTTCCGACCAGTTAAGGATTATAGTCCTGGGGCTGATTGTAAGAAGAAAATCTATGAGGACAATATCAAAGGTAAGTACAATGTTCAATTCGTTCTTGAGGATAACTATAAGTGTGTCAAGATGTGGAGAGAACAAGGCTTAGTATGCTTGCAACCTAATGAAGGAAAGTTCTAATGGCAATATTAGTAGGACAGCTAATTGAAATACTGAAACAATTCGACCCTGATAGAGAAGTGGTAATACACACTCTTAAAGGGGAGAATGTTGACGTTAATGGGTACTTTGTACAGAAAGATATAAATGATACCAATTTTTACTTAACAGACTTAGACGTAATTCCACGTGACTGATTTGGATAAGAGGTTCTTAACTAATACTGATGAAACTGGTAGATTTATTGTTAAATCTCTGGTTACTGGCAAGAAGTATTATGTTGAACCAATAGGCAACGGACACCCTGCTGATTGGGGTGATATTAACCCTGCTACTAAGAAGGTAGAGGGAGATTATGGTCAGAAATATACTGGCTGTGTATCTGAGAAGGAATCATTAATAACTCCTGAGAATGGTTTCAAACTTATTGAAACTCTTGAAGCTGGTATGAGTCCGCTTAGTGTAGTATATCAAAGAGATTTGGAATATGAGAAACTAATGAACAAATCAAATGAAATTCAAGGGTGATATTATCATAACAGACCCATGTTATATAATTAAAGATAACTCTGACGATTGGAATAAGTGTGGTTGGGGTGAGAATATGGGAATATTAGGTTTTACAACCTATATCTCTGAATATACTCTTTGTGGAGATTGGAGTTGTTCTACTTGGTCTACACCCCGTAAGGATGTGGAAGCACAGTTGGAGGAGCTTAATACTTTAGGAAGAGCAAGATGGGAACTTATGAAGCAGTATGGAGAAGACTCAGTTCAAGCTAAAATCTACGATGATAAGATAGCTGACGCGTCTTTAAACATCAAGAAAATTGGACACTTCTGTGCTGATACTGGTATGGTGGCTGTGTTCCTATTGGACGAAGTATTGAAATATAACCCCGACTTCGATTATCATATTAATAGAGAGTGGACTACTACACTAATCAAAGACTTTGATGGTGAAGTAAACTACTATGTTGATAGTGGAGATGATGCTCGCATCATCGGAGTAGGTAATATTAACTTCTTTACTTCGTAGGTTGGAATATGACAGAGCGAGAATTTCACTTAGCCAGAAAGCCATTCTATATTGATACCGATACTTTATTGGTAAAATTCCCTACCCAGAAACACATGGATGTATCTCATGCTAAGTGGCTTAGCGAGATTGGCTACCCATTCTCACATACCATTAGGGGATACTATATGAAGACTGATAATGACGAGTATCTTATGTTATACTGGAATGATTATGAAATTCCCAATGTTGTAACTGCACTCTTTACTTACCTATTTGAATACTTTCCAACTGTCAAATGGATAGGTTTAGGATGCCACAAGGGCAAGGTAGGGGAAATATGGAAACCTAAGTTAGTAATAACCAAACCAGATTATTAAACTGATATAATGTATAAATTCAATGGAGGAAATGGCGCTGTAGTCTGTGATGGATGTAGTGTCATTATGGAACAGAATATTCCATTTGATAAGTATCGTAAGGAGCATAGTGGTTATGACTTCTGCGAGCAATGCCTAAGTAATCTTACTATAGTGGATAACTTTGATATGATTGAGAATATCTTGGAATTTAATAACCAAGATGAGTTCTACTTTCTACAGATTATCCAACGTAAGAAAGATGGCAATGTAACTCAAATTGGAAACAATGGTTATAGAACTATCAAGACTTACTATATCTTTAGTAAAGACCAGTTCTTAACCAAGAAAGAGAAGATTAAAGAACTATGCCTCAAGAATAATGCCAGAGCATATATCCATCTTAATAGAAGGAATGCTCAAGAAGTAGCATTGGCTTCAATCCAGCAATATGCCAAATTAGTCTCAGAAGGTAACTCTTATCAGGGTTATAGAGTATGGGATAGTGCGTGTGGTGGAAATAGAGCTAGAGGCTATAAACCATTGTGGGTAGTTGATGTAGACTCCAAAGACCCAGAATATTTAAAGACAGTTATTGAACTAGTCAATGAATGTAGGGGTGCTGAGGAGAATAAGGTAAGGTATCAAATTCCTACACTACATGGTTATCATCTAATAACTATTGGATTCGATGTTCAACAGTTCAGCCAAAAGCTGGCTATTAAGAACATGGGCCCGATTGATATTCAGAAGGATAATCCTACTTTGTTGTATTATGCAACTGTTTAAGGCTTAGAAATAAGTGCTGTATTAGATTACTCGTTAGGATTTATAAAAGCAAAACACAATGAGTAATTTACCATTAGGAGCAGAGAATGACCCTTTTGCTCCATACAACGTTCAAGAAGAGACGTTCAAATTTGACTTGGGTGTTAAAGGTATAGCATGGTATGAATACTATGGCTATTTAGACATTGATGAAGCTAAGGAGACTATTAAGCAACGTCTTACAGCAGCTTTATCACAGCTTGGAGATATTGATATTAATGATGTAGACATAGCTATATATTAATGATATATTTAGTAACCAAGCAACAGTCTCTTTGGACTTCTGACAGGTATAAAGTCATTAGTGCTGAAGAGGCTTTAGAACTATTAGCACCTCTCAGTGTAGTAGAGCTGGATACTGAAACTATGGGTTTAGACCCGTATACTAAGGAACTATTAACTGTTCAACTTGGTTGTGCAGACTTCCAAGTAGTTATTGATTGTACATCTGTTGATATACATCTATTTAAAGAGTATATTGAAAATCCACAAAGGATGTTCTTAGGTTGGAATATTAAGTTTGACTTGAAATTCCTATATCATCAGAGAATCATTCCTATGAGGGTTTATGATGGTTATTTAGCCGAGAAATTACTTTGGTTAGGTTATCCAGCAGGTATGCATGAGATGAGCTTGAAGGCTGCTAGTATCAATTATCTAGGAGTAGATATGGATAAGTCTGTACGAGGTAAGATTATACAGACTGGATTAACGGAAGATGTTATTGTGTATGCTGCTGGTGATGTCTCTTATCTGGGTAAGATTAGAGATAAGCAACTTGAACAACTCGAAGCTAAAGGCTTATTAAAGGCTATTGACTTTGAGAATGAGTTTGTTAAGTGTTTAGCATATATAGAATATTGTGGGGCTAAGTTAGACGTAGGTAAGTGGAGAATTAAAATGACTACCGACCTTAATAACCTTGAGAGATATGAAGCAGAGCTAAATGATTGGGTAGAGCGTTATTGCCATGAATATGGTGATAAGGGTTATACTATCAATCAAGTTATCCACATTGATAAATGGTATAAGACAGAGGATGCACTCAAAGAAGAGAGAGCTAAATTACCTCTTAATGCTGTTAGAGCACCAGAGTTTGATTCTACTGGAGCGAGTCATGACAGTGAAGCTTATGTCATTAAGCAAACTGGTAACTATTGTTCTGTGAATATGCAAGGTGATTTGTTCAGTGGGTTTGACACTAAACCAAGATGTCATATAAACTGGACTAGTTCCCAACAAGTAATCCCATTGTTTGAAGAATTGGGATTGAATCTAAGAGTATTGGATAAGAAGACCAAACATTATAAAAAGTCTGTGGATATTAAAGTGGTAGAACCACAGGCATCTAAGAGTCCTCTAATTCCAATCTATATAAAGTACAAGAAAGCTGCTATCATTGTTAATACCTTTGGTCAGAAGTTCTTGAACTTGATAAACCCCGTTACTGGTAGAATACATGCCAATTTCAATCAGTTAGGAACGGATACTGGTAGGTTGAGTTCAACAGAACCTAATCTACAGAATCTACCACATGATGCTCAGACTAGAGCGTGCTTTGTTTCCGATACAGGTAATAAATGGATTTCAGCCGATTATAGTGGTCAAGAGTCATATTTAATGGCATCTATGGCTAACGATGAGGCTATGCTGGAAGAACTTACTAATGGTAGTGGTGACTTACATAGTCTAACCGCCAAGATGGTATTCCAACAAATCCCAAGGGATATGCCCCTAAAGGATATTAAGAAGAACTTTAAAGACCTAAGGCAGGAAGCTAAGGGTTATGAGTTCTGTTTCAATTATGGTGGTCAAGATAGTACCTTAATAAGGAATTATGGTCTTGACGCCAAGAGAGCTAAAGAAATCTATGAGAACTATATGTCAGGTTTTGCTGGCTTGAAGAGGTATCAGGATTTCCGTAGAGTAGATGTTATGCGTAAAGGTTATATCTTATTAAGTAAGATAACTGGGCATAAGGCATATATCTATGACTACGATGAACTTAAAAGACAGATGGACAAGCAAGAAGACCCTGAGTTCTGGGCATATTATAGAGAAATGAAGCAGGAGAATCCTGAGTGCGATACAGTACAAGGTGTCAGGCGGTTAGCCAGACGTAAAGCTGAGTCTGAGAAGCAATCTATTAATTACCCTATTCAAGCTGCTGGGGCACTAACATTCAAATTAGCGTCTATAAAGCTCTTTAATTGGCTCAGGAAGAATAATTTGCTGTTCATAGTTAAATATTGTATTCCAGTACATGATGAAATTAATCTTGAAGCTCCAGAAGAGATTTCACAAGAAGTTGCAGATATGTTAGTTAAGTGCATGGTAAGTGCAGGTAAACCATTCTGTACAAGGGCACACTTAGGTGCTGATGTAGAGGTTGGTGACCATTGGATTCATTAATATGGCTAAATATATAGACTTAAGTTCAGTAGTAGACGTAGAACCTGAAGTATGTGAGGTACTTCCCCTTATTGAAGATGACGACCTTCAATATGAATTTTGGCAGAGATTAGACGAAGAGTTCTTTAAAGACTTCCTTTGTAATCACTGTAACGAGAGTGACCTCAGTATGATGAAGGAAATTCTCGACGAGGTAATAGAAGATTCTAAGGATGCAGACTGAGATTGAGAGAAAGTTCTTAACCACTAGCAGCTTGTTTAAAGAGCAGGCTGTTAGGGTTATGGATATACATCAAGGATACATAGGGACTACAAGTAAAGGAGAAGCTAGAGTATCTATAAGAGACGAGAAAGCATGGGTTATAGTCAAATCTAATGAAAGACTGTCAAGGTTGGAGTATGAAATTCCTATTCCTAAGAAGGATGCAGAAGAATTACTTAAAAGAACCTGTGGTAGGATTATTCATAAAACTCGTTATATCATTCCAGCAACATCTGGTATGTTGAAATGGGAAGTAGACGAGTTTCATGGAGAGGATGAAGGCTTAATAATTGCTGAGATAGAGTTACCATCAGAGGATACACAGTTTGATAAACCTCAATGGTTAGGTAAAGAAGTAACACAAGATACTACTTATTATAACTCTACACTCTCTAAGACATCCTGGAAAGCTATTCAGAAATCATATGCTGAGGCTAAGGCTTGGGATGATCGGAGAGATTCATTAGTAAAGAAATGAAGTATAGGAAGAAACCAGTTATCATTGAAGCTATACAGTTTGAAGATAATTCAGACCGTATTATAGAAATTCATGAGTTTATGGGAGGTGATACTATAAGAGTAAACTACGAAGATAAGGATAATCCTTATCTGAAGATTGAGACTCTTGAAGGTATAATGAAAGCCTCTGTTGGAGATTATATCATCAAAGGTGTGAACGGAGAGTTCTATCCTTGTAAGCCAGATATATTTGAGAAAACTTATGAAAGGGTGACTGATGAGGCTGATTAAACCATCATTTGAAATAATTGAACAAAAGCCTGGAATAGATGGGCTGTTACAACATATAGAAAGATGTGGTAGAACTTGTTATAAGTCAGAAGACAAAATAACAGAAGAGAGTGCTCCCAAGTTTGTAGATATGTTAGTTAAGCGTGGTCATACTGCAATGGTTGAGCACGGTACTGTATATTTGAAGTACGATATTATTGAACATGGTTCTATGAACCTCCCAAATAAGTATCACTTCAATAAGTATTCTGTGGTAACTATTAATAATGAACCTCTTCATGGATATGAAATTCCAGAATATAAAGAGAAGTTCAATGGGCACACATATGCATATATAACTACTAACTATAGAGTACTGCTTCAGAATGACTGGCTGGACGACCTTAAATATCAATGCAAGCCTTCAGAACACCACGTTAAGCGTGTTACTGTTAAGTTCGTATGTGATAGGGGTGTGTCCCATGAATTTGTAAGGCATCGTGTTTTTAGCTTTGCTCAAGAGAGTACTAGGTATTGTAATTATGCTAAGGATAAGTTTGGTAAGGAATGTACATTCATTATTCCTTCTTGGTTAGATGTTCCAGAAGGGGAAGCATACTTCCACGATGGTATAAACTTTAGAGTTGGGGCTAATGAAGAAGATATATTTGGAGAATCTGTAAATCCAAGGGCTTGGACTAGGAGCAACGATTGGAAAGAGGTTGATTCATTCTTACGTGCTTTAGAAGTCGCTGAAAACCAATACTTTGATTTACTAAACTTAGGGTGGATTGCCCAACAAGCTAGAGCAGTTCTTCCTAATAGCTTAAAGACCGAGTTAATTATGACTGGTACTGTTGAGCAATGGAAAGGATTCTTTAAACTTAGAGATGCTAAGGATGCACACCCTCAAGCAAGGGAATTAGCAGCACCTTTACATGAGGAATTTATTAAGAGAGGATTGATAAATGAAAATTGAATATGTAACAGGTTGTACTTGTGATGCCCTAAATATTGATGGCAAGAGGACTATTGATATGCCTGTAGAAGAACTTAGAGGCAACATTCTAAATGCTATCTCTAAAATTACAAACGAGGCTACTCTACAGGATATACTTATAAGTATTGCTGAAAGCGAAGGGGAGTTTGAAGACTTAGGACATTGTGAACAATGTGGAGATTGGATAACCTCCTATACTCTTGAAATTTAATATGAAGGCTGAGGAGTACTTTGGTGACTGGATTGATGTTATTGATAAAGAGGAATTACGAAGAGTAGTAACTTGGGTCAATAAGATTAATTCAGCTAATCTATGTCCTTCTCCTAAGAACATCTTTAAGGCATTTAGGGCTTGCTCATTTAAGGACTGCAAGGTAGTCTTTCTTGGGCAAGACCCTTATCCTCAAAGAGGGGTAGCTACTGGGATACTATTTGGTAATTCAGAAGATACTTCTGAGGAGTATCTATCTCCTTCACTTAAAGTGGTTAAAGAGGCTGCTATTAATTATGAAATTCCCCATAACCTTATAGAGTTTGACAATACGTTAGAGTCTTGGGCTGAGCAGGGAATATTAATGATTAATACAGCCCTTACTTGTGAGGTAGGCAGAGTTGGAGCACACTTTGATATATGGAAACCATTTGTATCTAAGTTGATTCACAACATGAGCTATAAAGATGGAGGTATGATTTATGTTTTATTTGGCAGCCAAGCTGGGTTATTTAAGAATGATATAGTGAATAGCTTAAAGACAATCGAAGTATATCATCCAGCATATTATGCTAGGACTGGTAAGAAGATGCCTAGTAGTGTATTTACTGACATCAATCAGGCGTTGAAGCAACAGTATAACTATCAAATAGAATTTTATAAGGAGACGGAATATGGAACGTGCTAATAGAAAATCAGTAAATGATAATTTACGCAAGTATGACCATTTAGCTAAGAAGGATGACTTTATTGAAGTTACTGAATGGACTAATGGTGAAGGTTGGGATATTACTATAAATGATAGGGTAATCCCACTAACTCGTGGTGAATTAGATGCTATTGATTATCTAACTAAAGGTTTAGATTATGATAACGATTAATAATTGTAAAAGATGAAAGAACAGAAGTTTGAATTTAGTGCTAAGAACACTTTCTTTACCTCTGACACTCACTTTGGTCATGCTAATATCATAAGATTGTGCAATAGACCATTTAAGGATGTTGAGGAAATGAATGAAAAGTTAGTTGAGAACTGGAATAGAGTAGTCCCAGAGGATGGTACAGTCTTCCACTTAGGAGATTTTGCCTTTGGTGGAAGTGCTCTATGGAACAGCATCATCCCTCGTCTGAATGGACAAATCTACTTGATTATAGGTAATCATGATAGAAAGAATCTAAGACAGGGTTATATGGATAAGTTTGTTGGGGTGTTACCACAAATGCAAATCCAGATAGAGAAGAGAAGTATCTATTTGAATCATTACCCATTCCTGTGCTATGGTGGTTCATATCGTAACGATGCTGATGCTGTATGGCAGTTATTCGGTCATGTTCACTCTGGTCCGACTAGTTCTGGATTGGATTGTGATAGGTTAGTTCATCTATTCCCATATCAGTATGATGTAGGTGTAGACAACAATAGCTATACTCCAATCTCTTGGGAAGAAGTAAAGAAAAAGATTCAGCACCAAATAGATGGAAGAGGAACTATTTCTTATAAAGTATATAAACTAAATGACTAAAATATCTTTAGAAATCGACGGCAGGGTACTATCTATGGAGTTACCTTATAATGATGCAACAGCAGAAGAACTTATTAAGGGCTTTTGTACACTGATGCATGGTCAAACATTCCTTATCTGTACTATTAAGGACTCACTAAGAGAAGCTGCCCAGGATTATAAGGAGGATATAGAATTAGGAGCTAGAGATGAAAATATGTGTAACGTCTGACTTACATGGTATTCTTCCTAAAATAGAAGAGCCTTGTGAGGTAGTGCTGATATGTGGAGACATTATGCCACTGCGTATGCAGAGGAACATCCCTCAGAGTGAAAAGTGGTTAAAGACCACATTCGCTGATTGGGTTAATAATCTCCCATGTGAATCAGTAATCATGGTAGGAGGTAATCATGACTTTGCCTTAGCTAATATGTATAGGCAACCTCTAAAGATTAACTCAATATTGAGTAATCCTACTAATGGTAAACTTGAGTTATTAGATAATGAAGCAACATCTGTTGTTAGTAAGGATGGTAAGGTATATGATGTATGGGGAACACCATATTGTAAAATCTTTGGCAACTGGGCATACATGTATGACCCAGAGATATTGATTAAAGCATATGAGTCTATGCCTGAACATTGTGATATTGTTATATCTCATGATGCACCTAAACTATGTGGTCTTGGTGTTATTCACCAGAGATTTGACAGGGAAGATGCTGGTAATCCTTGGTTAGCTGATGAAATGCTCCGTAAACATCCTAGATATACATTCTGTGGACATATTCATAGTGGTGAACATGAACTGCAAACCCTTGACGATATGAAGATGGCTAATGTATCTTTAGTAGATGAAACTTACACTGAAACTTTTAAACCTTTATACCTCGATGTCGAATAATAAAGTTGTAGTACAAGGAGGGGTTGGATTCCCTGGATTGTTGTTTATAGTACTGTTAGTTTGTAAACTATTTGGTGCTAACATAACATAGTTCTGGGTATTTGCTCCATTATGGATTCCGCTTGCATTAATAGCAGGATTCTTTATTGTATCAATTCTAATTGCAATACTTGTAGCATGGAAAAGAAAACTACTTTAGTAGTTGTGGACTTCCAGTATGACTTCTGTCTACTGGGAGCACCACTCTACGTTCCTGGGTCTGATAAGGCTCTGTGGAACATTTCTCATTTAATTGAGAACAAGAAAGTTGATAGAGTAATATTCACTGCTGATTGGCATCCAGCTAATCACTGTTCATTCAAAAGGAATGGCGGTGAATGGAATGACCATTGTGTGCAGTTCTCTAAAGGCGCAGCTATACATGATTTGTTATTGTATGGTTGTATAGGTGCTGGTATACCTTATGAAGTACTCACTAAAGGAGCTTTACCCAGTTCTGAAGAATACGGGGTTAAGGTAGCTCCTGCTACTATAAGGGTTAACTATCATACTATCTATAGCCATTCTATGGGTATTGATATTAACCCAGACGAGCAGGTAGTGGTATGTGGATTAGCAGGTGATTATTGCGTTCTTGAAACCTTAAAGAACCTGGAACCAATCAAACCTATGGTATATCTTGATGGTATAGCATCTCTGGATGGTGGCATAAAATTAACTGATTATATCGAAAGTAATAACACAAGATTATTTGAACTATGATTGTAAAATCAATCCTTGATACGGACTTGTATAAGTTTACAACTTCGTATGCTTACATGAAACTATTCCCTCATGCAATAGGGACGTTTGAGTTCTTTGATAGGGACAACACAGAGTACACAGAAGAGTTTGTTCAACAATTATGGATAGAAATATCTAACTTCTGTTCTCTAAAATTAACTCACGATGAACAAGACTATATGACGACACATTGTCGTTTCATTCCTCCCATGTATTGGGAATGGTTAAGTGGAATTAGACTCAGTGCTGGTAAGGTGCAGATATGGTTGGATGAAGATAAGCATCTCCATATTAAAGCTACTGATTACCTTTACAGAGTTACTCTGTATGAAGTACCAATCTTAGCAATAGTATCTGAGCTTCGTAATAGAATGCTTAATCATACTATCAATATGACAGATGTTCTTATTAGACTAGAACCTAAGATAGTTCTCTCTAATCAGAATCAAATGTTCTTCTCTGAGTTTGGTACTCGTAGACGCTATTCATACAATGTTCAAGAAGCTATAGTAAAGAGCTTGAAAGATGGTGCAACATATTGTACTGGTACTTCTAACTGCTATCTAGCTATGAAATATGATATGCCTATGATGGGAACTCATCCTCATGAATGGTTTATGTTTCATGGTGCTATGTATGGCTATAAACAAGCCAATTATATGGCATTGGAAGACTGGGTAAGTGTATATGATGGTGATTTAGGTATTGCATTAAGTGATACTTATACTTCTGCTGTATTCTTTAAGAATCTGTCTCGTAAACAGGCTAAGCTGTTTGATGGTGTACGTCAAGATAGTGGAGATGAATTTAAGTTTGTAACAAGTGCTATTGCACGTTATAAAGAACTTGGAATTGACCCTACTACTAAGACAATTATCTTTAGTAATGCTCTCACATTTGAGAAGGCTCTTGAAGTCCGAGAATATTGTAGAGGGCGTATCCGTTGTGCATTTGGTATTGGAACCAACCTCACTAATGATACTGGACATAAACCCTCCAATATTGTTATGAAATTGACCTCTTGCCAAATGAATAAAAATCAACCTGTATTTAACTGTGTGAAACTGTCTGATGATTTGGGTAAGCACACTGGTCTGGAACAAGAAGTGGAACATTGTATGAATGAACTAGGATTATGAAAGAGTTAAATTATGAAAGAGTATTCAATATTCTCGTCAAAGAGACATCGAATTATATTACTAGGAATCGTCTTAATGCTATGGTTCTTGGGATTAGTGGTGGTATTGATTCAACTGTAGTGGCAGCTATCTGCCATGAAGTGAGTAAACAAACTGGCATTCCTCTAATAGGTAGAAGTCTACCTATTAAGAACAAGAATGACGAGTTTAGTGTATCGAAGTTAGTAGGAAATGCCTTCTGTGATGATTTTAAGGTAGTAAATCTTAGTTATATGTGCCAGCATGTAATCCAGGCTATTTATGATGGTGAAGGTACTCTTGGTACTCCTATCTCTAAGGGCAATATTCAGGCTAGACTTAGAATGATTTATCTCTACAATCTAGCAGGAATCAATAGAGGCTTAGTAATGGATACTGATAACCTTACTGAACATAATCTCGGATTCTGGACTATTCATGGTGATGTAGGTGACTTTGACCCAATTCAAGGTCTATGGAAGACTGAAGTGTATGAATTAGCTAAGTGGCTAATAGGGTATTACTATGGGTGTGGGATAAAGAAAGAAGTGGATGCAGATGGCGCTAGGAAGATTTGTGATATGTGTGAGGCTATTAAAAAGTCAATGTCTCTTACTCCTACTGATGGTCTTGGTATTAGTAATAGTGACTTAGACCAAATAGGAGCTAAGAGTTATTATGACGTTGATAGAGTATTACAGACTCTTACTTGTAAGGCTTCTCCAGAGAATGATAAACTACAAGACGAATTAACCGCTGAACTTGGTCCAGATGTTGTAGGTAAGATTACTGAACGGCGCTTCAAATCTAGGTTCAAGAGATTAGTTAGTCCTATCATAGTGCCAAGGGAAATGTATGATTGACTTCTTAGAGCTAATTCTAGAATTAGTAAATGTTAAATCACGTAATGAGCTAGTAGCTCTGCTTGTTATAGGCGGAGTACTAGCCATTATCTATTATTTGTTTCTTGTATGAAATTATATTATTTATTTTTGTTAGTAATGTTCCTTCTAATGGGTTGTACCAATTCATCTAACATTAGTGGTCCAGATGTTATAGGGGCATCTAAGATGTATGGAGATGTGTATAGATACACCATTGATGAGCATGAGTATATAAAAATGGGTAATGGCTTTACACACTCTGGTACTTGTAAGAAGTGCAAGAAGGAGTTGGAAAGCACCATCCGTAAAATAGTTAAGGAGGAACATTCACAATGGTAGGAGTATTCTTTGGGTCTTTTGACCCACCCCATATTGGTCATGTTAACACTGTCACAGCTGCACTTAATTCCGGTATTGTTGACAAGGTTATAGTAGTTCCAGCATATAAGAGTGTATGGAAGAATACTGAAACTAAGTGGGAGTATAGACTCACTATGGCTAAGGAAACCTTTGACAACATTCCTGGAGTAGTTGTGGATGGTATTGAATATCGTATCGCTAATGGAGAACCATTGCCTACTTATAAGACTATTGAAGCAATAAAAGAGATTTATGGTGAGTTTATCATTGTAACATCTGCTGAGACTTATAAGGAGATTCCAAGGTGGCAGCATGGTGAAGAGATACTAAAGGACAATAAGTTCTTAGTAGTAGATGTAGCACACTTTAATAGTGAGGATATTCCACATGATGAAGTGAAAGTTATCTATGCTCCTGATATTACAATATGCTCTACAGCTATCAGAAAGTGGGTTGATGATGGTAGAATTATATTGCCATTTGTAACAGATGAAGTAAATTCAATAATTAGAAAGCTTGGATTATACAAATGAGTCAAATCTATGTTTCAGGTCCTTGGTCTTTTTCTTCTGGAGTACAGCAAGTAGTTAAGAGTATAAAGGCTAAATCTAAGGGAGATAAGGTAGTTTATAGTGAGAAGGGAACTGAATATCAATTCTCTAAACTAGAACAATCCGACTATGTCGTATTCGTGTTAGATGGATTTGCATGGCAACAGAGGTTAGAAAGTATTTCTAAGGGAATGCTCTCAGAACTTATATGGTGTATTAATCATAGAGTTCCAATGTTCCTAGCTTACAAATCAGCTAACGGATTAGGCATATATACAGCTGAAATAGATGATAATTTAACCTTCAAGGGGATTGCTGGCACTGCTGACAACTTCTACCAGATTATAAACAATCAGTTTGGGACTATTGTAGCTCCAAATGATACTCCTGGGTTTGTTCTGAGTCACCAAGACACAGTATTAGGGAGTGATTGTGTATATTTGAAGGGGGAGTGGATAGCTGACCCATTAGATTTCCTTAATGTTGAACAACCAAAGAGTTACTTTTATTAATATGAAGAATTTTCCTTTATTAGACGAGAATGGTAAGGAATGGTGGATTAGCCGTTCTATTGCTGTAACAGGGTGTATATTTACATTCCTAAATGGTAAGTGGTGTGTATTAGCCAATAAGAGAGGTGAAGGCACTCCCGACTTCCAGGGAATGTGGAATATGCCATGTGGTTACTTAGACTTTGATGAAACTACAGCACAAGCTGTAATCAGAGAAGTCTATGAAGAGACTGGTATTAAAGTGAACCCAGACCACTTGCACTTCTGGAAGTTTAATGATTCCCCAACTCAGAATAGACAGAATGTGTCATTTAGATACTATGCTCTAGTTGACGCACAGCCAGGTAATATCAGTGTAGGCACTGGTAATGACAGGGGAGGTGAAGAGGATGAAGTGGAAGCTATAGGATGGATTCCAGTAGACTCTATTGATAAATATCAGTGGGCATTTGGTCACGATGAAATCATTAAGGAGTTTACTGAGTGGATGCACCTAGAAGATGGAGATTTGGATATGCAAGACATAGACTTAGACCCAGTATGACATACTTTATAAGTGGACATAGAGACTTAACATGGGGTTTGAGTGATGAGGATGTTGAACAAGCAATACATATTCTAAATGATGCCAATACAGCCACTAAGGCACATCTATAATGACCCTTCGTTAGATAGAGAACTTCTATTGAGGAAGCTAGCATCTCTTAGACTAAAGAGTATGATTAGTATTGAAGAATATGAGTATTTAAGACATTTAATAAGAAAGGAGAACGAGAATGCTCAGAGAGCAAATGGATGCACTTATTAAGCAGTCTATGCTTGATAAGAATGTAAAGAGGACAGAGGTACTAAGAGCTATTAAGAATGAGTTCTTAGTGTATCAAACTGCTAAAGGTGCTAAGCCTTTAGATGATGCAGCCGAGTTTACTATTCTTCGTAAGATGGTAAAACAGAGATTGGATAGTAGAGACCAATACATTGCAGCCGGAAGGAAAGACTTAGCCGATAATGAATCCAAAGAGATTCTTGTGCTTGAGTCTTTCCTTCCGAGTGAAGCCTCACCTGAGGAAATTACTAAAGCAATCTATGAGGTTATCTCAGAGAAGGGTTGGGGTGACGGAGAGACAGGTCCCCAAATCCCGAAGAAGTGCATGGGAGAGGCTATTAAGCTGGTCAAGGCAAAGCTTACTAATGTAGATGGTAAATTGTTAGCTGACACAGTTAAAACCTATCTCGTATGACACTAAAAGAAATAGTAACTCTTCCTGCTGAAGCAAAGTTTACTCATGCAATAGCTGGAACTCTCTATTATAGAATCACAACTGATAATATAGTAGTAGAGTTTCCTATTGACATGAATGATAAGGATGATGTAGGTACAACTACATTTGTAGCTTCTTATAAGCCTATTACATTGATGAGGTATATAAGAAAGGCTATGGAGAATGAAACTTTGATTACAATTGATAAGTCTAAGTTGAAGTAATTGTACTGTGTGATAATTAACTAATATGTCTTACTCTACTTGAATTTCATAAAATACTTGGTTTAATTTGGTAATACTGCTTATAATGCTTATATTTGTAGAAATTAAGTGGTTAAACTGTTTAAACGTATTAATTTATGAAAATCGAAGAGAAATTTAGAAAATTCCAACAAGGTGGTGCTGCACCTCAGCCAGGAGCTGAACAAGCAGGAGGAGCACCAGCTGAGGGAGCACCGGCAGAAGGTGGTGCACCTGCTGAGGGTGGACAAGACCCAATGGCACAGATTTTACAAGTAGCTGCTCAGGCAGTTCAGACACAGAATTGTGAAGCTGCGATGGCTGTGTGTCAAGCCCTAATGCAAATCGCTCAAGGTGGTGCTGCTCAGGAACAAGCTCCTCAAGAGGAACCAACTTTTGCAAGGAAAGGTGCTAGACTAGTAAGAGTAAGATAATTAGTCAACAAGGTAAGAAGGGGCGTATATTAATTATATGCTCCTTTTTTATTATACATAGTATATGTCACAAGTAATAAGGAAATATAACTCTGGAGGTCAAACTGATAAGCCTAAGCTTCTAAGTGTGAAGGGCTTGGGGGATTTCAATCAGGATGATTTAATAAAAAGAGGATACAGAGATGTAGATGAATATGCTTCATCTAAAGGGTTGGGAAATACTGCCGCAGCTGATTTTAGAAACGCTGTACAATATATGCTTGAGGGGATTAGTAATGGCACTATGACTATGGATGCTATGGGTAACTTTCAAGATGCAACGGGTCAAAAGTCAAGTACAGGTGAGCTAGATAGAAAGAAGTTTCTAGGAATAAAGACAGGGGTTAAGAATACTGAGAACAATGCTTACGGTCTAGCTGCTGATTACCTATATAACATCATTAAAGGTTCCCCTCAGTATAAACAACCAGAAGTAAAGAAGGAAAGATTTAACGCTAATAAACTCATGGAAGATGCCATTTCAAGAGAATGGTATGGAGGTAACGCCATAGATTATAATAATTGGTTCCGTAATAGAACAGAACAAGACCGCAACGCTCTAATGGGTAGAATTTGGGATAGTGCTGATTATAACCAAATATTTCAATCCCATGACTGGTCTGGAACTAATATAAGGAGTGCAGAAGATTTAGCTGCTCTTGGTAGAGCATATGGTGCGGCTATTACTAATAACAAACTAGACAATGACGATTATAATACCTTTGCTGCGTTAGGCGGTACTGGTTTAGACAAATTCATAAGACCTACTCAACAAGCAACTACCCCACAATCATCTACAGTTGAAGGACAGCAAGGTAAAGTTGATACAAGCTGGACTAACTCAGAATATGATAGGACAGTTGATGATAAAGGTAAATATCACATATACAAGAAAGGAACCAATGAAGAGGTAAGTGGAATACTTCCTGGTAATGTATTCAAAGGTGTTGGAAATAGATATGCTTTTGATGGTAATATCTACGACGATTCCAACCTACCAGAGCAATATAGACAGGATATTACTAGAGCAAGACAAGCCCAACTCGGTGAATATACAAGTCTTACAGATAATAATCCCTTTACTAAGATGCTAAAGGGTCAGGGTTATAATTATATCACTAATTTATCTCAGTTTGCGTCTGGTGTAGGTAATAATGTCTTATACGGAGCATATTCCAATCCTTCTGACGTGAATGGTAAGATGGGTTTCTACCTAAAGAATCCTACTACTGGTAAGACAACTAGAGGTTCAGTGGAACTTAACAAATCACTAGGTGAATACCAATTTATCGGAGAGGATGGTAATGTTATAAATCTAGGAGCATATAACCCTAACGGAGCAAGAGAAAGACAGGGAGTTAAGTTCGTAGACTATACTGATACTTCTAAGGCTAATTGGGAGAATCTATTCAATACATGGATGCAGGATCCAGACTTGTCGAATCCAGCTAGTGAGGCATACCGAATGGTGCAAAACACTTTGAGTAAGTGGATTGACTCAAAACAATCCCCATTTGTAAAATATGGTAAGGATTATAAATGGGCTGTTGGGGACAATGACATGAATGTTGCAAGAAACAACGATGGTACACTATCATGGTATTTCAATAATAAAGTTGAAAGTGAGGATGAATCTAGCAATGAGCTACGGAGGCTGTTAAGTATCCCAACCGCTGAGAGAAGTAGAGAAATAAATGACAGAATATTAAAGTTACAAGGATACAAAAAAGGTGGTGTAATAAGTGCCCAACTAGGTACTAAGTTTATAGAAGACACTACCCCACTAAAAGTAAGTGCAGTACAACCTGATGCTGAACAGATTGAAAGGAATACTAAAGCTAGACAATCATTTACTGGTAGGTCTAATGTATCACTAGGTAACAATAAGGATATAACTGATGCAGGTGGTGTTATAAAAACATCCGATAAAGTTAGGCTTGGTGCGGCTATGGCAGACCTAGCTAGTATTGGTTTAGGATTCGTTCCTGGAGCTAATTTAGCCTCTGCAGGAGTGGGAGTTGGTGCTTCTCTCGCCGAGTTTGGGGCTGATTTAGCTAGTGATGGGCCTCAATGGGGTGACCTTGGTAGACTTGGAGTGAATTTAGGAATGGATGCCCTATCCTTGATTCCTGTTGGGAAGACATTAAAGGCTACTAAAGCTTTAGGTAAAATAAAGAAGTCAATTCCAGTACTTATGACTCTTATTAATACTACTCCTTATCTTGACCCAGCAATAAGGTCAGAGTATAGTAAGACACTATCAAAGCTTACTAAAGGCGATATAAAGAGCCTGAATACTGGAGACTTTAAGAACCTCTCTGCTATTGCTAGTACTGTATTAATGGGTAAGAATTTAGCCCAATCTCACAGAGGTTGGTGGAACTCTTCAACTACTCCTTCGGGTAAAAGACGGGTTACAGCTATGATTGATGGTAAGCAACAAACACTAGAGGTAGACGATGCGTTCTTCCAGAATACTAAAGGTAAGAATCAGGTAGCAGAACTTAAGACTAAGTTTGCTGAACAATATAACAAAGCTAATAAACTTGAGGGAGATAAGGCTATAAAGCCCGAAAGTGTGTCCGTAGACACTAAATACTTTGGTAGAAGACCCCAATCTGAAGAGGTAGAAGGGACTAAGACTGATGGTAATTGGTTCTCTAACAGCTCAATTGGTAAGCACATAGCTGGTTATAGAGACCCGTCTGTAGTAAGGGGTAGTGAGAATATTCCATTCTCTGATGCCTGGTTCCTAAAGAAGGGTTCAACTAAGCCAAAGTCTGTGGTTCAGTCTAAATCAATAAATGAAACTGCCGATGCAGTATCTTCTATGATAGGAGCACTTCATACAGCATCAAAATTTAGGCAAGCCCCATTAGCTCTACCAGCTCCTGGACAAGTAACTCCATCTAATAGAGTATTCTATATGGGTTCAGGTAAACCTAAGGCTCCCAAAGATGTAACTAATCCATCTAATCTTAAAAAGCCAGGAAGCTATACTGACAGGGCTGTTCCAGTAGGAGGTATTCCAGTACAATCCCCGAATGCTAAGGCAGTTAGAACAATTAATAGTGTTAGTTCTATATTAGAACCTTTTATTCCCAAGTCTAATTTACCTGCTGTTATTCCTGCATCAAGAAATGCTCAAAAGGTAGTAGCTTCTCAAACTATACAGCCTAGTCAAAGATTGGACCAGTTCATTGAGGGACAAATCCCAGGCGGAAGGCAATTTGGTAGACAGAGAGCTAAGACTGAGGGGGAATATAGAGATGTATTCCATCCTGCAGCTGAACGAGAGTATAATCAAGTTTGGGATGAGGCTATTAAAAACAGAAAGGACTTTGGGTATGAAGAAGTATCTCCTAAGAGAAGTCCATATACCCCACCAACCCCTACTGAAGTATATGTAGAACCTAAAGGAGCTATAAAAGACCCTAATGCAAGGTATCTATGGGAACTTATCAATAAGAAGTCTAGTACTTCACATATTAAGAGAGATAACCTACCCCACAAAGGCAAATCAAAAAAGAAGAAAACTTCAAAGGATGATAGGGTTACTAAGAAGGCTGAAGGAGGATTAATACAATTCTTACAAGGTGGTAACACTGTAGGTAGAATTAAAGCTAAAGATATGTCTAGTTGGAATAGGTCTAAAGCTCTATCTGGGTATGACTTTGGGGCAGATGTTGATAGATGGAAATCTCAGTACACAGGCTCAGACGATTGGAGGCAAGCTTATGCAGCAGCATTTAATGGTGGCGAAGATATTTATGACCAACTAACATCTATGACTGGTAATTATTTCGGAGGCAACTATAATTACTCAGTGCAAGACCCATTAGCTAAACACAGACAGGTTACTTTTAGAGGTACTAATCAAGGTTTTGATGATTTAATCAGAAAGGGTATCGTAGGTTATGGTACTACAGAAGGTAATTCTGGGTTTGATGTGTATGCTGGAGATAGAACTGGCAATAGAACTCTTGGAAGGGGTATGTCAGCTGAGGATGTTTCCCGCTTTAATGAACAGTTAAGGACAAGAGGTTTAGAGCTTTATGACAAAGGTGATGGTGGATACAGACTAAGGTTACTTCAAGACCCTACTAATGAGCTTGGGGAAGTTGTAGTTACAGCTCCTAGAGTTTCAAATACATCTAACCCATCTAACATTAAACGTACACCAGGTAATACCAAAAAGGGTCTAAAACTTAATGTAGCACCGGAGGAAGTATTAGCTTTAGGTAGAATGGTAGGAGGTTTAGCCGCGAATAATAGAGCTGCTAGAATCTATAAAGAAGGGTTAAAGCCTACTCTATTAGACACATTTGAGAATACTGTTCCACTGCAAGGTAATTTCCAAGCAGTGACTAATGCTGAACAACAAGCAGGCAATTTAGAATCTGTGGCTGCAAGACCTAGAACTTCTGATGCTTCATTGCAATTAGCTGGAGAATTAGAGGCTAGTGGTAGAGCAGGTCAGGCTAGATTCCAAGGTGGTCTACAAGATGCAGAAATGTTCTATAAGACTAGGATGTTAGGGCAGCAAGAATCCGATGCAGCTAAAGCAAGAAGGGTAGAAGTTGCCAATAGAAATAGGGCTTCAATGAATGCTATAGATGCAGCTAAAAAGCAAATTGATGCTGGAAGAGTAACTGCAAACTATCAGCAGGTTATTGCTCCTTACCTAGCTGGCGTAGAGAATAGATTTAGACAAACTAAAGCTATGAGAGACCAACTAGCATTAGAATCTTATTTGAATGAAGCTAATTCAAATTATAATACTAGTGCCGCTAAGATTATGGAAGACTATAAAGACGACCCAATAGGTGCTCAGAGAGAACTATCTAAGCTACAGAAAGGATTACAGTCTGATATGTTAAAGAAGAGAAGTTCACTAATAAGTACCCCTTGGTTAGTTCAGTTTAGTGGAAAAGGTTCTAAATTATCCTATGCTGAGAGGGCTATGCTTCAAAGAGCTAAGGACTTTAATAAAAGATTATCTGATGATAATAAACAGTTTCACAAAGATGTAATGGAATCTAAGAGGGAACATAATAAGATGATAACAAATATGTCAGCCCTCACTGCTGCACTTATAAAGAAAGGAATGCAACTATGAAATTAACCTATAAGCTACAACAAGGCGGGGGAATGCCCGCCTTCGTTAGCTACACCAATGTACCTCAACCACAAGTAGCTGCTCCTTATTCATCCACATCCTCCAGCCAAGGTGAGCCAGACGGTTCTGTTGGATTATTGGATAAGAATATGGTAAAGTTTTTGTATGAGAATGGCATACCGAGTGATGTGGAAGCATTCGTAGAAACTTCTGGTATATTCTCAGATAGTATATACAAGAATCCGTTTAGTAATAATGCTACTGTACAATATAAGACTATATTAAAGATGCTCCCAAGAATAAAGGCGGAGAATGAAAGATTTAAGAATGCTATGACCCAGGCTGACAAAAATGGAGGGCTTGGCGAGATTGCTGTAACTGACGGAGGTCATGTAATTACCGTTGATGCTGAGGGTAAACTACAGAAGAAATCACTAAATGATGTTGACCTTAATTCAGAACAGATTTTGACTAATTCAGAGCTGGCTAATTATCGTGCTAATAGTATAAATGCCGCTTTTAATACTGACCTTACAAGTATTATAGGTAATGCAGTAGGTATCCCTAAGATAACCGAATATATACAATCTGTAGTTAATAAGTTAGGAACTACTTCAATGTCAAGGGAGGGATATGTAGGTCAGCAATCTGGCAGAATATTAAAAGGAATGGAGTATTTAGCTGCCTTACAGCCTAGTAGAGAGGGCCTATCTGGAATGTCTGTAGATGGACTTTATAAAATGTCCAGCATGGATAAATCCCAGCAAGCTCAGGCTAATCAGGCATTAGGCTATCTATTAACCTCTCTACCTAAGAATATGAGAACTGTTCTTCAAGCTAAGGCAGCTATGTATTTAGGAGATAACTCTGCGGAAGGTGTTAAAAAATTATTAATGTCTCTAACCCAATCGGCATTAAGTGGAGAACATACCTTAAAACTTGATTTACAAGAGAAGATGGATGCTAGCGGGAAGGCTAAAACATCAGGTAGTGGTAGGGATAATAACATTACAGACCCTGCCAAAGCATTCCTACTTGGGCTAGGAGAGGTTAAAAACCATAAAATTAATAATGGAAATTCGTATAGTTTAAATCTACCAGGCAATAGTGCACCATTAGTTGATACTTCTGGTAAAACTATAGGAAGTGCTACATTAGAGGATGCTGCAAGGAGTACATTCTCTGGAGTTCTAGACTTTAAGAATGCTACGATGGGGGGCCAGTTATTAAACTCATCTCAGAGAAGTAGAGTTGCTATAGATGGCTCTAATGTAGTTGCAGTTGACCTTCCTGTTGACACACAAGCATTACAATCTGGGGTGCTTAAGCCCGATATTGATTCATTAAAGAGATTAGAGTTGGCTGAGAATGAGATTAGAGAAGGAGATATAAAGGATGAAGCTCAGAAAAATGAAATCTATGCTAAGTATAAATTGCCATATAAGTACATTAATGGACAAATAAATACCAATGCCTATGGAAGATTCGCCGTATTAGATGCCTCAGCAGATGAGTCTGCATTCGTAGAAGACCCAACAATGGATGATACTCTTAGTGAAGTAACTGACATTAATGAAAGGGAAAGTATAGAGAGAATATTAAAGGCTGCTGATGCATCATTTAAGATGAGTCAGCCTGGCATATTCTCCAGTGGTAATAATGTATACTCTGGTTCTGTGTATATACCAGTAAGACAGAATCTTATTAATGCTTCACTTGGCTCTGGGCACTATCCTACGATACAAGGTAATGATGCTATGGATATAGAAGCTAAAGAACAACAGAAGCAACGATTGCAAACTTACGTGCCAAGTCCCTCACTATCTACACTATAAAATCTAGTAATATGACAAATACAAAGGAAAATGATTGGCTGTTAAATAGAGTGTCTAATCCTACCTTTTCTATCTCTGATTTTAAGGCAATAGGATTAGATGCCACTAACACTTCATTAGCAGATGCAAGTGTTTATAAGAACATTCCCCAAATTCAAGATAATCCTGCATTTCAAACTGATGGTAAATTTGATGAAGCTAAGTTTGATAATGTATATAAATACATGGCTGAGACTTATAATCAATTGGCTGATGAATCCTACCAAGAAGATATTTTAAGTCAGGCTACATTCCATAGAGATAATATATTCGCTGAACCTGAGCAAAGAAGGAAGGGCCCAGATATTTATCTGTCCAGAGAAGTTAACCCATTAAGGCAGACAAGGGGTATTAGAAGATTAAATCTATTAGACGCTCCTACTATGTCAGCTGATGAGGCTGCCCAAACTCAGAAAGTATTAGCTAACCCTATGAGTGTAGCTAATGGAGCTAATCCAGTATGGCATGATTCCCCTAATGATTCATTCTGGACTGACTTCTGGGATACTAGAGTTATGGCTCAATGGGATGAAGATGGGGAGCATATTGACCCAGTAACCAAAGAGAAGGTTCAACATAAGAAGGGGGAATTGAAACTAAACGAGAATGGTACATATTATTATGAGAACCTAGACGGTAGAGATGTGTATGGAAGACGAGTTCTTTCAAAGTTAAATACTCTAACCACAGATGGTTCTGCAATCAATAAATATGACTTCTTTGACTCAGACGGACTCGATAAAAGTGTTGTTGGCTCCTTAGCCCGTAACGCTGTCTCAATCCTTCCTATGTTCATTCCTGGGATAAGTCCTTGGTATATAGGTGCTGGTATTGCCTTAGAAACCACTAAGATTTTAGCTACTCTGGGTAAAGTATTCTCTGGCAGTGATAATAAGTTTCTATCGGCTGTAGAAGGATTTACTAAGTCCTTAGAACCTACAACTTCTGAGTATGGTCAGAATAACGCATGGTCTATGGAGAACTTCATTAATCTGGCTGGTGATGTATTCAAGCAAATGTATGAGCAGAGGTGGATATTTAAATACGCACCTGCCCTATTTAAGGGGGAGAATATGGCTACCGAGGCTGCCCAAATGAAAAAGCTAGAAGAGTTTCAAGCTAAATATGTAAACCTTGATAGCTATCTAAAAGCTAAAGTAGCAACTCCAAAGGCTGGAGATTTAAGATACTTTGAAGAATTAAAAGCAGTCAATACATTTAAAGCTCAGAATGACCTAGAGAACTACATGAAGGGCTACAACAAGATAGGAGAACTTCTATCTAAGGCTTACATGACTAGTATTACAGTTCAAGATGCTTATGGTGAAGCTAAGGAACAGGGTGCTAACGACCTAGAAGCTGCATTACTTACATTAGGATATGCTGTAGGAGAATATGCTATTATTAATAGTAGGTTAGGAGAATGGATACTTCCTGAACTTAGGATGGATAAGGAGCAGATGAAGCAGGTAGTCAAAACTTTGACAAAAGGTTCAAGAAAGACTATTGATAACGGCTCTAAAGTCCAAAAAGTTGAGTGGATGAAAAAGATATTCAAGCTCGGAAAGGATGTTGCTCAAGCTAACTACTCTGTGGGTAAAAGTGGACTTAAAGCTACTGCCGCCAATGCTCTTGGGGAAGGTATAGAGGAAGTATCTGAAGAGGTTATGTATGACTTCGCTAAATCAGTTATTAATCTAGGAATGTGGTTAGCTGGTAGTGATACACAGCCACTACAAGCATGGGACAATATGTTCGACAGATATGGTATGTCATTTGTAGGAGGTATGCTAGGTGGTGCTATGTTTGATGCTTTACCTAACCTTAGAGAAGCTAGGCAGCTTGGTCAGATGAATAATGAGCAAGCTATGCAACAACTAGTATATATGGCTAGAAATGGCAAGATGGGTGATTTCCTAAAGATGGTAGACAAGATGGAATTAGGTAATAAGTACTTATCTGCCACTAAACTTGTAGATGGAGTAGGCGGAAGAAAGGTATGGGCACAAGGTACTGATACTGACAACCAAGACCTAGCTGCTAAATCCGAGGTCAGGAGAATAGCCAAGTTTATTACTAATACTTTATCTGCACAAGGCGCAACCATTAGTGATGATGCATTTCTAGACACACAAACTCTTAATGATTTAAGATTCTCTGCTCTTAAGAATAGTAGAGTGGCTGCAAGCTACTTACAAGACTACAACAGTGTTTGTGAGAAGATTGTAACTTTAACCAATCAACTTAACGGACTGGGTGGAACCCAAGAGCGTATGGATAATGGTGGGCCTACCGACGCTCAGGTAAAGGAAAATGGAGATGAATCTACTAAGACTGAGAGAAGTAGAATAGAAGGTGAATTAAAGGCAGCAATAGAGAGAAAGGAGGCATATATGAAAGGAGATTTAGCTCCCCAGCTCATCTATGATGCTCTATTTGAGATGTCAACTGCTGTTAGTAGTGCCTACTTAGCCCCAACTCTTATACAGTATGCTGAGAACAAAACTGGTAAAAAGGTAACTGACATTCCTAAGAATGAATTAGAGGAAATATCAAAAGAGTATGATGGATGGAAGAATTCAGGATTCAAAGATGCAGTACGTACTGCTGCCTCAATTCATAAATCAATAGCTAAGGTTGTTGCACCTTTATTCCAAAACCACAGTCTAAAGTACTACGAGAGTCTTGATGAAAACTTACACTCTACTTTAAGTATCTTACAGACCGGACTAAATAGGTATGTCAAGCATCTTAATGAGAACAAGGACTCTGAATCCTTTGTAGAAGATATGGCTGAGTTCAATATACACTCATCAATGGGTATTATTGGTCCTCTGCTAACCACTTTAGGTTCTGAATCAGAGAAGGCAACATTTACTGACATAATAAATACTCCAATAACTGAAGATTATACGATGGAGGTTCAATCTGAGCAATATAACAAGTTTGTTAGTAAATTCTTAACATCACATATAGATGCTATTGTTAAGCCTATTGTGAACCAAGGTTATATTAATCCAGAATTGAAAAGAGTATTAAACGGCACTTTAGATTCTGCATACTGGTATTTTATTAACCAAGCAGAAACGTATGGAGATGATGCAAGCTATATAGAGGCAACCAAGATAGAAGATGCTAAAGCTCAAATTGATAAGTTGCAGCATTCTAATATCATTGAACTTTTAGACCAATTCTCATTAAGTACTACTGATTCTGACGTAAAGGTATCTAATATTCTTAAAGAAACTGATGCTTCGTTAAGGGAGCATATGGATGATTTGTCCAACTTTAACCTAAATAATGAGAGACTTGACCAGATTACTGAAGCTCTTTCAGTGATTAATATATTTAAGGCTCAATTACTTAGTGCTAGGGTAGACAACGCTGATTTATCTAATCTTTATGGTATGAATACTACTATAAACGAATTAGATTCAGAGGCTAATCTAGCAGAATTACAGTCTAATGTGGCTGATGCAATGATGCAGGACATAGAAGGTATTGAGTTACGTCTTAAAACCTTCCAAAAGATAATAGCTGCAAATAATGCTCAGAAGTTAGGAGAACAAACAAGAACCGCAAATAATAAGAATATACTTATCTATGACAGAATAAAGAGCTTTATTCTTAACATTCCTAATGATTGGGCAGGTAAAGCTGAGTTTGAGGGGACAGTAAGCAGTCTAAGTAAACTCGAAGAAATATCAGCTGCCAAGAAGATAAGCCTTAATAGGGAGGAAAGGTTTCAGGTAGAATCAGAGATGGTAAAACTTGATGATGCTATATATAACTTCTTTGAAGCTAATAGTGATAAGGTTAATGACCCAGAAGCACTGTCTAAGCTTATTAGCGTAGACAACTTTGGCTTAATTACTATAAGTGATGATGTAGAATCATTAAGTTCCAAGTCAACTAATATAGACGATAATGCAGTGGTTTGGTATATTGCCTCTAGAGCTGCTGTTAAGGCATCTGACTTCTATGGAGAATATAGGTCTATTATTAGTGATAAGATTGCTCCTATACCTACTCAAGAGTTAGCTACTTATTTGGGATATGCTTCAATTCTTAACGGAGGTATGATTGATAAGTTCTGTGATGCTGTAAATACCTCCCTAAAGAACTATGCAGCATCTATGACTGATTCTGAGTGGAAATATGCCCCAGGCATCATTAGAGAATTGGTACTTGACTCTTCAGTTGCTCCAAGATTCTCTAGAGTAACTTTTATTGAGGGTATTCCTGGAAGTGGTAAGACTACTGGCGTATTTAATAACCTTATAGTACTTCTAAAGAAATACCATCCAGAAGTTTTGAAAAGTGTTTGGATTGGTCATGCCACTGAAGATAGTGCTAAGGGCTTAAAAGCCGATTTAAATCTTGATTCTGCTACCACTTTGGATAGAGAACATCTTATGAAGAGGGTAACCCAGGAATGGAAAGACTTCAAAGATTATCCTCAGAAATCATCTAAAGAAGTAGACCCATCTTCCGAGGAAGATATTCCAGTGTCTATAATTGATGATGGAGATATATATTTTGACGATAACTTTATTACTAGGTCAAACTTCAAGATAAATGAAATCTCGGAAGCTCCATCTCTAATCCTTATTGATGAGGTGTCAAGATACACTGTAGTTGATATGGATTTAGTTAATAGATTTGCACAGAAGTATGGAATTCCAGTTATTGTGGCTGGGGACTTTGACCAAAGTAAAGCTATTGGAAGGCATCTTATCGACTATAAAGGGAAGAATGTTAGAAATACAATACAGTTAGCTCGCCGTAACTTTATAAGGTGTCCTAAACTGGGAGTATCTATGAGGTCTAACAACCAGCAAGTAACAATTAATATCAATAACCTTAAGAGTATCCTACCAAAACTAAGGAGTAATAACTACGATTCAGATGTGTCAATGCATTACTATCAGGATGATTCTGGGTTGTTTGGAACTAAGGTTTATAATATAAATGACCTGAGAAATTCTGCACCGTATAGTATAGAGCTGGTAAAGAAAGACATTGACCTAATGATTAATAGTATGAATCCAGATGAAAAGATTGGATTTATCTATTATGATACTGATACTGAGATATATAAATTACTTTCTAGTGCTACTTATAAGGATAGAGTAGACTTTAAACAAGGTAACTCTTCACAAGGACTTGAAGGTAAGTATTATATAATTGACGATTCAGCTGGTTTAGAGAATGAGGAATATTGGGACGACCTTTATACTGGAATCTCTAGAGCAATACAGGGTAGCATTGTTCTTCACACTAAGGATAGCTATAAGACTAACAATTCGAATCTATTAAATTCTATCCAAGACCCTTCTACTAGTGTTAGTGAACTGTCCAAAGATGGAATCAAGACATTCTCTTCTGAAAGGAGGGATATGTTAGATAAACTTCCCTTAGATAATAAACCTACTAAATTGGTTAAGAGGGAAAAGGATGCCACTATTCCTTCTGTAACCGTAGTACCTGAAGCTGGACTGACTTCTGAGGTAGTAACGACTGTAACGGATGATGGAACTAAGAAGCAGGTCATTATTACTAACAATGGACTTCCCACTGAGGCTGATATAAAGGATAAGACCCTTGCTTCTAGCGAAGATACAACCCCACCTCCAGTACCTACAACTGGAACTAATCACGTTTCCAGCACTAAAACTGAATCTGTTCTTGACTTATTAATGTACACATTCCCCACATTTGAGTCAGGAACTTCATTTGATAAGGATGGAAACCTGATAGTAACCCCAGAGAATAGTAAAAGGTTAGATAGCTACTTCGGTTTGAATAAGTTACCTGGAGTAAAAAACAAAGAAACATTTGATAAGACCATAGGTAACTTAAGGAGTGTTATATTCAATACAGCTGATAAGGGAGAGCTTACCAGGAAGATAAAGGCAATTCTAGGTCTCGGAGATGATGTGTATTGTACATTTGCATTTAAGAGTTCTGCAAGTACGTTCAATAACACAGAATGGGGAAGATTTAGAAAGGATACAGGTTCAGAGTCTTTAAGCTACATATTCTCTGAGGATGAAGAAAGTAAGAATATTAAGCTAAAGACACTATCTATCATTATAGGGGAAGGCACTAATGATATGTTAGAGCTACCTTTAGCTATATTACCTAACCCTCTAACTGTATTTAAGAATGACAAATTCAAGGCAATAAAAGAGGAATATAATGAGATTTCTAGAAGGAATCCTAGTGCTCCTATGTTTGATAAGTTTAATGAACTTATTAAATTTATTCAAGCTAATCCGTCTATTGAAGGGGGAAATGCCTTAGTTAACTTCTTAAAGGTGTATACCTTTAACTCTAATGGTGTATTTTACGTGGAGGATGCAAATTGGACATTGGCTAATAATCTTAAATCTCAAGGGCCGACAATTACTAATGCTCTTAAGGGTTCTGATTATGAATACAATGACCATTTGAAATATGATGGTAAATGGATAACCCTTGATGAATTATCAAAGGTTCCTGGCACTTCTATTTCTAAGGTAAAATTATCTCCTAAGGGAGTTTACTCATTTGGAAATAAAACCGTAAACTTTGCCAAGCCTGGACACCCATTTGTACTTGTTAGTAATGATATAATGCTTAGTGGTGCAGAATTGGAGAATTACTACTATAGACAATTAGAGGATAGTTCTTTGGAGAAGAAGGTGAAGTTAGTTTATGTTGTTCCTCCTAAAGCATCAGTTAAGGAGTATTTTGATAATCTACTAAGCATTGTTTCTGGAGATAAGAACTCTATTAAGAGGATAGGTAATGACTTTACTGCCTACAGGATTATAAAGATATTATCAGCTCAACCTGGCTATGAGACAAGTGACCTAAACTACAATACTACTGCATACGATGGTATAATGAAGTTGGTAGGTAAACTTGATAGCGCAGAGGGAGATGTTAAAGCCCAAATGGAAATCCTTAATGATCCTGTTGATATTAAAGGGCTAAATAGAAACATTACTGCTAGACAAGCCCTTCAAAACTATCTATTAGGTTCGGTATATCCTCCAAACGCAGATAATACTAGTAGAATATTTAAGGAACTTAATTTACGTTCTATAGAACATATATTAGGTCAAAATAAGATTGATGGAATATTCTACAATATACAATATAGTAAGTCTTCTACAGACACTATTGCTCTAGATGCAGTTTATGATACAGGTAACTACTCTATTGATAATAATCCATTTATGGTTAATGGTAAGATAGATAGCCCTTCGTTCTATGGTAACGTAAACCCATTACTAGAAACAATAGTCAACAAGATGACTAACAATGGTAACTTTAAAGGTAGTAGAGACAATAGTAGGTATTTAGCTGGAAACTCTCGTATAGGAGTAACCCCTAAGCCTACAGCTGATACTATCTTTAGGTCAATGAACATCAAGGCATCTGCTTCAGTTATGTCAGAAATGGATGTAGATACTCTACAAACACTGTCTAAGGAGCAGGTTTTAGATGCATATAGAAAGACAAATCATCTAGTAATACCTATTGGTTCTGACGTCTATATAAGTACTAAACCATCTAACCTTGATGTGTCTAACTCTGTCATTTCAGATATTTCCCAATTAAGTTTAAATATTCACAAATTTACCTTAACTTTGGGGAATGAAATCTTTAATGCAGAGCTAAACCTGAATAACAATGAGATTACTCTAATAAAACAGACAAGTGCTCCTACTGGGACTCAACTTGCTGTATTCTCGGTAAGCTCATTACAGGAAGTAGCCGAATATAAGAACATCCTTAGCGTATTTAACTTTGCTACACTTGGTAAGGTGCAATCTGCGAAGGGTGTGGAGGCATTTAATAAGGAAGTTAATGCTATGAGAGCAACTTCTAAAATGATAAAAAGGATGAGTGAGGAGATTGACCAATTCGAAGGTTCTCAGAAGGATATGCTTCAGAATTTGGTAAATTTCTTACAATCTAAGCAAGATGAAAAGGCTCGTCTAAACACTACTGACAATTCATGTCCAATAACTATAAAAATTAAATTATAATCATGGGTAAATGTAAATTTAACAAGAATGACTCTAACTTAGACTTACAGGATGTATTACAAGACACACTGGAAGAAATCTGGGAGGAGAAAGACGAATTTAGTAGAAAGGCGATGTTTATTAATAGTCTGAAAGAGATAGGAGAGGGGTACGATATTACGTCCCTCTCCGACCTTGCAGATTTTATTGATGCATTCGTTATGGAGGTTGCTCCAGTATTGCATGATATAGTTCCAACCAACATGACCACCTATCTTTCCGGTCAAAGTAGTAACATTGATGATACTGCTGAAGAGAATCCTACCAAGTTGGATGCTTTGGATGACCCTGAAGGTAACGCTGATGCAAAACAAAGGATTAGAGGATTTATAGTAACTAATTATGGTACTGCAACTGAAATTGCCTCAGCAATGGAAGCTAGTGTTACTGATAATATAGTTAAGTGTTTTCTTGTGGATAGAGAGGCTGGTAAGGTAATTAAGACTGAGCATGAAATTAATGAAGCCTTAAGGAATTACCAAGAAACTCTATTACAAGACGTGGTTGGCTATCTAAAGGATGCATATTCTAAACTTCCATCAGAAGATGTGCAGGACACTCTAGAGAAACTGTCTAACCTTACTATGTGGAAGGATGGAGTATATCTAAATGCCGTAGGAGAGTTAAATGCTGTGGGAGAAAGATTCCTCCATCATTCACACTTTACCGCTGATGAACTTAGAAAGATATATTCTAGGAATAGAATTATTGACAAGAAGTTTATTAAGGCATATAATAGTTTAGTTATTTTAAATCACTTTGATGATTTACTTAGCTCTAAATTAGGGAAAGTCTTAAAGATTAATGAGAACTATCCTAAGTATAGTGCAGAAGATAGATATTCTCTTATAAGTACAGGAGCCAACAATAGTAGGAATTGGGGAGATAAGGAGAAAGATGTAAATATGAATGACCATGTGTCGGACATAACTAAGCTATTAGTTGAGACTTCTCCTATATACACTTGGGGAAATAGTACTCCGATTGCAGATAAGAAGGTTAAACTAGACGCATTTAACTATATTATATCTAAAATCAAGAGTTTAACTAACTCTCCTGATATTCACAATTCTTCTCTTACATTTGATGGGATGTTCTTCCTTAAATATCCTCAGTTTGAACATTTGCGTTCTTCTATTGAAGGTAAATCTTTCTATACATTATTATCCTCAGCTAGCACAGGTAACGTGCTTGAGAACTATCATGCACTATTTGAATTGTTGTGTGATGACTCATTCTTTAACAGCAACTATGAGTTACTTAGAGGGTTTAGAAGCATAGAGAAGAACTTAGTTTATTCATTGAGGCAAGGAATCTTTAGTAGTGATGCACACTCCTTATTTGGGATTTATAAGAACAATGTTCTTGATACTAACTACTATTCCTTTATCTGCCAATTAGTGGCAACTGCTAGTCCTCTTGATTTTGTGCAATATAGAGTTAATGAGGATGGGGATATAGTTAGAGCAACTTTGAGGGATAATCTTAACAGGCAATTAAGGAATCAACTTGAAAGAAGTATTTCATCTGCATTGAGCGTTACAGCCCCTACTAAGTATGAATCAATGATTGCTAAGTATAATCCCAGATATGAGGAAGATAAGGTTACAGACCCCAAGGAAGGTGTGAAGACTATTTCTGTATTTAGATTCCATATACCAGACTTGAATGTGTCTATTCAATTCAATCCAAAAGCGAAGAGGTCTAATGCCTTCTCTATATCAAGAGGCGGTAAAGCATTAGTTTCATTTAACGGTGAGGAAGATTGGAATAAGGCTCTTCAATTCTTCAAGGAATTCTTATATTTAGACTTTGTTTCTGATGGGCCATTAGTTGAAAGCTATCTTGCATTAAAGACGAAGAATGGTAACATTCAATATGATGCAGCAATTAGTGACCTACTTCAACTTAGTACTAGCATATTCTTTAACTCTTACTTCTCTCATAACTTGGTTCCTAAAGAAACAAGTACACAGGAGTTTAGAAGAAAGCAAGAGGAGGTATTTGGAACTGAGAACCTAACCTCTATAAAAAGAGGGGCTAAGGATATTGGTGTTCTACTTCCTAGCTATGTACCAGTAATGGAGGATTTAGCTGCTGCCTATGCTATGACTACAGATGCTTATGTTAGTGGTATAAACAGGGACGGAGAAGGTCGTGCATTATCTGGAGTTGCTATGTCAATGCTTGGTACTAACTACAGAAGTCAGTGGACAAATCAGTGTATGAATATGAATTCCGCTACTAATGGATTATCCCTTCTGAATAATACATTCTTGCATAGAGGAATGGTGGTATCGAGAGAGTATAAAGGTAGGACTGATAGTAAGAAGCATATTGATTTTAATATGTCAGAATCCTTCTATACTGCATTTGTAAGTAATTATTTATGTAATATTGCTGGAAATACAGATGCTGCCTTCTTACCTTCTGTTATCTCAGATAAGTCTACTTTGTTCCACATGGTTGAAAATCTGAACGCCATCAGCCCTCTAGGTAAACCCTTCAATAAATTAACTAAAGATGAGACCATAGCTATTATTAATAAAGAGCTTGGGGATTGTTATGCAAAGATAATAAACTCCATAACCTTTGAATGGGAGAGATTAAACTCTGCCCTTAAGAGCATAGACAGTTCTTTAGTGTTCAACAACCCGACTCAATATCCCTTATTAGCAAGTAAGGGAATAATTCCTGTATTTAATCCTATGACTAATTTCGCAGAAGTGAATACCGTTTATGGAAATGATTCTAGGAAGGTACTTGAAGAAGTATTAAGGGTTTATCAGAATGTGGTTAGAGGTCCAGAATTGGAGATTAAAGACGAGGTATCATTCCAGGGAGGTAAAACTCTTTCATTTAACAGAACACTAATATCCCTTACTAATAGGTTTAATCCTGAGTATTTTACCAGGGCTGGACTTAATGTGGAAGAGGTATTTGGCAAGTTAACCAATAGTGACGACTTCTGGAGAATTAAGGAGGTAGAACTATTAACTGACTTACTTGATAATGATTTTACAATTGAAACTACTGATGAGAGAGGTAATGCACTTACCACTCCCGAAGTAGCCTACCTAGCTAAGAATAAAGATTGGATAAAATTCTCTACTAAGCGGGTAATATTAGCTAAGTATACCAACTTTGGTAAAACTTTTGATATTACTAAATGGTCTGACCTATATTCTATTGGAGGTTACACTGAGAATGGAATATCTTATAATTGGGGAAGTCCCGGATTTAGTTTCTCTAAGTTCTTAGAAATGAGAGGTGGTGAGTTACAACTTCATCCTGACTTAGCTAGATTTAATGTAATAGATTATCTTCTTAGTCAAGAGTATGTTCTAACTACTGTAGGTACTCATGCTAATCATCCCGCGAAGAAAGCCACAGCTAGTCCTAATGATTTAGTTGAGGAGGCTGCAAGGTATATTGCTCAGCATAAGAGAAATGTATCAGACACAGCTGCTAAGCAGGTTATGAGCCAAGGCTTAATAAATGGAATATTACCTGAATATACTATTGCCGTTATCGAGGATGATACTGCTCCTACCTATAATCCTATGGGAGACCATGATGAGCATGGGGTTAAACAATATGATGGTAGTACATTTGCATCTCCTGAAACAATGTATTTGGAGAATAACTCTCTTGGTGGGGCTAAAGTAGGTGCTGATAAGAAACCTTTTGTGCATTTTTATAAAGAAGGAAGTGCTACTGGAGGTATTATCAAAACTGCCACATTCGCCCTTACTAACTATACCATGAGTAACAGCAAATTCCTACAAAGGATGGTTAAGAAGATGTGGAGTAAGAATTGGGAATTCGAAGGAGTATTATTTAATGATAATGTGCTTGTAGATTTCCAAGGCAATCCTATATCTTACGAAGACGTTTACTATAAGGGAACAGATGGTAAATTCTACATGATTAATAGTATCACCTATATGCCAGAGGATGGTACATATATGATAATTAAGTCAGAAGTAGAGCCTGATGGTACTATAGTGAAACAACTCCCTGCTGAGATTACCCCCAAACCAGGGGAAACTCCTAGGGTTACGAACAGTGGAACTACACTCTATCCTGTTACAAACAACTTTGGTTTATTCCAAATGTTTGGAGGATGGAAGTCTTATTCACAATCTGAAGATGGGTTAATTCCGTCTGAGGTTTCAGTAAGAAATGTAGTCAAAGCTGTTAACGGTGTGGGGATTAAACTGAAGGACTCAGTTGTCTCTCAATCAGATGTGTACCAACCTCTAAAATGGTCTTCTATTCAGTATGTAGTAACCGCTGGTGCTATTAAGCAAGGGGCAGCCAACGTAAACCTGAAACATGCTTATTTTGATGATAACCCATACTTGACAATGAAGTTTAGAACTGATGATATTGGTATTCAGTTAGATGCAGAGCATACTGCTGATGAATCTACTTTATCAATTATGACTCAAGTAATCAATGCTTTGGCTTCGAGGGGTTATACTACAGAACAAGCTGGAGAAGTTTATGAGGCTATGTTTGCACTATCAGAAGCCGGAATCAATGACTATGTTGAAGGATTTGAACAGTATGTAGACACTAAAGATGCATCCAAGTTCAAGGATGCAATCATATCTACTATAGTTAAATCTATCCAGAATAGTACAAGTAGGGACGGCAATCTAATGCAAGCTGTTATGGATACTCTAATAGAAGATTCTAGGGCGGGTAAGTTAATAACCTATAAGAATGTAGAAGGTACAATTCCATATAGTAATCCTAGTGTTTTTAATGGAATCTTCTCTTCTATTTCTGCCACACTTACTAAGGCGGCTATTAGACTTAAATTTAATGGTAGCCTTGCAGTGTTAAATCCCTCTCATAAGATTTGGAAGTTATATGGAGATAGAATGTATGACTCTTTTAATAATGATGAAGAAATTCAAAAGTTACAAGAATTATACAATTCTAAACCTATAACTAACTTATCTGAACTGAAGCTTGGTAGGTACTATACAATTACGGTAGATGGGATTACCAGTACTGAGTTTATAGAAACGCCTCAACAATATTGGGATTTGGAAAGCAGGCTAGCTGACAAAGACTTCAGTATAGTTGAAAACATTACTGCTGGTAGAGATTTAGCCTCATATAATTTCACATTTAGAGATGTTCAGGGCAACCTTTATAATATGTGGGATTTAGATGTAGTTAAATCACTATACGCTACTGTTGACCCTCAAGAGAAGATACTGCTAAGAAGAGAACTCCAAAATGCCCTTGGAGCAGTAAGTAACGGTAAACTAGATACTGTAGTCATTAACGGAGTGACAGTACAAGTTGACAAGTCTTCTCTTCAAACTCAACCATTTGAGTTAATAATGCCTAAAATCTATGCAAGTAGATTTGGATTGAAGAGGGGGGATAGTCTATCTACTATCAAGAATGATGATACGTTCTTCCTAAAGAGAATGTTATCTAACTGGGAAAGTAAGGTTAGTGATGCCGATTTTGATATTGAATTGAAGAGGCTAAACGGCAAACACGTATACTTAGTTGATAAGAGAGTTTATAAGAACACTCGTCTAACTCCTATAGAAATTGAGACTAGATGGGATGGGGCTAAACTTTACAGAGTTAATAGCTCTGGAGAGAAGCTACACAGACTGTCTGATGAATCTGATAGGGTATATGTAGATGCTAATGGTAATGAGATAATTGTTACCAACAATACCCAATTCTATATTGATTCTTTCAACTATCATACTATCAGAGTATCTAATAGTGCTGCCACAAGTGAAGAAGTTAGTAAGATTATTCAACCAATACTGGATTCTAAATCCAAAGTAGCTAGCAGGTTTGCTAAATATATAGGTAAGAGTAACCCTACTGACATTATAACTTATGTAAACAGGCTATATTCTGAGAGTATTGATAAATTGAGAACTAATCCTAGAGCTAAAATTGAAGACTCAAACATTGATGCTATAAGAGATGCTGCTGCAGAACTGCATACGTCTTTTATTAAATCTTTGGACGTCTTAGCTGCTCGTATTCCTGCCCAGTCTATGCAATCGTTCATGCCAATGAGAGTAGTAGGATTTGATGAAACAGACACAAACTCCGCCTATGTAAATTATTTCCAGTTCTGGTTACAAGGTTCTGACTTGGATATTGATAAGGTTTCCTTATTAGGTCATTCATTTGACAGAACAGGTAAATATGTTGGATGGAGTCCCTACTTTAATTTAAGTTCTCAGAATGCTCTAGCCGAATCTGAGAAACTTCCATTCCCTACAAATAAAGAGTTAGAATTAGTTGAAGCTGATGATGCATCATTAACTAATTGGGCACATGATTTTGTAGGTTCAGGTAAATTGTTTAACTTTAACGGTTCAGAAGTAGTATTTCTGCCAGAATATGACTTGGACAATTCTTTAGGTTCGATACAATCTCTATCGAATTTCTTAAGAATGGTTAAGAGGAATGGTGGTAAGCTATATATTCCTAAAGGTTCTAATCTTCCATTTGATAAAATCAAGGAACTGATTGACCGACATAACTTATATGTAAGGAACTCTAGCAATCCCGAAGATATGATTAAGAATTTCATATCCTCTTATATGTTTAAGATTAGTGATAATCCTATTAACTTAATGCAGTCACAATCGTCTATTGATGATGCTGTAGCTCTGCTAAAGGATATAGCTAAAGGGTCAACAGAAGGTCAGAGAACTCTACAATTTACTCCAGGTAATGTAGTAAATAAGTATGAGTCTATGTATGACTTTCAATCTGGTAAGAAGAATGTTGGTATAGTTGCATCTGCCATTAAGGTATTTGATGGTCTGACTTACTACAATAATGCCACATTAAATAGTAATAACCCAATAAAACAATATGGTCTACTATTTAATAGGGCTATTTGCGGTAGTAGATTTAGATTGCTAGCTAATTCATATACTGATAGTCCTGAATCCATAAGTAATCTTGAAGTATTAGATGCATTACGAAGTGTGGACAATGATACAGATGCTAAGCTAGTATTCTCAGCATTGATGTCAGCTGCAACTGATAATGCTAAAGACCCGATATTGGCTAAAATCAATGCCGGGCCTAATATGATGGGATTATATACTTACGGTACAGCGATTGGAATTCCTCTTAAGGATTTAGCTGGAGCTATGATGTCCAGAACTGCTCGTATACTCTCTAAGCTCATGGATTCTAATGTATTTAATAGAAAGGCTGGTATGTCAATTACTAGTGCTATTAGATATATTGAGAATGGCCCAAGTATTGGGGAGTTAGACCCAGAATTTGTTTCTATACTAAAGAGTGAGTTTGGGTCTGGGACAGATGCATCTGATTTTGTAATAGGTAAAATGCTACAATATAGGCTCTCCGACCTATCTAAAGGTCATGAATTGATTGATAGTTTAAGAAAGAGAATCAAGTCTATGGATGTATCTATGAACAAAGTCTCAATGTATAAATTCTTAGAAGAGTTATCTGATTATATCAGGTTTGTTAATACGATAAACAATGACATTATCACTAACTCAGAAGGGGTTCAATACAGAGTTATTGATTCAATCAAACAGCTAGTCCAAGGTGCATCTGAAATGGGCAGATTGAGAGGTATCTATGCCCTCAATCAAGGTCTCTCTAATAGTGTTGAAGACTCCCTTAAATTTATTGATAAGTTCGAAGGAATCTTTGAAGATAGAATTAAGGAAATATCAGCTGAAGAGAAAGAGGGTACTGTAATGGTTGACGGAATGATTATGAAGGTTTCTGATGTTATAGCAAAGCTAAGAAATCTAACTAATAATACTGACAATCCATATAGAATCTCCTTTAGTAAATTTATGTCTGATGAGGAATATAGAAGCACTTTAATCTCTCTGTATGGAGGATTAAAGCACTCCTTCAACGTATTGGATGCAGCATGGTCTGTACCTCACTATAGAGGGTATTTGAAAGCCTTCCATATGGATGTAGAAAGCAAGTATATGGTTATGTCCAAGTATAGAATGATGAGGGATTTAGGCCCTAGAATTATTAAGGGCGGTGGATTCTACAGTAGTAAAGAAAGGTCTAATGTTTATAAGAAGTTACAGTCATTCTGTGACATGACTCTTAGGAACACTTGGATGAAAACTTCTGAGAAGGTAATTACAATCCCAGCTGGTGTTACTATTATGAATAGTATTGGTAACACATTTACTACTCAAGGTAATACTCCTATTATGTTAGGAACAAGATGGGGTAATGAGTCATTTAAAATGTGGATGGATTCTGTGGTAATTCCTGAATTAAAGGATATAGAACCTAATGAATTTATTCAATCTTTAAGTCCAACTAGATTAGATAGAACCCTTAGTGGTAACGCTGCATTCGTATATTCTTTGCCAACTAATATGTTACCAAAGACTGGTTCGGAGGTAGAGCGTTTTAATAGGTATAAGAGAGCCTTTAACCAATTACAAGGTGCTCCAACATATCAAGGGTATCCATTGACAGACCTGTTCTTCTATTATAATCTAATAAACTTTAATAACACTGTATCTCAAAGTTCTTTAACTACTATCTTTGAGGATATTATCAGAACAAAATCCTCTCCATTAATAGAGGAGTTTCATAAGTTTACGTCTGTACTTGATTCTAACTCAATGTTAGTTGAGGGGGTAGACTTCACTTATGACGAAGCTCTAAAATGGTGTGCTCCTATTGAAGATACTAACTATTCATCTAAGTATTATGTTAGAAGTTATGATGATTCTAATATGAAATATCACTTATTTGTTAGGAAGTCTAATTCAATGGATAATCCGGAGGTAGATGGGGATTTTGAATATGATTCTGATTATATGGATTTTGTATCTGATGATTATGACAGTGGGGATATGGGAGGTTATCAATATGGGCCAAACCTAGAGGATTATACAAGAGTTATTGAGAATACTAACTACACTAATCCTTGGGATGTTGCGGATATATATAATGACCATAACATAAGAATTGACTCAAACTCTGTGATTAATCTTGATGTTGATAGGAATCTAAAATCTATAAGCTATAGGGGTAAAACTTATAGTAGAGAGACTTTAGTTAAACTGGCTGAATCCTTAGGTGGTTCTGAATCAGACTTAGATGTACCTTATGTAACTAGAGTTGTTGATGGTATGAATGTTAAAACTGTTGATAGTCTACAATATTCTGCAATCATAGCTCAATTATTAGACAATCCTTGTTAATTTTATGGCAGTATGTCTTAATAAAAATTCAGTAGAGTACCAGACATTGTTAAAGATGTCTGGGCTCTCTGGATTTAAATTTAATGCTTTTGTATCTACATTTGTAGATAAATTTGGTAGGTATCCAGAGCTTGATGAGATACCTGGAGCTGACTCTAGACCTTACTTAAATAGTTCTTTGTCAGTAAAAACAGTAGATGATACAAGCTTTGTAAAGAATGATAAGATATTCTCTCAAACAGGAACAACAGATGTTAAAGAAGCTAATATTAGAATAAACAATACGTATAGGGACTTAGAAGTGGAACTAACTCCCTCTAATGAAGTTTCAACTATACAAGTTAAAAAGCGTCCTAATAAGTGGGACAATGTATATGAAGGGGGAATAATCATAGATGATTCTACATCTCCTTCTAGAAATGTTGGGGTTTTTAATAGCATATTAGAGAAGCTAGCAAATTTATATGGAATTAACTTCATTGGTATCACTAATGGAGAATTGTCTTCAGAACAATGGAATGGAATAGTAGACGATGCTAAGACAACTAATGCTTTCATCTATAATGGAGATATATACATCAATATGGATAATTCTAGTATTGATGCTCCGCTACATGAAATGCTACATCTATTCTTAGGCTCAATTAGGTATAGCGACCCCCAGCTATACTTCTCAATGGTAGAAGCCATGAATGAACTACCTAATAGGTCAATGTTAGCCAGAGACTATAAGAATAGAACAGATTCAGACATAAATGAAGAACTACTAGTATCAGAGTTCTCAAAATATATAACAGGACAGAGAAGCGTTATTGATAAGTTACCAGCTAATGTGTTACATAAAACATTCTATAATATGAACAGAGTACTTGACTCCGTATTATTTGGTGAACAAAGTGTAACTACTATGAATCCAAAAGACCTATTTAACTCTTCTTTAGTAAAGCTATCAGAATACTTAGGCTCGGCATTAACAAACAACCAATACTCTGGAACCCTTAATGTTAAGTCTGCTGAGGTTCATAGAGTACTAGCTAATGTTAAATCAGATTTGATGAAAAGTAAAGACCTAAAAGAATTTTGTGGATAATGGGGTGCATATATGATTACAAAGGACATATCTTCCAATCTGAGTTAGAGTTAGATGACTTCTTACTTGAAAGAAGGCATTTAGTATCTAAGTATGGGGACATTGTATTTGCCAAGAGTAATAGAGCTATTCAAACTTATGATTCTATAATGAATCTAAAGATGGATACTGAAGCCCTTAAGGCAAATAAGACTATCTCTGAAACGGAAGATGGCAAGAATGATATTGAAAACATTAATGTGTCTAGTAATGGATATATTGGTGTTAATAAGTTTCTACAAGGTCTGAGAAACCTAGACGGGGATTTATTATTCCCAGAATTTAGACCTGAGAACTATTGGAAAGAGATTAGACCAAGATGGGCTGGAGGTAACTTTGATAAAGAAGAAGCTGCTGCCATATTTGGAGAGGGGGCTGAAACTAGACCTATAGTAAGTGATGAGGAATTTGCCAGAGCTAGGGGAGTTATTGAGAATAAATGGAAGACTCAGGGTAAAATAGGTACTGAACTTCATAAAGCAATGCAGAAGTATTTCAGTGAATCCAAGAGTGGAAGGAATATACGAGAGTCAGATGATAACTTCTTAATTAACACATATTTCCCATCAATCCTAGACACTAATTTAGTTCCTAGCAAAGTTATTGCTGAAACTGTTAAATACTGCCGAGACCTAGAGAAGTCCTTACAAAGGGAGTTAGGTGAAGACTTAATATACCTCCCAGAAGTGGCAGTCTCTGGAGTTACCTCACAAATAAATGAATCAGGCAATCCTAACAAGCTGTTAGGAGTTATTGACTTATTAGTAATTGATAAAAGGGGAAACGTTCATATTATTGACTACAAGACATCACCTAAACCTTATATAGGTACAGCCTCTGAAACTGGTTACGATTCCGCCAAGATTCTGACCTTTAAGTACCAGCTGGGTGTATATGAACGTTTATTAAGAAAGTATGGAATAAATACTAGTGGTTCTAAACTATTTGTGGCCCCAATCCAGCTATCCGATTTTAAAAGAGAAGGAGATGATTGGACTTACAGTGGTATAAAGGAATACTCCGGTCATGTTGAAGATTTAACTCAAGATATTAAGACCAATATTAATATTCAAGAGAACATTGATGAGTTTCTTCCAGCACCATTTATCACTAAGGCTACTACTGAGAACCTACTACAAACTGTAACTGGTGTAATGTCAAAGTGGTTCCCTAAGTATAATAGCGTTCCAGGGGAGATTACAGATGCTATGGTAACTGAAACCATAAAAGAAGGTAAAGGGGATGTACCTAACCCAGAAACAGGTAAATACATATATACTCCAAAGGGCAATGACTACCCACTTAAAGCCAATTCCTATGAGGAGCTCTTCGTAATGGTTAAAAGAAGAATGAACAGTATAGCTAATAATAAGATTAACTCCACACAAGTTATCAAGGAGGGTCTAATAAAAGCTATAGAAGAAGAAAATCCTTACTATGAGTTTACTAGAGCGCAGATTCCTGATAACCCTAAAGGTGTAAATGGTTGGTTCCAAAGAAGGATGTCTAGATATTGTAATTCTAACTGGGAAGTAGTAGATTGTGAACCTGCAGAGTATTTAGGATGTATCTTGCTTAGGAATAAGTTTACTAATCAGATAGATGTGGTGAAGATTAGTACATCTATGTTAAGAAGGTCTAGACAATTAGTAAAAGGAAGAAGAGGACTTACTGGTGCATTTGAAAGTGACATTATATCACAAAATAAACCTAACTCATTGATGATGGAGAGTGTTAATGGTAACATCGAATTGATGGAAGCCATGTTGGTATTAAATAACTTACCTAGTCTATTTGAGGAGAACGCTATAGTAGGAGAAGTAAGTGTACACAACCCATTCAGAGAAGAAGGTATCTCAGCTGATAATAAGCAATTATTATACTGCTTCAATGAGTTAGACAAGTTATCCCCGATTGGGGTGAATAATCTAAAAGGAAGGAAGGCCCCAGTTAAAATGGCAAATAGGTATGATATATTCTACAATAGGTTTAGGGAGATTATATCTAATGTAAGGGATGATACTAAAATAAATAAGAAATGGAGAAAGTTTGCAGAATCCACCAGTGCTTTAGATGCTTGTATAGGAGACCCAACCAAGCTCAGGTTAGAACTCCTTAATCTTAGAAAGGAGTTTCTGGAAGCATTCCCTAACGTTAATGATACCAGACCAAATGATGATATTATAGGTATGCCTCATGTTCAAGTATATAGAATGTTAGAAATGGCTATTGGTGAGATAGATGGTCTGGATTTTAGACAACAGCTTCGTGACCATGATAAATGGCTAGAATCTATCTATGTATGGAAGGCTGGTTTGGAAGGCACTTACCTTGATAACCCAGGTAATATGAAGAGTCCAATTCTAAATAAGCTAACTTCACTGGTAACTGTAGCATACCAAAATATTAGAGACACAGTAAACAGGTCACAAGGTGAGATAAGAAACCTAGTAAATGAACTAAAGAATGACCAAGGATTTACATATCTCAAAGAAAGAACTATAGGTAACCAGGCTACCCTATACAGAGATATGATAGTATATACCGATGATGGGGATATATTATTGAAGAACCCAGATGACCCAACAACTGGGCTATCCGAAGCTCAAAGGAAGTTCCTAAAGTATTTCCTTAAGACAGTTAATGCTAATAGATTCAAGAATATGTCTGAAGAAGAGATAGAAGAGTTACGATTATCTGGGGATGTGAGGTATTATAGGCTGCCCTTAGCTGCTGGTAATGCTACATCTATTGCTTCAAGTAAGGGGTTACTATCTGCTATAAAGGATAAATTACAGGACTGGAGTCCAAAAAAGGCTGTAGAAAGGGCTAAAACAAAGGTAGAAGGATTCTTAGACCCCACGGATACTAATATTGAAAAAGTCCGTAGAGGAGAGCTATGGGAAATGACCAACTCATTTGATATAGGCGAGAAGGGTTCAGATATAAGGCTAAGTTTGATAGAAGATAGGAAGCCAGAGTTCTTCGAAACAAATCTTGAGACTTTATTACTCAAACATATCACTGCATACTCTGCTAAGGAACACTTAGATGAAATCTTCCCATCGTTGCAAGCCTTAGCTATTCACCTTAGTGATATGGGTACTATCCTAAATGATAAGTTTGAGGATGACTTAGAGTATCTAAGTGACTATGTTAGGAATAAGATATTTAACCAATCTCTAATCTCCGACGACCGTAAACCTCTTGCAGCTATTACTGGAGGATTGATGGGATTTGCTTCTAAGATTGCATTAGCATTCTCCCCAGTACAGATGTATCAGCACTTAGATGGTATTTGGAAGGATATATCATTAGTAATACGAAAGCCTGACGGAGGATTATCTTTTACTAAAGAGAATATGGTTAAAGCCTATAAGTATGCTATTGCAGACGCTATTCACTATGGCAACAATAAGTCTATGTCGGAGTTGCTGAATGAACTGTATGGACTTAATGATATGGATATGAATACCTATGCCGATAAGATAAAGTCGGACCAAGCTGGTATATGGAACTTCTGGGCATCCGCTTTTAGATTTGCATCTAGGCCCGACTTCTACAATAGAATGACTATATTTGGAGCGCAAATGAGAGGAGATGGGTGCTGGGAAGCACACTCTGTGGTAAATGGTAAATTAGTTTATGATTGGAAGAAAGATAGTCGATTTAGTGCCTACGCTAGTGGAAATACATCTAGTCCAGACTATAAGAAGCAAGAGGCATTGTATTATACTATGGCACACCAGTTAGTTAAAGAACATACTAGGAATGAAGACGGTTCATTATTTAAAGTAGGAGATGCATTGCCAAAGGCATATACTGTCCAGCAATCTGAAAGTCATAAAGCCTTAGCAGACTCAATATATGGATATTATTCCCATGAAAAGAAGTCTATGTTCCAAAGTACTCTAATTGGGGGATTATTCTTCCAAATGTGTACATACTGGTCTTCTAAGAAGAATCAATATCTAGCTCCAGAGGGAATCAAACTGCAAGGTAGACTAGTTCATTATGAAGAGAACGGACAGAAGTATTACCATAAATTAGATGATAAAGGTCAGATTACAGATGAAGCAACTACTGAAGATACAGGATTCCCATTCTACAAGTGGGAAGGACGATTTGAGGAAGGTATCTTATTAACCCTTAACAAGGTTCTAAATGACCTAATAGTAGGGTCTTATAAGAAAGGTAGTGTAAGAGAAGGATGGAAATTGATGACTAATGACGTCTGGAATAATGAGGATGAGAATCTTAGAAGGGCATACAGGTCTAATTTACGACAGTTGTTCTATGATTTATTTATGCTATTATTTGTAGGGGCTGTAGTTAGTGGTTCTCTAGCAGAATTTGTTAAGGATGATATAAAAGAACGAGGCAATGATACCATGAATGATGCGGTAATAAATGCAACATTATCTCTTGGAAGTAAAATACTTACTAATTCAGCCTATGATTTCAACTTCCTTGATGCAGTTGCTGGACGTGGAATGCAATGGACACCATTCGCATTTGAGACTTTTAACAGAACCGTAGATACATTCTCAAGTGTTATATCAGGAGATAAATCTTTGTATCAGGGTCTAATTAATACTGTGGCAGCTACTAGAGCAACTAAGCCAATTTGGGATTATATAGACCCAACTAAAGAGGAATAAGACAATGTTGATTGGAATCAGTGGTAAAAAGCAAACTGGCAAGGATACAGTATGTAAGATTATTAAAGCACTAGATATATGGAATAGGTACGGAGATGGGGATATGCTTACATTTGTAAAGATGTTACTTAAGAGCTCAAGTCCTTTAGGTAGTATGTGGTATAAGCACGCATTCGCTGATAAACTCAAACAAGTCCTAGCTGTTATACTTAATGTACGTGTAGAGGCATTCGAGGATAACATATTTAAGATGTCCTATAGTGAGATAGCTAAACCCGAAGGAGGATACTATACTAATAGAGAACTCCTACAGAGATTTGGAACTGAAGTTGGAAGAAGTATATCTCCAACATTATGGGTGGATGCCTTATTTACAAGCTATAGTGAGCATGACCACTGGATTATCCCAGATGTTAGATTTCCTTCTGAGGCCCAAGCCATTAAAGATAAAGGAGGTATAATCATCAGAGTAGACAGGGAAACCCCCTTCCATGATACCCACCCATCGGAAGTAGCATTGGATAATTATGAAGGTTTTGATTACAGAATAGATAATAATAATGATATAGAATATTTAATAGGTAAAGTAAAGGAGATAATGTCTCAACTAAACCTTATATAAATAATTAGGGCGTTACTGGTGATTAATTTCACTGGTAACGCCCTTATTTTTTTTATTTAGTCTTTCTTTTCTACATATTCAGGTTCTCTTTCGTCCTGCTGCTTCAGATAAGTAAACATTCTCTTACCTAATGCTTTGTAATCCTTTTCATCCTTAGATTTAGAAGCCCTCTTAGCCATCCTAATTAAAGTTCTAGTATTCTTTCTACTAAAGATTCTCTCACCACCTTCCAATTCCATTTGAGTGGAACCATCTGGGGCGATTACCTTCATTTTAGGTAATTCTTCATCCTCTTCAATATCAAGTTCATCCCCTTCTTTAATTCCAGAGCCTTGATTGACCTCTAATACAAATCTAACATCATCTTCCTCTGCTATATTCTCGTTCTCAGGTTCTCCCTGATATACTGATATTACTTCCATATCTTCATTAATAAAGATGATGTCAAGAGGAATTTTAGTATCTTTCATCCAAAATCCTACAGTCTGTGGTTCTTCAAAGAAGAATAACATTCCTTCATCATCTTTCATTTCTGTAACTCCTTGCAAACCTTTAATTCTTTCTTCCTCAGTTCTAGCACAAGTTACATTATACTCTCTGTCTCCTATTTCAATCTTCATTATTCAACTGTATTTAATAGTCCTGTGTTATCAACTGTATTTTCAAGAATCTCATATACAAGCAGCTTACCAGCCTCGATAGCAGCTTCATCTGAACCATCCTGCATTAGTTTCTCCAATTGCTTAGTGACTTCAAGATTGAAGATTATCTCCTCCCTCTCAACCTCTGCATGTTGCTTAATGTCTCCGCCTTTCTCTTCTGTAATAACTGGAATGCCTTTAGTAGTTACTTCCTCAAACTTTCCATCTATATCCTCTAAATGGTGCTTATGAGCGTGTAATGCTCCGTCTGGTATTACATTAACAGCTCCACCATTTTTAAATTTTTTAGGAACATATCTATAATAGTCTCCAGACTTATCTAAGTCATAGTTATTCCTAAATTGGACAGCTTCTGGGTCATTAGAGTTGTACCAATCCAACTCGTATTTAAGAGTTGGATGGTCTTTAGCCTTCATGAACTCATAAATTCCAGTTTTAGGGTTTAAGTATACCGAATTTAGGTGATTCTTCCCAGCTTTTAAATCAGATATACTAGATGTTCTCCATGCTTCCAATTCCTCCCTTGGGGCTAGTTCGAAAGCCCTTCTAAGATTATAAGAAGTAGTATCTCTTCTATCCTCTGGAATCATATTATACCAAGATTCAAAAGTAACTTTAGGGGCAGCTCCTGTTATAGCATCTACACTTCCACCCTTTTGGAATCCAGCTACTTCCTCCATTCTAACCTCTTCTTGAATCTTCTTCCTCTTCTCCTTCTGACCTTTGGATAATTTAACCACCCTTTTAGCAAATTCTCTATCCATTTTAAGTCCAGATTTACCAGCTCTTACAGCACTTTGCTGATAACCTCCATTTAGTTGTAATTGAGTACCTAATCCTAGTAATGGATTATTAGAAGCTAGAAAAGCCATTTGTGCTTCATCAGCTATATTACCCATCTTTGTCTGTTGCATTTGGGCATTATGTATCTGTTCATTTGCTTTATTCCTAGCCCTACCACTAAACAAACCATATTTCTTACCACTCTTAGTAAGGGCATTATCTACTGTATCAAGAGTTCCCCCATAGGATGAACCTACTTGTTCAAATGCCTCGTTGTCCTTAGTAATAGTATCAGCTTTCTTAGCACCAATAGCATTAACTAAGCCGAGTGGAGTTAGTTTAAGAAACTTACTATCTAGTATCTTATCAGCTGTGGTCATTTGGTCTGTTCCTACTCCCAACGCAGTTAATCCGTCTGATAACATTCCACCTACCTTCATAGCACCTCCTATAATAGTACCAACTCCAGGTATAGCAGATACAGCATTAGCAGCAGCATCGTAGCCTTGATTTAGTCCAGTAGTTAAAGCTGACTGTTCAGTCTGCGGGATTAGACTCCCAGCCACATCAGCAGTACTCCCAGCTAATCCAAAACCTTTATTGAGATTATTTTGCCTTGCGTATGTCCTTCGTATATTGGAGGATTGGTTCTTATTCCATTGTCTAACTGTGTCAGGAAGTTCTAACTGCGTAGGTATCTGAGGTTGCTGAATCATTGAAACAAGACTTGTAGGTTGGGGTAGTGGAGGAGTCAGATTACTCCCCCCTGTTAGTACCCCAGAATTTCGATATTTCTGTATACGTTTACGCATAACTTACGATATATAATGTTTTTAAAGCTGTTATTATAGCTAACTCATCACCAGTATATCTCACTTTAATCTTTATATATTTATCCCTAATTCTAGTCTCCTTCCTTTCATTAGACCATTTATTAACATCTAATGACAAGAAATCAGCACTATAACCTCGGTCTCTTAATTCAGATGGAATGTCAGAATTACTAGTAATATTTAGAGCAGTCATACTCTCTGGTAATGGATTGTTAACTAGGTTAAGGGGTGGATATGTATTACCATCTTTATCCTTAATAGACCAAGCTAATTCATTTTTAGCCCAATAAGTTATAGAAGGTATTTGAATATCCCACTTATCTTCTAAGTAGTCCATGTTACCATTTATTCTACCATACTCCATAACCTCATACCATTTACCATTTTGAACTAGTACATTTGTGTATCCAGCTGCTATAAGTGAGCTATATCTATCTTGAGTTATCTCTTGTAAATATCTCTTCTTAAAAGGACATGCCTTAATATGAGTAGCTATTCTAAATTCATTCAGTTGTTTATCATGTACAATCTCTGAACCAGATATTGATTGATAGTCCTTACCAGCTGATGTCATTGATTGATAATGGTCTTCAATATCATTCAGACTATCTACCCTTGAATATAATAGTGGGAACATAACTGACATATCCTTGTACTTAGTAGTACTGTACAATATGTCTCTTTGTTCTGGTATAATATCCAAGTAGTCATGATTATAAACTATATCTGCACCATTATATTGGTATAGATGTTTAGTAGCCTCTTGTCTAAAATACATATTCTTTTTGTCGTTGGCAAAGTTATATACTTCTCCAACAACTTCAAAATGGAATGATTCAGGTTGGGTCTTATTACTTATAATCTGTAAGTTATTAAAGATTTTATGTACTGATGGATTATCAACTACAATAAATTCCAGCTCAAATGGATGTTGCTTACCATACCAATAGCAAGGACTAATTGGCTTTCTAGTAGGCATTAATCCAGCTTGACCATGCTTCCAGAATGAAGTAGTCAGTAAGTCGTACCTCATCTTAGTAATTACAGTCACATTAGAGTACAATGTCTTTACTACATTTCTAACCTCACCTTCAACTAAGTCAGTTCCTTGATTATATACTACTGCTTTAATAGGTATTGTCCACCTACTATCTCCGACTGAATTGGCATTGACTGATACTTGATTACCATTAGTAATGAAGAACTTATTTCTAACTCTATCATCAGCAATACTATACTCAATGTTAGAACCACTAATATCAAGATTTAGTTGCAAGTTACCTAACTTAGCTTTACCATCTACTACAGTTAGTACGTTATCAACTACTGCACCACCCTGCATACTAATAAGAGGGTAGTTAGAAGTTATCTTAGTAATTGTCTTAGATGTATTTCTGTCAAAACTAAAGAAGATGTTATCAATATTCTCAGAATATGATGGAACCCATGAGTAGAATGTTACAAACTTCTGCATTACCTCATTGTAGCATAAATTCCATACATTCTCTTCCAATGTATTAATATCATCATAGAAGGTAAACATTACATCTTGCTTAAACCTATTGTAGTGAGTTTTAACGTTCCTAATACCAATAATTGGAGTCTTCTCTTTCTCAGTAAGTGAGATATTGTCATTCAAGAACTTCTGTACTTTAAAGTCTGAGATAACCTCAAATGTCTGTCCATTAGTTCTCCAAATCTTCTTCCCGACTGTATCCACTCCGTAGACGTAATAGGGGGTCTTGATGACACTCTCTGACCACTGAGTACCGAATGTATCAGACAGCATTTTTGGATTCTCTGGCAGTACGTTAGAGGTGTTTATGAAGATATTTCCGCCTGCACCTTCACCTGCAACGGCTCTTTCATTGACTGGTATCAAAGCAACGCCATGTTCAAATACACAGATAATACTACCAAACCATTCAACTAGCTTAACTATACTACCATAAGTTAATGGATAATCTCTATAATGAGTTAATTTGAATACTCTATATCCATTCTTGAATGAGTCATTAACATTTACATCAGAATACATAACCCTAATATGGAATTTATTCTTGATAGCTGGAACATTTGGTAGTTCATAATAATACTTATCAGATGTAGTAGAGTTGATGCCCCCATTTATAACAAATGATTCTGGTATTTTAGATTCACCAGTAACTGACATAGCCTGTAATGGATAGAATCCTCTAGCTTTACCAGTTAGTCCTAGCTCTGAAATATATGACATATCAACACTTCTCATAGATAAATTAATATTACTACACACCCTAACAGTAACCCAGTGTCCCATCTTAATAGCATTTACATCCCCTCTATTAATCTTACTATTCTTCTCACTATCACTAATTGTATAGTTATCTTTCCATGACATTTGGTCTACTATATCGTCATTAGTAGGAGCTGATGAATCTTGGAAATTCCTACACATTCTATGAGTATAATTACCTATATAACAATCACCTCTAAACAAGTCCTTAACTATCATATTACTTCCATCCTCCTCCATATCGTCCCATACCATTCTGTTACATATAGCATAGAACGCTGAAGAATCCTCGTACCTCACTTCAAAGTATGTATCTAATAGATTCTCTTCATAGTTAGGAATTTTAATATCAATAAGACTCATTTTACTAGTGTTGTATCCTTCTAGACCAATATAAGGCCCCCAACTTCCCCTTAGTAGATTCCTAGCATTAGATGATTTATTAGTGTAATCATAATATGATACTCTCCATGCTTCTTCAGCTTCCCCAGCCCTTGCACTGAATAATTGTTTCTTCCCCTTAAGTGACTTAACATTATCTCCAACTGCCATTATATTGTACACCTCATCTTGAGTTGCATCATTATAGCTGTAGGATGTATTATAAAAATGTACTCCGCTTCTCTCAAAATACTTCTGAGTAAACTGAGACTTAGCCATCTTAACGTTAAACTGAGTTCCAGTAAATAGCTGATTAAAGTAGGATTGTCTTAGTTCAAACTCAGGACACAAAGCAGCATATCCCTCTAACACAGACTTGGAAGGAATATCTTTACATCTTCTGTCAAAGTCATGTGTCAATACTCCATCATCATCTAGGAATCTCTCTACTCTATATTCATCATCACTCGTTGGTAGAACTGGCAGATAGCTTGTATTCTCTAGTCCAATTGTAACTGCCTGAGCTAGTGTAGTAGGTATTCTCTTTTGTCTTACGAAGAAGAATCCTTTAGTGTATCTCCTTAATTCCCTAGCTGCATCTTTGCTAATCTTAATATCAAATCCAATCGGAATTGTACCACTATCAGCTAATTGATTACCGTTATATTTAATTTTAACTACACCCTTAGAGTTTTCATTCTGACTATCTAGCTTATATGTTTCCTTATTAATAGGGATATATTCTCTATTAGCCTGGATAGTAGCTATATCATTAGTACTAGTCGGGTCAAATCCTTCTTTAAATAGTGGATAATCCTTCCAATCTATTCTATCTGCATCCCCAAGTTTGGCTAGTCTACTAATACCCCTAATATTAAATACAGGAGATAGGGTATAGTCATTAAGGATATATACCACCCCTAGTCTGTAGATTTCATCATTCCAATATCCGAGTCTGTTATAGATGTTCATCACATTGTAATACTCGTATGGTTGGGCTACTCCGGAATTGTCCTTATAGTCTTTATCAACTCTTCCTATATTGTTCTCTACATTTAACTCTGGCAGGAAGTGAAGAGATAGGTCTGTAAGTTCTTTATATGGAATATCTGGATTAGCTACATTGCCTAAGAATAGCATATTCTGACAAGTAGTTTGTGCTACTGCACTATTAACCACATTGTATGCTACGTTAATATCATTGATACTAACAGACTGTACAGTTTCAAATCCAGTAATACTAATCTTAGCCACATTATTATATACGGCAAACTGTTTCATAATCTTAAACGATGTAGTCATTTCATTTCCATCTATATCAGATGTACTTCTTGTATAATAAACTACTACATTGTTGTAAGATGAATCTATGTTAGTTAGTAAGAATGAAGCTGACTTATAACTGTTTTCATCTCTAATTCCACCTTGTATAGAGGATGGGTCATTCAAATTACCAATATGGCAAGTTACTATGCCTGACTCAGCTATAAAATCTGTTTCATTCCCATCTGAATCCGATAACTTAAAGTAGAATACATAATTACCAACCCTTAAATTACCACTAGTATTTAGTCCCATGAATGTGAGGTTAGCAATATTGTTAGTCTTCTTATAAAGGGATATATCAGATTCAAAGGAATCTATGTCATATATGTTAGTGTCATTATCTCCTTCTCTATCTACAATTTGATATGTGTTCATACCAGTAGATGAGAATCTTGTATTAATTAACTTAGGATAGGTACTTCCGTCATTAAGGATAAGGTTAACTGAACCATCATAAGACTGTTGAGTAACAATGTCAATAGGATGGTTCAGGTCAAAGTTAAGTAGTTCTGTATCTAGGTTAATTAAACTACCTTTAGGATACACAACTGACCCATGTTCCCTTATATCCTCATTAGTTCTTAAAACCCTTAATGGGTTATATTCATAAACTAATGCTCCTTTTTGTTGAAGTTGATTTAATCCTAAGTCTAAGTTTAGTGACTTACCACTTAGTGATTTGAAGTTCATATACTAATAACGAAATATTGATTTAGGTCCAAATCCTATATTTATAGCCATATCTGGGGCAGAACCACTATGGTCTTTTCCATCAGTCCAAGTTGCTAACACAGTTGATATATTGTGTATTCTAACATCATTGAAGTAACCTGCCGGAATTTCCCCCGAACGCCCCTCTATCTCATACATATTGATAAACCTATCATTTATTCTATATCCTAATGAGATAGGCTCATTTCTCCAGGATACCATATTAGAATCTGAGGCTTGATTAATTTGATACGTTCCATCACTATTTACAGCTAAATTAATACTTCCATCACTATTAGCCGAGAATGGAGAAGCAGGCTTCCCTATGAATATCTTGCCCCTTTCTTCATCAGTAAATTGTGACCCTCCACTAGTAGTATAGTAGGAATATGCACTTGTGTAGCAATTTAATATATTAGAATCTGTATCAAATTTTATATTGTCCCCATATTCAATAGTTGCTTTAGCTGATGTGGGCATATGTACCTTAAATATTGGTAGAAAGTTCTTAAGTCCAGATATTGCAGCTACCCATTTAGCCATATGGGACTCGATAGATTCTTTACTCTCCCCAAGGAAGAAGTTTACATCAATATCTCTACCTGCATTGTTAATTGGCACATTGACATCACAGCTAGTATTAAATGCAGTATGGTATACAAACTCTAGATTATTTGGACCAACGAAACTAAAACTCTTGTTACCTTTCTTTACAACTAGCATTTGGCTTAAGAAGCATTTAATCATCTTCTCCACCCTTATTAGTGTGGATTCCACTTGCACATTTGCATTCTCAGTCTTTCTAGATGCAAGATTAATGGGCCAATGATTACCATCCTTATCTTTCCATGTTGCTATTAGATAATTGTCCTCATCATCTATCTCTTGGTCTTTCCTAAACCAAGCTGCATTAGTGTATTGAGTACCATTGAATCTTAACGATGCAGCATCACAGTCATGTCCGCCAAATATTCCGATTGTACCATTACCCATACTAGCTAAACAGGCTCTCAATCCTTCTTCATTGACTCCTGCCCCACCATCCGGACCCCTAAAGTCCCCTTTAGTGTGTGCATCTCTAAGTACTCTAGAATTATACGCTAAATGTCCTCGACTTCCTGTAACGCAATACAATACATCATCAGTCTCTTTAAACGTAAATAGTTTATTTAGCTCTGATGTATCTAGAGAAGGGCTGTAAACAGGCATTAGTTTCTCTATCTCTGCACTTGTTGATTTAACAGGGCCATTTGCAGCTATAATGTTTCTGGATGTATATATCCTTCCTTTTAATTCTTTCTTAGAATTATCCCAAGCAAAGTTCTCAGTCTTTTCAAATAACTGGTTAGCACCTATCTCTGAGGTCAATGTAGAGCTGCTACTAAAGGCAATGTTACTATTATCAGGCTTACCAAATGTAGCCGTTGGGGTAGAGCCAAAGAAGTTATTTATTACACTTTGGTCTGGTTTACCTGCATAAGTCCTATCATCAAAATCAAAGTCTGCGGCTGGTCTAATGGTAACATCATATACACCTGTCTTCCTTGTGTTATATCTGTAATTAGGTTTAGCATCAGATGGAACTTCCTTAATATAGTCTAATGGGCTAACTACGTCCTTGTCTACAAATGTCTGACTATCATGAACTTTAATAGCAGTAGTGATATTTCCATTCCTTACAGATGTATTTACCTCATTCTTAGTTCCTAATAAAACTTTCTGTCTCGCACTTCCACTAGGTAGCTTATTAAAGTCTGGGGTTTCTTCAAAGTTATCATTGAAATAGCTTCCAGTATATACTAACTCATATCCAACCGTCTTCTTAGTATCACCTACATACCTGTCTATTCTTACTATGTATATCCAACTCTTTCTAATTGTTGAATCTCCGAACGGAATTATCTCTTCGAAAGAACCATTATAGTATTCTTTAGATATGGTATATACATAATCGCCTTTTAGAGTTGCAGCAGATTTAGCCTCAGCTGAATCATTTATATCAATAAATGTAAACTCAATTTTGGTAATGTTAGAGTCTTCATTCAAATTGTAGTAGTCATACCCCCAACCAATCTTTAGATATGTATCTGTCACATAAAATCTCCACTCCCCTAATACCTCAGAGTTAGTCCTAATAGCATCAAAGTCTATAGTGCCAATTTTAGCCATTCTCTCTAATGCACCATAAGGGCAGACTGGTAATATTTTATATGTTTGTTTACCTGTTTTACCACTTTTAACGATTGTAGATTTTACTGCATAATCAGTCTCCTCTAATATTCCAATCTCAGCTGGATTCTTCTTAGATGTTCCTTCATATACACCAGTAGTTTCACCTGAGAACTCTACACTGATAACCTTGGATTCATCATTACATGAATACTTTCTTATTAGGTTAAATGTATCAAAGGTCTTTAGCTCAATTACTAAAATTAATGCCCCAGATGATTTAGCACTAAATACTTGCACAAGTTCTTTAGATTTAATAACATCTAACATAGGAGTGTCAGTATTCTCATAAATCCACAATCCATTTTTATATATCTTTAAGTTCTTCTCATCTATATAATCAATGTTGCCACTGCTATTTATAACCCCAAGTCTTAATTTAACTACACCTTTGTTTATAGCTTCTTTTATAGCAGTATCTATAGTAGCGGAAGTTATTACAAACCTATCACCAGGATGAAATATCTTTACTTCACCTGTATTCTCAGTCTGGAATAATCTTTCCTTATAGTATTCCAATTCTATGTAAGGTACACTTCCCTTCATCGTTATAAACTTGGAGAAGTCAAACCGTATGGGTGTTACATTTAAATCTTCTCCTTCATATAGTTGCTGAGGGGAGGGGAATGAGCCTATCTGACTCTTACCAGTGACAGGATTATGGGCAGCTACATAGATTATACCTCCATGCTCTTTCATTCCTACAGGTACATAACCTTTATCAAGATAGGCAGTATGGACTTCTCCATTCCCCATATCATTCTGCAGTACAAATTCATTACCATTGTACGTTATTATAGTACCGTTTAAGCAGTTCGTTAATACATTACTGGGAGTAGTTAGTGGATGTAAATCCATTATTAAACCTTCCCCAAAGGTATTAATTGCTTCTTTTCTCATATTTTATAAGTTCATAGTTGTTACTACTAATAAGTATGTCCTTGAACGTACTTGGGTTATCTCTTACTAATGCAACTTCTAAGTCATTGCATTTCATTGCATCTTTAAAGAATGTATATCCCATATCGGTAACATATCTATACCTTACGATATATTTAGACCAGCTATAAAATACTTTAGCTTCATCAAAGACCTTCATTCCGAATTTGTTGTGGAATATAAAATTCTTCTTCTTTCTTCCCCTTCCAGTAGTAGATTTAACTACTGATTTATATTCATCTTCTGTTAATCCTATATAATAGTATCCATCCCACTCTTTAACCTTTTTAGAATACAGTACTCTTAGCTTCCTCCTAAGCATTCTCCTATAGTAATTATAGTGTTTAATTGAGTCACGTGTAAGTTGCCCACAATAAAACCAATACCTGTACTTGGTACTACTAATAAGAGTATCACATCCCCTAAGATTATAATAGTATAGCATCCTCCATCCATATTCAACAGCTCGTTTGACATCCTCTGGAGGTACTGTAGGGAATTGGGCTATTAGCTCCGGTAAATAATCATTGACACTTTTTAGCATTAATAATACTGTTTACCTTGATTAGTATATTCTAATATCCTATCTCTATGCTCAGGGTCTAGATATATTAACTTCTCCCTCATAACCCCTTCGGATTGAAAGTGGAATACCATTTGATATGCACAGAAGTTAGATGTTAGAAAGTCTACCTTAGCCCACTTACCATTTCTTCTCGCCTTAGAGAACTCATCCCTCTCGAATCGCTTCATCTTCAGCTCTGCTCTCCTAGACCTAGTTGGGAGAATAAATGTTACATTATTTTCAATTATATCTTCTAAAACCATATTCAAGGCACTCTTAAATATCTTCTTAGCGATGATTTCCTTGTGCCTATTACCTATTAATTCCTCACACGCCTTCGCAGTCATCTTCATCTTCTTAGTGGGAAAGGAGATGAATAACTCGTCTATATTCATGGCATATCCTGTAGCGTAATTCATTATTTTACAAATTTCCAAGTTTTATTAAATATCTTCCTATTCCAGCTTGTCTTAGCATCAAGGATTTCATTCATATCATTCTGATTAATATACATTGGAACTCTGGCGGCATCACATAGTCTATACCACCTTTGCTCAAGAAGTTGTGCCTCTTGTAACATATTTTGATTATGCTTACTCCAGCCCTCTTTAAACCTGTCCGTGTATGCACAATAACAAGCTATTGCATCCTTCTCTTTCTCATTAATAAATGGTAATCCATCATCATCTAGTAAGATTCCCTTATACAATATATTAACTGAACCATAATCCTTGTCAAAGTAAAGAGTGTCATTTACTCTCTCATACTTAGCTAGCTTACCACTAATATAGAATGGATTGTTATATACCTTACGTCCTTCAATATAGTTCTCAATGAATTGTGATTGATAATCTCCATTGACTGTATCATTAGTAGTATATCTCCAGTCCTCAAAGTCGTATGTTACAGCCTCAACAAAGTCACAATTACATGGTAGTGTAACCGTTAAGGTTTCACAATCTATCTTACATCTATATCTGTATAGTTTAGTTTGTCTATTACCTATCTTATTCCAGGCAATCAGACCTATTTCTTCAAACTCTTCTGGTGCTAATTCTATACCATATAATAGATTAGCTTGAGCGTATGCTGATTGAAAGTTTTCCATTATTTAGGAGTTTGGTCATTAGGTAATATCGGAGCAGCTAACTGTCTGTAATAACGTAGCTTCTTCTCCGTCAATCTCTTCTTTATTTCTGCATCAATGAAAGTCATATTATTAATGTCCAATGCAGAACAGCATCCATAAGTTTGTAGTTGACGTGGGTCTTTGAATATACCTACCACAGATACCTGTTTGATAACTGGGATATTAAATATCCAGCAATCATACATATTATTGGCATTAGGAGTAACATCAATATATACATAAGGTCTATTTTTAGCCCTCTTTCTATATTTATGATACTGCATTACTGTTGGACTTATGTACCATATAAATGGCTGTCCCTTGTCTACAGAACCTATATATTCAATTCCTCCTCCGAACTCAGTTAGTAACTGTGGTATTTCAAAGTGGAATGTTGGTGTACCATCTGCTTTATTGCCACAGGTACAGCTCTCTATATCCTTACAGTCTACGTTGATACAATTAATAGACATTAATAAATCCCTCTTAGGAATAAGTCCTTTCATGGAATATTCCTTAATGATTTGCAATCTTTCATCTACAATATCATCTTCTAGTTGTTCTATTGATAATGTGTTTGTAGTAGTATAACCTCTAAGTCCAGACACTATATCATTATAGATTGCAGATGCTAGTTTAAAATAATATCCCATAAGTATAAAGTAAAAAAGGCGAAGGCTTAATTGCCCTCGCCTTCAGTTTTAAGCACTTGCTTGAGTGACTGTAATTTCTTTAGCTGCCACAGCACCAGTTTCGTCCTTTACAGTAACCTTTACTAATGCACTGCGAGATTTACCAGTTCCATTATCTGTACCAGTAATACCAACCTTAGTTGCACCAGGAGTTACAGTAATCCAATCTGCTTCTGTCTCTGCATCTACCCATTTAACAGTTCCTTCTTCAATAACAGGAGTTATATCTTGTTTAGTACCAGGCTTTACAAGACTAACATCCTGAACTCCGCTCTTAATGAAGATAGGTTTCTTCTCTGTAGTTAGGGTACCTAGCACAGCTAATGCTGCTTCGAACTCTGCAGCGATAGACTCTAGTACATAGAATACATGAGTAGTTTTAGATGTAACTTGCTGACCAACAGCAGCACCTCCAAATAAACCTCTATCTACTGTGTAGTAAATAGTATATTGGTTGTACTTCATTCCTGGGATAGGAAGTTCCTCTTGGTTTACAGCTTCAAATCTTCTAGCCTCAATAGTAGGTAATCTAAGGTCTTTTAGGATGTGAGTATAGGTACCAAATCCCTCAATACTCTTAGTGATTGTACCTTCTATAATATCCTCATATACTTCGTTAGTAAGTGGATTATTAGCAGCTGTATTAAGCTTTTGAATCTTAGCCTCAGTGAATAATTGATACTCATCAACTCCGTGGATTATTAACTTATCGCCTTTAACCTCAGTTCTGATGTATTTATCACCGTAGAAAGCCTGAATCTTATCAATAACTCTTTTAATTTCTTTAGCAACATCAGTTGCAGAGGTGATTCTGAACTCATAAACAAAAGGCCTACCTTTGAATACGAAGTCATTAGAGTAGTATGAGTTCTGACTTCCAGATAATCTGATGTATAACTTCAACCTATAGATACCTACGCCTGGGTTAGTAATAGTGAACTCTGCCTTACCAATAACTGGGTCGGAAGCAGTTCTCTTGTGCATAGCACTTACGTTCTTCTTGAGGAACTTGTTTACACGTCTTACCTCAATGTTGTCTGAACCCTTAACGATTTTATCTAAACCAGTGGTTACATCTTTCAGTGAGTTTAATACAATAGTGTTAGTGTACTGAAACATAACTTAAATTTATTTTTTAGTTTGTGACTGTTGCTGAGCTGGATTTGCAATAGTCTGATTAACTGCTAAATTAGTTTGAAGCCTTGGGTCACCTGCGTTCTCCAATAATAGCTTTGCCAGCTCATTTATAATCTCTTGACACACATAATCTGGAAACTCCATGACTTGTGATGTATCTTCAACCATTTCAATCTGGTCTTGTGTTAGTCTAATTTTTTGAGGAGTCTTAATGTAATCAACAAATATATCAGTTAATTGAAATACAGAAGAATCCTTGCCATACCTAATTTCAAGTCTAACTTGAGATGGATTTCCATACCTATTAACTCCTGGCTGTTCTATTAAGTCTACTGACTTACCCCCAATAGTAATTTTAGTTGGAAGTGAACCATCTGTACCAGTAGTTTGCTGAATAGTTGTGTTTGGTGATATACTTCCTTCTCCAGCAGTAAGTCTTACTGGATTAGTAGGCATTGTCGTAGCACTATTTACATTGTGTATGAAGTAATAAGGATTTCTATAGGAGGGTTGCATATAGAAGTTCCTTATTATCTGTGACCAAAGGTCTGAGGTTAAACGCTTAGCACCAATTTGTACATAAGTACCAGCATCATAGCACTCGTATGTCTTTACTACTTTGAAATTGCATACACAATTCAAAATATGTAAATAATCCAATGGGAGATTTACTTCATAAACAGCTCCATACAGTGAGTTAGTTTGAGAACTAACAGCAGCGTATGTGTTTGTAGCCAGAGTAGGCTGGAGGATGGCAGTAGATTTTAAAACTCTAATGTCATCTGTTGATTGTTGATTTACATCATAAATGTTGTACTTCTTATTAATGTATTGGTATATCGCCTTATTTAATAAGTAGTTAAAGTCCTCAAGTAAAATACTTGGAGCAGCAGTCTTATTCATTTCAACTAATGCTCCTCTGTATACTTGTTTCGCTGTCATTTAGGTAATGTTATTTCTTAGATGCACTTTCTTCTAAGTACATATCAGGATAAGTATCTCTCTTAATAAGTTCAAGTACCTTACTGTTAGTAGGGTTCTTCATCCAAGTGATTACTGCATCGTCAGTTGCACCCAATACAATGCTATCACCATATAGATAAACCTTGTTCTTAACGTATATGACATTTTTGTCTTTAGCGTCAATAAACATCAATCTCAGATTAATATCTCCACCAGTATATAGGTCAATAATCTTCTCTGGAGATTTATGCGATATTTCAAGCAAGTAGTCTGTAATATCTGCGTCTGGTGCATTACGCATATTCTTACCAAGCAATCTAGCTTTAAGTGCTCTACCTTCTGCACCTTTAGGGTCACCATAGATGTAAGAATCAGCATCGTGGATAAGTTTCTTCTTAGAGATTCTCTTAGCAGTATCATATCCAGGTCTTTCTACATATAGCTCAGCTGTACCATAACGAGCACGAGTCTTACCCTCAGCTATTTCACCATCAATTAGTAAATTTCCTTTAGAGTCCCTTGCATCTCTTGATAATGCAATAAGAGGACAATGTTGTATTGAGTACCACTCAGCAGCCTGCCATTCATCATTTAGGTTAAACGTAGTACCATCTTCAATGATGAACACTTTATTCTCAGGAATAAGTGGTTTACCTTCATTTCTATCCTTATCGGAGATAATCATATCACCCTTACTATCTACTGGTCTCACGCAATCAGGGAATCTACCAGTCTTCGGGTCTCTAACAGGATTCATGAAGTACTTCTGTCCAACTTTACCGAACACACTTCTTAAAATAATTATATCGTCTAAAACATCAGCCATATTAATTCGTATTTTTATTGTATATCATACATCATCTTTATAATGAGTATGAGAGGGACTATAGATTAGCCCCTCCCAACACATCTTGATTATATATTTTTATTACGCTTCTTTCATAATGAAGCTTCTGTATGGAGAGAATACTCCAACACCAGAATAACCCCAGTTGATTACCTTAGATGCAGCTGTAGTACTTGAAACAATACCAGAGCTTAGACCATCTAAACCACCAACACCTGGATACTTGTTAGTAATGAAGTCACCACCCTTTAATGTAAACATTTGCCCTCAAATACACTTGTTGTGTAAATTTAGGAGTGCACTATATCTTTAACTTATTCCTGTAAGTATATTATTCAATATATTTAAAAATGAATCCTCCAGCTGTTTTACGTTTGCCAGATAAAACGTTAGGGGCACCACAAGTATCAGCCTTTGCTTCTCTCACTGTATTGAATACTTGTACAAGCCCACCATTCAATGTATATTTACCAACCTTTCTTGCTTGAGTTTTAGTCTCCAGTTTCTTCATATTAGGTAGTTTAGTAGCACTCCACTGGAATCCATAAGCGGAATTTCCAATTCTTAATGCTCTATAGACTGCTGATGGGTTCTGTATTCCTAATTCCTCTTGTAAGTCCTTTAGCGAAGGAATGAATTTTATAAACTCTCCAGATAATGTATACTGGTAGAACCCATTATAAGATTTTCTTTTGGGAACCACAATTGCATCAGTATAATATGTAGTTACATAACAGTTACTAATACTATAATTGCCTGAAATAGCCGTAGAGAGGTTAGCTGTTGTTACACCAAGAAACTTAGAACATTCAGTAATTGATTTAAACTCCTGTAAATAATTACCATCCTTATCATATAGATAGCACTTAGTTTTATTCTCATCAATTTTAAACTCTTTTGGATTAATGGACTCATACTTATAGTCTGTCCACAAATAGCCTAGGCTAGGAGTTCTTTCAAATATTGCTTGCCCAATACAGGAGCTGGAACATTTGTATTCTAAACTAGCTTCTGTTATAGAAACCCACTCCTTAATAAAGTTACCATCCAAATCGTATTGATAGATAGTTTTTACTTTAATCGGAGGTAAGCTCCCACCTAGAGCAACATTGTAAGTATCCTTTCTGCTTATAAACTCTTCGTCAACTAGCCATCTTTCTAAGTCTAATGCATCCTCTAAAGTGTCAAACACTTTAAGAGTCTTCCTTATAAACTTACTTGGGCCATACTTATTTACAGCAGCCTCAAAAGGAGTTTTACTATACCTATATGTACTTCTATCAGTTACTTTTATACCATTACCTAAATATCCATCGAAATCATATGGAGTTTCAGTTCTATGTACTCCAATGTAAATCTTCTTGTTAGCTGTATTTGTTGTTAAATATACTATGTATTTCATTTTTAAATTGTTGATTTTACTTACTCATTAAGTTATCTCCCACTTCCATTAGATATCCTAATGTACGTCTCGCGACTAGCCTCTGGACTTTCATTGGAGCTACGATTACCATCGCCTGCATATCCCAATGCTTAGCTGCTGATTGTCCTTGTTAACAGGAGTTCCAGCAATTCAGGAGTTATTTGTCATTTATCAGTTTAAAGTGTTATGCAGCTGCTACCCAAATGTTACTTAAAATAGCAGGTTCACCACTAGTCTTATCAGCAGTAAGGTCAAGCATTAGACCAAAGCCCTTCTCAGAACCCCATTCACGAGAGAATGTTCTGTCCACCTTGAATGAAATAGTGTTACCACCCATTTCATAGCTATTGAATGTAGCACCAACGTCTACATATCCGTTAGCCTTCTTAGACCATAGATAAGTACCACAAGTTTTGAATCTTGCAAGCCACTCTGATAGGCAGCTTTGGATGTCATTCCACATCTTCTCGTTGCAGATGAATACATACTTATTACCAGTTGGGTTTTCACTCTTCTCATTCATCATAGCCATAGCTGTAGTGAATGCTTCTGGAGTAAGTTTATTGTAAACATACTTAGATGCAAATCTCTCGATTTGTGGGATGATACCGTCACCAATATAGATTGGACGACCAGTGTCAGGGTCAGAGATTGTTGGTTTACCGTTCTTATCTACGTTAGTCTTATTGAATAATAGACCTTGGTTACGAACTTCCAAGAAGTTTCTTAATAGATTCTTCTCAAGAGTATCCATCTTGTACATTGTTTCCTTAACAGCACCATTGCCTTCACCTTTACCAATGCTGATAAATGTTTGCTCTAGTGGCTTGAATAGAGAAGTATAGCTGTCATCAACACGGTGTGTAGTGATGTAACCTCTATGTCTTTCAATGTTAGATTGATACTTAGCATAACCCTCTTCGTGTGCCTCAGGCATAGCGTTAGATTGGAATCTTGTAGTGTCACCAATCTGGCATCCATCTAGGTCTAGGATTGAAGAATAGTCGTTATCAATTAGTCTTACTTCAACAGTCCAATAATTATCTGCAACTCTTGTGGGTCTAGAGATAACTTGGCATTGCTGCATTGTTTTGTCAATCTTAAAAATGTCATACTTCTGGTAATAGTTCTCTTTGAAAGCCATTACGATGGTTGTACCACCTTCACCATTAGTTGCTGGAACATCTGCGAACTCAACTCTCTTGATGTAGTTGGTTTCAACTTCCCACTCGAAGTACATACTATCAATGCTTCTGTATTTGCTATTTGACTTAGAATCCATATAGAAGATATTTCTTAGAGATTCTGTCAAGTAAGAAGCAGTTAAATTAGGGTAGAGTCTTGAAACTATACCAAGTCTAGTTGGTTTTGTACCTAAGAACTTATAGAAGTCTTCATAAGTTCTGGTTTCGCTCATTGTAGGGCGATTTGTTACGAAATTTGCTACTATCATACTTTATAATTTAAATTTAATCTAAATCATCAATTGTTATTACCTTCTTAGCAGGGGCAGCCGTACTACCTGCTGTTTTTTTGACCACTGTCTTAGCTGCATTTGGAGCTTTACCTCCCTTAGCATCTTCAAACCCTTTATTATAATTGTATTTAGATGCTTCTGTAATCTTCTGTTTGTAATAATCAGTAATTTGACTAAACGCCTCCTGTCCTTTAAGCGCATACCAAACCATGCCAACTAAGGTCTTAGGGTCATTTAACGCTTTGGCGATGTGTCTCACTCCTGCAACATCTGAATCTAAGATAAAGCTAGCAATTTCATTCATATCGTCCTCAGACAAGGTTAATGAGGACTCACCCAAGTCAATGGTATCATTCTCCTGAATTGCAGCCACAATAGTGTCTTCGAACTCTTGAGCAGCTTTCTCAGCGGCTAATCTTTGTTCTTCTTCCTCTTGTTGAGCTAGCAACTCTTCTTTCTTCTTGTATTCATTGCGGATACCTTGAACCTTCTTCTGATATAGTGCTTCATTCTGTTTAGCTAATTCTAACTCAGCAGAAGCATCTTCCTCAGTAAGCTCTGGGACTTTAGCTTTTAAATCTATAAGATATAGTTCATCATCTGGGATAGAATCAATCTCATATACAGGAGTATCTTCTTGATTAGAATCTAAATACTCTTGAATAGCTTGCTGGGCGATATACTTCTTATATTCATCTGCGCTCAGATTACTTGCCCTTAGCTCATTAATAAGACTAACTTCATCTTCTGCTAAACCAAAGTCATCATCTGACTCATCATAATTTAAGATTTGAAGTTGTTCCTCCCTTGAAAGTTCATTAAAACTTTTCTCTTCAATCTCTCCTGCTTCATTCTCAAATTTGATAGCTTCAGGATTGATTCCTTTATCTTTTAGTAGGGAAACGATAATGTCCTCCTCTTCTGGCTCGTTAGTTGGCTCATCCTCGTGAACTTCCTCGTGAACTTCCTCGTCTTGCGGTGCAGAACCATCAAGCCAAGGCTTCTCATAGGTATCTTCGTCAAACTCATTCCCAGGAGTTACGTCTTCGTCTAATCCTACATCGTCAATGTCTAAATCCTCTAATTTCATTTCCATATTATTCCCTTTTAAAGTTATTTGCAAAATTAAGGAATTTTTAGGGTGTCCCAAAATGAAATATTGAAATTCATTAATAATTAGGAACACCCTTACTTATTACCCTTGTATTGACTTGATATAATCCAATATACCCTGTACGTGTAGACGAGCTATAGTTGCTCTACCCTCATCAGACAACAGATACTCTACATCTGCCTTATTATCTTGAAACAGATTTTCTGTTAAAACTGCTGGGCACTTAGTCTCCCTGCATATAGCTAGATTCTGTTTCCAATATACTTGTGTTTGTGAATATTTCCTTAGTGTTAAACCCTCTTTACGTGCTGCTTCAAACAAGCACTCTGCTAGTTTCTTACTCTTGCTTGAGCTATTGTTGGATATAAATACACTCCAACCTTTAGCATTCATCCAATCTGCCCCGCTACCAGCAGCATTACAGTGAATCGACACCAATACAGTATTAGCTTTTCCATGTATATCACAGTATTGGTTTACTATTCGGCATCTCTGCATAAGTGGTACATCTACATCGTCTGTAACTACCAACTCAACATTAAAGCCCTTATTAATTAATTGTTTCTTAACCTCGTCAGCAATCTCTCTACAGTATTTATACTCCCTAAGTCTTCCATCTGGGCTTCTTTTACCAGGAGTTGATTCTCCGTGACCTGCGTCTAATAGTATTATCATAATTTACTAAATTTTAGACAAGTGTCTACTATACTTATATCTATATTATTCTCATCATCTAGCTTTTTAATAACATCTTTTATTATTTTAATTTGTTCGAATGTTATCTCAAACTCTTTATCCTCTTCCTTAGTAACATCCCATGTAACCTTCCCATCTTCTGTTTTAAGATTTAGAGATTCTGTTTCTTCTTTCGTAAACTTTATAGTTTTTATTAGTTCTAGAATCTCTACTAAATCGGTTAATTTCCCCTGAGTGGGAAGTATAGCTATAATAGCCATTCTATCCTTCGCTGTTAGTCCTATTTTCATTTTAATTAACTATGTCTTGATAATCCTACTACCAGCCCATTAACTACAGTAATTGAGGCGTGGTCAAGATCTACATCTTTACCATCAAAAGTACATCCAGAATACACCAGACCTGGAGTTAAAGTTCCTGGTGCCGGGTTCAATACAACTCTATTATTTTGATTATCTACAACAGAGCCATATTGGTCTTGTCTAGCTTGGCTAAAAGGCCAATTACCTTGTCGGTATCCATCTGGACACTTTGTAAATATCATATTACCTAGGTTTACAGATTGTGTGCAATAAACATCCCCATCAAAATATCCCGCTATCATTACATCCTCATTGGGTGTTCTGGTTGGAGGGTCAACACTCTCAGTAACTGCCGCCCATAGAGCAGCATTCATATGCCCTGCCACTTTTATGCCATAGCGGTTATCCTTATAGGTGAACGCATTAGCATAGTTGAATATTTCAAGGAAGGCGGGATTAGAATCAAATAATTCCCTTTTTCCAACACCTAGCTTGAACCCAGACCTCTCATAAGCTGAGCCCCACATAAAATTTTCAAGTTTCTGCCATAAGATATGTGTAGCATCATAGTACAAACTATAAGATACAGGTTCTATATGTATGGATCCTATTCTTCCAGAGTCTGCCACAATAGTACCCTGAACATAAGCATTCTTCATGTATGCATTGTATAAATAGGCATCCTGACCATATATATCACCATTTTGGTCTATCTTGGCATTTAATTGGTATGTATCTGGAACCAACTCTCTGGTTCCGTCTGGCTTCCACTCACTTCGTTGTCCCCATATCTCCAACCCATTAGCTTTAACCCATCCATTAATATCTAATAAGACATTATCTAACTTACCCGTAGTCTTATCAAACATCTTACCAAGTGTCATAGCTAACTTGTCCCCAATATAAAAATAAAACTTATCAGCATTCATACTGATAGATGTTTCATAAACAGGATTGCCGTCTTTATCAAGCACTGGTTCTCCATTCTCATCTAAGACAGGAATCTTCTCGCCTTCATCATTTAGAGTTTCCTTTATTTCTAGTCCAGCATTCTTGAACTTTAATAATATATTCTCTTCAGAGAAGTCTACTATAGACTGACCATTATTTAAATAAAACTCACCAGTTAGAAACACATTCTCACCGTATAGACCAAATCCATAGGGTTGTTTCTTGCCAAACATTTCATTGTAAATGCCATCAAGTCTACCAATTCTTACCTTTGTAGTCTTTGTAAGTGAGTGTCTATACTTATTATCCCGCATCTTAATAACAGATGTTTGTGTGGGATATTCTGTGCAATAATATGTCTTAGTAATGACACTCTCTCCGTCTTTAATGTCTACTGTAAAGGTAGGAGCACCTTCTATTGAGGGAGATTCTTGATAATAGTAATTATGCTTAGTTGACTTATATATTAGTTCCTTTCTATCATATAATGGAACATCATATAGAACTGAATAATCAGGTCTATTTAATTCAGTGATTACATCCATATATGGACCACCATCATCACTTGATGTTAAATATAAAGCACCTTGTCTCTCAGTGTTAAATATGTTTCCCATTTGAATCATATCATCACCTTCAGCTATATCATCTAATCTATCACTAGTAGTGTTAGATGAAGATACTTGCTTCCTGGCTCCTGTATTAACATCATAGCTAGTTTCGGTCTTACTGTACTGAGTATTGTTATAAGACTCTTCTGAAGAAGCTACTGAACCATCTTCATTATAATGGATTTCAGTATAAATATCAAATACAGATGTAGCTTTCTGAACTATAAATTGTCTAGATTCCATCTGCGACATTACTATAGCATCGTAATACTTTATATTGCCACCTGTATATTTCTGACACCTTATTATATCTCCTGGTTTAAACAGGGGATATTCCTCATCATCGGTATTTACTACCCACAAATTAGGCATCACAACAGTAGTATTCATACTACTATTAAATTGGCTATTTGATTCTGTAATAGCTTGATTGACTATTGTTGTGTCAAGTCCGAAGTATTTATAGAATGGTTGTATTGGTGTTAGGTAAGTACTATTAAATCCATTCTTCTCAAAGTCTTCTGTGGCAACTTTATCACCCTTCGGAATCATATAGAAAGCTGTATCCTTATTAAAAGTCTCAGTTAGTGTCCACTCTAATGGAATAGTACCTTCATCCCATTGTCCTTCATTTCCTCCCCACTTAGTAACCGTCATTCCCATACTGATATAGTATAGAGTTATACACTTTCTAAATGCAATGTGGTTTTGGTCTGATGAAGTTGATGTTAGTAAAGACTCATCATATAAAGTTTGCGGCCCTCTAAACAGAGTATTATTAACAAGACCTCTAGGGTCTTTAACATGAATTATAAACTTATAGTTTACAAATGTTTTAGGCGTGGTATTAATTGAATCTGCCTTAGATATTTCTTTCGTTCTGGTGACTGTACTAAGTGTATTAGCCCCATTACCCGGAAGGGGGATATAATACCCATCTGTTGATAATAGCTTCAACATAGCATCTATATTTGCACTTGACCCAGTCCATGTGCCAATACTTCTGAGTTGTGCATCTGTTAAAATAGTGGGTTGCACAGCCTTACTACATTTACTTGAATTAGTAACCCAGATACTTCCATTGGTTGCACTTATCTTATTGATTACCAATTCATATACTCTCATAGCCTTTCTAACTACAAGATAGTCAACTGTTAGTGTATTGGTATTTGCATCCAATCTCCAACCATAACCACCAAATCCTGACATAAAATCAGGGGATGTCAAGCTCCTGCTAGTAACCAAATCTCCATACATACGGACATTGTCCTTAAAAACCCAAGTATCCTCAGAGACTCCTTTGCCTTTAAATGTCCAATTTCCATATATATATTCATCTACGTTCTTCTTTGCCAAATCATCGGATGAATATCCATTAATAAATTCAGCATTTAAGTTACTAACTAGCTTAGACGAAGCCACTATTAAAGGAGGACCAACAGTATTGATTTCTAACTGTCCAGTCATTGTGTCTCCTTTACGTCTTACATACCCATCATCAGCACCTTCTGCTGCCTCTATTAAGGCTATATATCTCTCATCATAAGAAATATATAGAGTGGATGTAAGTGTGTTATAAATGAAGAATCCATCTCCGGGATACTCCATCTGCTCCATCTCAAGTAAGCTACCAACTATAATAGTTTGACTTTTTATTTCTGATTCCTGTACTTGGTCTAATAATTTTAGAACATCACTAAGCACTCTAGAATTATTGCCGGTTTTGATATAAACCTTACCAAGAGTCTCAAGTACTAAATCAGTATACTTATTGCCAACTATAACTTTATCATTCCCTAAGAATGACTCAACTCGAATGTTTTCCATTGTTCGCTTTTAACGTCTTAAATATCCTCTCGAACTCATCAATGTCAGCCTCACCAAACTTAACTGGTTTACCAAATAGCTTAACGACATATCCGTCTTTAGCACGAGCCTTCATAACGTCACGTAGCGCATTTCCAAATAAATCTATATTTATATTACCACCCTTATCAAGGAATGGCTCCAAATACATTCCATACTTGTCCTCCATGTTATTAACTACGTAAGTTATGAGAGCATCAGTACCTATTGTGTTTATGCCGAATAAGTTACCTACCAAGTTTTTAGTGAATGTGTTTGCTGCTTGAAATATTAATTCTTTGTCACTCATTATTTAGCTGTTTTATTCATCATGAGTTCATCAAATCTTTTCTTCATCTCCGGGTCACTCTCCATCAGTTCTAATAATGTATTAACCTTTTCTTCTTTTGCTTTTATCTGAGATTGTATATACTCCTTACTCTTTCTAATAGTAGCTAACAGATTCTCCGCTGCCACTTTACCATCAGGGGAATTTACATATTCTGAACTAAACTTAGTCCCTAAGAATGCCATAAATCCTGCCTCATAGGTCTGTTTAGCCATTTGATATTCTTGTGTTTTAGCCAATACGTTCTGCTCGTCAACAGACAACGACCCAACCTCCCTGTTTATTTCATCAAGGATGGGTTGAGTCTTCTGTTGTGCTTGCTGAGCTTGTTGCATAACTTGTAGTTGCTGCAAGTATTGGTTCTGTAAGTCAGTGTAATTACTGCCAAAAGGTTGTCCAAATAAGCTCATATTGTGGGATTATTATGCTGCTGCTGGAATCTGTATCTCGAATACTGAGTATGCACAGTTACCTTTAACTGGTAGTGATGTTGGCAACTCATCTAAGATAGCTTGATTAACAATACTAACTCCGTTAGGAATTATAACATCAATTACCTTATTAACTTCTGGAACAAGTGTAGTTATTGTCTCACTTGTAGCTGGAGAAGCTAGTATAGTTGATGTCTCTTCTGTAACCAATCTTACATTACCCTTACAATCAGTATACTGAGTGTTGTGTATAATATCAAACTTAGTAACCTGCATATAAGAAGCTGCACCTGTTGTAGCTGTGTTAATCACTTTAGCCCATCTTTGAGTAATTGTTAATGTAGACACTGGAGCTACAGATGCTCTTGCCCCACATGGTAACGATACATTAAATTCAATTAATTGAGCACTTTCTCCGATAGGAGTAATTTTTACTTTCATAAGTGTTTGTGTGTGTGTTTTTATACCCAATCTGTTAAGCGCGCTTCTTTAATTTTCATAGTGCAAAGTTAATGATTCTTAAAGGTCATACCAAAGAAATATTGTTAATCAATGTTAACTACAAAATAATTGTATTAAAATATCCAAAAATCATCTCTATGGTAATCACCTATTTGAATTATGTTATAGCCATTCAGCAGGAACCAATCTAGCCTCAAGACTTTCAGCATTGGTAATATTAGCCTTTGTTACTCCAGATAGGTAACCAGATACTACATTCAATACTGGGTAAGAAGCGGATGGGAATGGTGGAACAGCCCCAGCTAACGCAGCACAGTAATAAAACATATTACTGATATTGTTTATATTGTAACAAGTCTTTAATAAATCTTCAGTGATTAAAAGTAGTCCGTAAGGCTTTTCTTTAGATGCACCTGAGACTGTTACTGCAAATAAATTTGAAGCATTAGTTATTTTAGTGTTATTCTTAAACATATTAGCAAAATCTATTTGAGAATATATCTCTTGAGTTCCTTCTGCCTTATATGCCCTTTTATCGAACAGACAATTAGACCATACACCACTAACGCTCTTAAGATTAGCATTGTTGGCAAATAAGTCACTATTAATATCTACCCCAACTTCTATACTAGTTTGGGCAAATATATTCGATATATCTTCCAATTTAGTGTTATACTTAAATAAGTCTGGCGGGTATTTAATTCCCCTAGTAAAGGTTTGACCTTGAAGATTAACAAAGGCACAGAACTTAATACCTTTAAAAACTGACGTTAGACTGGTATTGTCTTTCAACGCTTCAAATAGCTTACAAGGTATTCTACCTACCATTCCATCATATTCCTCAGTTTCTTCTACTGAATAGTTACCTGTTTCAGCATCAAACTTTTTAATGTTGGACTTATATGTAAAGTCAGCTAAAGAGTTCTCGAAGTTACAGTTAGAAGAACAATATCTAAAGTAGTCAGTGGGGAACATATAATTCTGATAACCTACTTCCGACCTGTCTAGGTCTTGCTGGGATATAGCCACCTTTTGTTGGGAATCATACTTAAAGTATCTTTCATTTAGTCTAGTCTTAGCAACATCTAATCCACTCTCACTACTAGAAGCACCCTCCCAACCATATCCGTCTAAGTACCACACATCAAATGCTTGTTCATCGGGATTATATTCTTCACTATCTTGGTCTTCGTTCCTATCGTAGTTATATGATTTCTTCATATTACTAACATCTAGCTTAAATGGAACTCTATTACCAACGGTCTGTATAATATGGTCTGCCCATACAGTCTTAGTCATTCCAGCTATTAAATCTGACCCAACATCTATAGTTCTAGTTTCATCGTATCCAAGACACCAGCACCCTGTGAATACCCCAGCCATATCAGTAATGGTCTGACTGATAACTTTACTTCCATTGCTATTTGACCTAGACATAAAGAACAATCTATAAGGAATCATTCCAAATACTCCACTATTCTCAAACGCATAAGATACATCACTAAGAGCACAGTTCTTGAAACCTTCTCCAACTAGTTTTAGCTTCAAATTATTACATCCGCTAAACAATCTTCTAATATTCTGTAGTGCTACACAATCATCGAACATTCCAGCTGGAGGGAACTCGTAAACCTTACCATTATTATTAATATCTATACCACTAAAGAATGATTCAATACTATTAAGAACTGCACAATGTTTAAATATATTAGCAGGAATAGATTGTGCACCTTCCTCATCAGAGCATTCTAAACCACTGAATACACCAACAGCTTGTCGTAGAGTGCTACTAATAGCCTGAAACATATTTCCCATCTCTGATAGATTTACTTGCAATCCTGCCCCACCACTATATTGGAATGGGAATTGGATAGAAGTAAATGTTGGAATATACCAAGTAGTTCCATTATCACTAATAGTCTGGCTTATACCCCCAAACACATTAGGATCTATCTTGCCCACTAGCTTTATTCCATTATACACAGAATCTGTAAGTACTAAACTTTGTGTTACCTTATTTACAGTATGGAATAGATAAGTATTACCACTTGCATCATTATCAACAGTCATTTTAACTTTATCACACCCAGTAAACACACCTTTAGGGTAGGTTCCAGCTAAGTTCCTTAGATTAGTAAAGAATGTCTTAGAGCTTAGAAATCCCTCTGCAATTGGTGTAGTTCTAGTACTAACACAGCTCTTTAGAGAGTAACAACCTCTAAACATATAGTCAATCTTTACTAAAGGAGAGTATGTAGTAGTTCCATCATTAACAATAGGTGCAAATACATTATTATCTATCCATTCTATACTTGTATTGTCAAATGCAGCTTCAGTATCAGTCAGCTTAGGAACGAAATCTAGGATGCCCCATGTAGAATCCTTAGCTGGATTGTAGTCCTGACCTCTAGAGAAGAAGATTCCGCCTAGTCTAGTACTACTAAACGCTTCCTTAATAGTATTAACATTTGGGCATGGTCTAAACATATCATACCACAAATCTCCAGATATATTACTACATCCTTTGAAGGCCCCCTCCAAAGAGGTTACTTTATCAGTAAGTCTAACCATCAAGTATTTAAAGTCATTGTAGGATAAGTTACTACAATCTTCAAACATGAAATAAACTTCTGTAAGGTTTCTATCAAAGGTTATATTAGTTGCATTATCACCTTCTAAGAATACATCAGTACCGAACTGAGTATATAACTCATTTGGATTTAGATAGAACGAATTGCAACCTCTAAAGACTTCACTACCTTGCAGGGCTATGTGTCCTTTAACTCTCTGCAATGAGTTACAATCTTTAAACGCTCCTAGTGCTACCTCAATTGGATTATTCCTATCATTCTTACATCTAACCTCAGTAAGCATCTTACAATTAGATGCCCTAATATTCTCCAGGTCTGGGAATGCAGTTAAGTCTAAGTAATCAAATGTTCTGTCATTATACTTAAGAGTATATAATGATGTTCCAGAAATATCTAATGATTTTAGACTAGAGAAGTTAGGCTGACCATTTACGTATAGAGATGCTAGTACTATATCCTCAGTCTTTGTGTAACTTAAATCTAATACTTCAAGATTCCAAGCACCAGTCAACTCAAGTTTCAAAGCGGGATTATTCTGACCAGAGATACCAAACTCTTTCATACCTGGACAGTTATCAATAGTTACTTGAACTAGAGGGCTAACGGAGTTATTAATTGAAGAGTAAGGAATCTGAATAGTTTCCATCTTCTCACAATTCCTAATGATTACAGTTTTTACATTAGACGGAACTGATAAGGTCTTTATTGCACTACAGTTATTTATTTCTATAGACGTTAACTTTAAGCAATCTTCAATAAGTAATGTTTCAAGGAATGATTGATTCTCTAACTTCAAATTAGTAATATCCGTTCCTGACATATTGAGTACCTTTAATACAGCAGATGTAGGGAACGTAATCTTAGTAATAGTAGAATAGGAAACGTCTAACTCCTGTATCTTATGACAGCCACTTAAATCAAGAGTATATGCAGAAGCAGTAGCTCCAATAAGTTTTACCTTATTCAGATTTAACTTCTTTATATTCTTTAGACCTATATCATTCGCTTCATTATACACACCACCTTGGAAGAAATATGCTGCATCAACATTACTTAACCCACTCAAGTCGAGTTCCTGTAGCATAGGTAGATTAATATTATCCAAGCCTGTCCAAGGGTAACTCTTGAACTTAGTAAAGTTAGTAATATATTTATTAGCATACATATATACTACTGTTTCACCGGTAGGCATAGGTAGTATAACTGATGTAGGAGTATCTGTAACCCAGAATGCACCAGTAGTCTTATCATGTGAATAGTGATAAAGTATCTGACTACTTGCAGTAATATCTGTGCTAAACCTTACTTCAGTTGCTGAACCAGTAGCTTTATTAGAAGCCCATAGACCAGTAATAGGAGATTCAATAGTGGTAGGTAATAAGTTAGTATTATCCTTATAACCATATACTCCGTCTAAGAACATAATCCTCTTTCTAAACCAATCCTTAACGTGCATTACACGATTACCATGTAAGAACTTTAACTGACTAAAGTCTGTACTATCTTCATATTTGCCAGTGTTTGGGTCATATGTCTTAGATATAGCAAGATACTTAATCTTATAATCATAGTTAAACATGATAGAACCAGTCTTCTCAGTATATGACTGATAGTAATCCTTAATGAATTTATCAGGGTCAGGGAATAGGTTAGTTCTTAGATTTACATATAATGATTCTAAGCTAGTTCTACTCTCTGTGCTACCACTATCTATACCAGCTAAGTTTTCAAGTACCTCCCATATTCTATTCCACCAAGAGGCAAAGAACTGCTTATAGCTGTCAGATGATACATAATTCTTCTCTTGAGTATACTGAGTAATACCAGTATCCTGTGAAGCAATGTTATACCACCTATGTAAATGTGCCCAATATTCTACAATATCTTGTCCAGCATTATTAAGTCCAAATGCTGTATCCATATCATAGAAACAGCAATACCATACATCTGTACCCCAACTACGAATAGTTAAGTTCTTACACATAGAGTCCACACAACCAAACAGTAATGCAATCATAAAATAAGCACAAGCGTTATCCCAGTTTAGGTGCTGGTCGCAAGCACTAAAGTTATAGTAAGCATTCTTATCCAAATCATAGAACTCTCCAGGGATAGGTTTAGTTGGAGTTTGTCCAGCATCATCCATTGTGTATTTCTGGATACGAGTAAGAGCCATATTAGCCATCTGAGTGTAGAACTTCTGCACTTGATTATATCCAATTGCCTCGTCTCTGGATGTGTACATTACATCACCCATAAACTGTACAATCTTCATATCATCCTGCTGGAATGCACCTTGAGCAGAAGAGTTCTGATTTATTTCAACAGAGTATACTCCATTACTAACACCTGTATTCCACCTGCTAGCATCTTCTGTGTAATCTGTTACTAGTGTTGGTCCATCTTGGTTTACTTTAGTGTAGTCTAAAAGTAATTTTAGTCCAAGATTGAAGTAAGCATACCTACCTAGATTAAAGTTATAGATACCACAGAATTTAGGTTGTTTAATGGTTCCGTCAGCATCTGGGGCATATCTAATGAATAACAATACTGGGAAACCTTCGGAAGTATGCTTAATTTTACCTCTAATAGCATTAGCCTTATCAGCATCACCTCCCCAAACATCGTTACCAAGTGACATTGGAGGAGTAGCTCCAAATGGAGTAATAGATTGTCCAGAAGAGTTCTTAGCTCTACCATTAACAATTTGACCAATTACCACGTTATTAACGTGAGCAGAGTCCACTACGTCAGCTTTTAATGTAAATTCATTCTCTGGCAGCCAATCATCAGTAGGTTGAAATAACATCTTTTTACCAGTTTGGTCTACATCTCCCATGTAAATCTCAAAGTTTTTAGCATTGTAAGATAGAGAAGATGTACCTTGTAGACCAATAGTAACACCATTACCCTCTGATACACCACTAGGAGTATTAATAACTACCTTACCTTTACTATCTTGATAAGTGATTTTAACTGGGAATTTAGTACCCATTACTTCCACCTTATCAGATGCAGAGAAGATAGCTGTTGAATATGGTTCAAATAATGTTGGACTGTTGGATGTTTCTTCTACTAGTACGATAGGATACGGAGTATTAACTTCCATCTGCTCTACTAATTTTGCATATAATAGTTCTCCTGATAGGAATCCTCCCTTACCACCATCTAATGTCTTATCCCAAATTAAACAATTGCCAGCACTGTCGAATAGATTCTTAGTTCTTAACTCAGCATCCAACGAGGCATCAATCTGACCTCTTACAAGTCTTGCTTGCTCAGTGGCGGATATATAGTTCTGAACAATAGCATATTCACTCTGTGAAGATGTATAAATCTTAATATCATAAATATTAACATCAGAGAATCTACTTCTTACTCCATTATCATTTCTACATCCGAAATAGAAGTCAGTACCAAACATCCAGTCAATATCGGATTGTAGTACCCTACTTACAGCAGACAGCACACCATTGACATAGATTTTAAAGTACCAAGCATTTCCTGATAGTAGTGATACATCTAGGTCTACAGTAAGTAGTTCATTCTGAGGGAGTTTAACTGTAAGAGTATCAGCGGAACCAATCTTACACACAGCTTTCTCTAATGATACTTCATAACCTGTTTTTAGCTCACCGTCTTCATATTGACCTATACCGCATATTACTTCTTCTGGATAAGAAGATGAATCTGCTTTATAAGTACAGGATATATGGAATCCCATAGGTTGGAAGAATGATACACCAGCACCAATATCAATGGCAGGGAACATAACATCCGCTACCTCAAGATAACCGTAAGCCTCACCACTTAGCCTTGTTGCAGGTATTTGATTTACACCATCAATGTCCTGAATAAAACCACTAGTTTTACCATTTACTCCTTTTAGAGTAAAATTCACACCATCTGGGAACTTAGATGCGAATGCACCCTCGTATATGAAATCTCCGCTAGTTTTGATAGGATAATTCCAAGTACCAGTAGAAGTGTTGGGGAATCCAGTAATTTTACTATAATACGCAAGTAGTGTATGTAGGTCATTGTTAGCATATAAGTCAGTACTTACACTCTCTACTATCCTACAAGTAACTGTCTTGGTATATTGAGCAGAAGTATCACCAGGGTCGTTTACAGCATATCCAAATAGGGTAATTCTTAAATATTCATCATTCTTATTAACAGATAGGTTTACTGTACTATATACAAATCTATTAGTTTCACTCTTATTAATATTCTTAATTGTACCTGTGTCGAGTAATGATACTTCACCACTTCCATTCATTAGATGGATTTTATAATCCATGTTGAATGTACTGTACTTACTAAGACCATAACTAAAGTAATAACTAAATCCTAATTGAGAACCCTGACCATACTGTGTTAAATCCTCAAGAGTTTCTCCGGGATTTGAGGATGGGGTAAACTCTGTAATATCCTCGGTTACAATAACTAAGTTATTACTATCTGCTACAGTAATGTCGAATTTAATCTGTTCAGACGATATTACATCACCATTAAGTGTAGTACTTGCCTGTGCTACAAAATAGAATCTTTGTCCAGCTTTTGGATTAAAGTGCTCACTCTCAAACAGTAGCTTACGAGCGTCATAACTTAGTGCACGAATAGCTGTAGTAATGTTACCTACCCTAGCAACTTCAATACCATTAATAGTCATCCAGAACTCGGCAGGACTTTGCAGGATGTTATTAGTTACTGTATAGTTAAGGGATACTTCCGCAACACCTCCCATATACATGGTCTTAGGTGGTATGGATTGTATTTCTAATGAAATGGCACCAGCTATTACCTTCACATAAGTAGGTGTAGCATAAACATTATCATTATCATAAGCAGATAACTCAATGTCAGTGGTGCCAGACAATCCAGTAATGGTAATATCAGTTCTAGACATAGAATACTTTTTCCATGTCCCTAGAGTCTTATTAGTAGCCAAATCTTTAGCAAGTATAGTAAATGACTTCTTAACACCACCACTCTTAATTAAGATATTAAGTGTAACAGTGTTGGTAGCTGTATAGACTGTACTACCTTCAGCTACATCAATGGTGTATTCGGAGCCATCTCCTCCACCACCTCCGCCTCCACCACCCCCGATTGCACCATTAAGGTACACCCAGGCTAGGTTTTGTTCTAACTTAGTCATTCTATTATCTAGCTTTGTAAAGCCATTGTCAATAGAAACTGATTCCCCAGCTTCATTTAAGAAGCCAGGGTTTGTCAGTTCCAATTCTGAAGCATTAGAAGCACCGTCGATTACCCATCTTCCAGTTACTTCATCATAATGTTTTATTTTCATTGTAATGTCTTTTCAATTACTATATTATTACTTGGGTTAGTAGCACCATTACCTCCAACCTTCTTTAAGTCAGTATAAGCTATAGGTACATTATACTTATAAGCCCAAACTTTAGTATTATCCTTTAGCTGTAGTTTATAAGACTTACCAAGTATTCTCTCCCTACTGGCTGTGGTCATGGATGGTACTTCAACTTCATTTCCCGTTCCTACATTCCATATAATATAGTTAGGATATTGTTGGGCACTGTTAACCTTAACAGTAGCAGTATTAGTATTTGGGTTTTCAATCTGGCTAGATACAGGATAATATTCTAGTAACCAAGGTATGTTCTTGGCAGGCAACTCTTTATTAGAGGTTAACTTATATCCAGTTGCTTGACACATTACATATCTTACATAGTTTAGACTAGCGTCAGTAGAGATTTGGACACACTGTCTTTCTCTATCAGGTAGATTGGTATACCATGTTGGGGACAGTGACTGGTCATATACTATAGGTTCCATTGTCCTATCAGGATTCTCACGTATATATCTTGAATTTGCATATGTATGTTTATGTCCACATAGGCATAGTTTAAATGCATTATCCTGTAACCATTGACTAAACCAGTAATTGCCAACTGTATTTAGATGACTTCCGCCCCTCTTAATATCTAAGTTTTTATCGTAAGAACCACCTTCATTATGCTTTAAATAGCTCATAATTAAATCGGCGGTGATGATGGTGAATGGGGCTTCATGACAGAACGCAACCTTCCACTTAATTTTAGAATCAGCTGCGTGTTTGGCTAAATCAGCAGTAGCCCAATCTTTTAAGTCATTATATATGTTTACTCCAACTACATCTCCGAACACATCTGTCCTCGCTAATTCAGTGATTTCAGAGTTCATAGACAAGAAATAGGTGTTACCATATACGAAGCTATAGCAGCAGGGTATGTACACTCCAGCAGACGAAATGGGTACTGTATAAGGGTGTTCAAATGTAAAGAAAAATTCTACATTGGCGGGGTTAGTTTTACTTTTATCTTCTCCATCCCCTAACGTGTATACATCCACAGGGGTTAAATCATTATTACCTACTGAGTACATTTGCTCTGTATCTCTATAGATAACATCTCCACCCTTGTAATAGTCAATCCATTCGTTAAATCTATTACCATTCTGAGTCTGGTCTCCAGTATTTAAGCACCATTCATATGGATTTTCAGCTTTATCAGAGTTGATGTATTCCGCACTAACCCTCCACATTTCATACTCTTCCGCATTAAATCCTTGCTGATCACTTACTTGTAGGAAGTTGAATCCCTTCTCAATAACCTTGTCTCTATTCCTAAGAGTGAATGACCTTTCCTCAGTCCATGCTCCATCTCTTCCTACCTTGTAATAATACTTCTGAGTATCAGCAGGTTCGTCGAAGTCCTTAATGAACTTATGAACTGTAAATGGTGTACCATCTGTAGTTATACTTCTAATCCTATTGTATATTTTATTAGTCCAATTCTTATGATTAGCAGGTCTGTTAGGATTCTGGCTAACCTCCTCTGAATTGAAGTCCTCTTTCTTAAAAGACTCAAACTTATTCTCTGGAGTATATTCTTCCCTATCTTTCCTTATCCAGATATACTCATCGTAGTATCCTACTGACACCCAGTTAAAGCATCTTGTCTTATGGGCATCATGTCCTAGTGTACAAGTAACTATGTTAGGAGCACCTTCCACTAATAGATGCTTATTAAAGAATATATTCTTATTTTGTGATGAGTTCCTTGGAGTATACTCTTGAATATCAATAGCAGGGTTAATTTTGTCCATATTAATATATGTCCAATCCTTAACATTACTCCTAGCACTCAGAGCCTTAGTAGCTTGCTTAACTGGATCCATATTATAGTAACGCATTAATAACACATTACTTCCCTTAGTGGCAATAGGAGATGCCTCACATGGCATTGACTTATCGTTATAACTACCTATTCCGACTAAATCTACATACCATTTAATTACTCCATTAGTAGTCCAAGGTGCTGTACTGTTCATAACAGTAGTCTTGAAGTAATCTGTTGTTTCCTCACTACTAATATAGAATGCACAGTCATAACTAAATTTGATGCAGTTATCTTTACTAGACCAAATACTATGAGCTTGAACCCCAGCACCTGTATCTCCAGCAATCTCAAGCCTTGTATTATTAAGAGTAGCATCTTTAGTCCAATACATATCAGGTTCACCAACTCTAATTAGTGTAGTATTGATGTTCTCTACGGAACATTGAGCACCCTTAATTAAGAATGTACCTTGAGATTTAAGAGTGCCAATTAGAGGTAATGTAACCCAATCTCCACTATTCCTTTCTGTATAATGTAAGTATAGTCCTTTTAGATTTAAGTCCTTCTTACCTAGGTTACATAGTTCTACGAAATTGTGAGATACTGGATTATAATCCTTATCCTCAGATGTTCCCCCACAATATACCATGTTGACATATATCTTTGGAGAATCTTTAGAGCCAACTTCTTCTGGAATAATTGGGAAATAAGGAGTAGTATAATAAATTCCAGTACCTTGAGTCTGGGCATTACCAGCTAAAGTGTTCTTATCTAATCTATAATCATGTACATCTAACTTACCATCCTTAACCTGAATAAGGAATGTATTCTCTTTATTTGTCATGTCAGCGAACTCAATACCAATAATCTTGGTCTTAGCTCCACTGCCGCTTCCAATGACTTCGGTTAATATTCCATCCATTGTTTCTGGGTCTGGTCCAGGCCCTGGGTCTTCACCTCCACCACCTGTACTACCTATTTTAATTAGTTTATATGTCTTAGGGTCTTTAATCCATAATGTCTGAGTGTCATAACACCATAACAATTCCTTTGGTAAGAAATCACCTTTATTAGCTTGCATTTCTGCGTATGTACCACTTTTGATGCATATATGCTTGGCATTGGGTAAATACTCTTTATATTCAGTAGGTTCAGGTGCATCAGCAAGAACCACATCCTTGTTAGCCTCTTGAGTGGCGTTGTCCTCTTCTTCTGAAGTACCGTAGTTAGGTTCCTCATTAGGCATACCATCATAGGCATACCTCTGATTGTTTCTAAAGTCCCCCGAATCTATCTGGCAGTTAAATGCAAACTCTAACTTCTGTACCTTGTCTTGCAGTACCGATATAACTTTTAATAAGTCCTGAATTACAGTACTGCTCGTCATATGTTCTTTATTCTCAGAAGTATCTATCCAAATACCTCCCTTATCTTCAGGTGGTGTATCCTGTATATAAATTTTGGAGAAGGATTCCCAAACAAATCCGTTAAAGTAACGTATTTCATTAATATCATTAACGAATACTATTTGCCCCTTAACTCTAAGGTCATCCCTATCAAGTAGTTCTTCTAAAGTATCAACTACTATAATAGACATTCCTCCTCCGCCACCTCCTTGTACTTTCCATATATTCCATACTCCGTTATAGAATTGGTACATATGGTTGCTGTCAGGTGAATTTTTGACGTAACATAGCATACCTTCCTTTAACTTGTTTGTGTTAAGAAAAGCTTCCATATCACTCATATTGGTAACTTGGATGTAACCACCACGTAAATCATTAACATCTGCTAGTGCAAAACTAGCATTGTTCTTGGGTTTTAATTGACCAATTACCTCAATATATTCATTCATGCTGATAAAAATAAAGGGCTATGTTATTCACACAGCCCTCGTTTTATATTACTGTTCTACGAACAAGCTATGAAGCACTTCTAGAAAATCAGCAGCACATAACTTCTGTCCATTTATTTCAACATCATTGGCTGCATTTACTTCAACAATCTGAGCATACTCATCTTCGTTGAAGTGGGCACAGTCAGCTACTTCATCCTTACTCCTTTGGTCAAGATAGGTGTTGTATTCCTCAGTTATTTGCTTATTCCATTCCTTTATCTGTTCTCTCTCATCTTGAGTTAGGTCACTTTTACTAGCTAACTCTCTATATTCACTCGGAGTTAATTGTGAGATAGCTTCTTGTAAATCATCCTCTACTTGTCTACGAAGTTTACCTAATTCAATACGCATTGACATAATCTTTACCTTTAAATCTTTACTGAGTTCCTTGTCCTTATCCCTAAGTATAATCTTAGTAATAAAGTTGTGCCTAATCATCATTTCGTTTACTGTCATAGTTCTTTTCTAATTTTGTTAATTCTGTGCAAATATACACATTATTGAGTATGAAACAAAGTATAGTTAGTTAAAATTATAAAATTAACTATGAGACAATCAAATTGACTCATAATTTGCTATACATTCCTTTACCTTTGTTTCCACTTTCTTCATAAGCTCATCTGTTACTATTCCTTGAGATGCAGTATAGTATGTGATTTCATCTTTAGAGCAGGAACCACTTACAGACATATTCTCCATAGTAAAGTTAAAAGAAGCCTCAGTAGGGGCTTGTGATTCCTCGTAGTTCATTGTTACATACACTTCAATAGTATCTACTGTTACTGAGCCAGATAAATTAATCATTCTAGTAAATTTCATAGTTAAAAAATTAATATTAAATAAAATATATAAACTAATAGCCTAAAGCCATCCAATTAATCATAGAATTAACTGTTTCACAGTTAGCTATTGTGCAGCTAGTCCTAGTATAATTACCTGCTACACAAACCTTGTCCCAGTTGGTTGCAGTTGTTTTATGTGTTACTTGTACTGATATACAAGCTGTTGGGAATGCAATCGGGAAGGATTTATATCCCGTAGAATTTGCACCTAAATATACTTCACCCCATTGAATTATAAATCCGTTAGGGAATTTAACATATCCAGAAACATTTTTAGAAGCTGCCCAATTTGAGTTCAGTGTAAAGTCTGACAATGCTCTATACCCACCAGCACCAAGTACTACATTGTTATTACTACCACCTTTAGTTATATATGAACCATCGTGGTTATGATTACTGTTTGCTTTAGAGTTAGGGTCAAAGTTCTTGGTATCCCATACTTTTACCCATCCATACCAATTGTCAGTAGTATCTCTTAACGCTCTGTACCACAATCCCATACCAGCAGTCCATCCTCCAGCAATCTCAACAGTACCTCCAGTACTTCTTCCAAATCCTATAACGGATGTATATGTAGTTGGTGCACCATTACTAGTTCCACTAACTGTATTATAGGAGTACACATTACCTAGGTTCTGAGTTCTTCCTGTTTGTGGATTTAAATTTCCCCTAGAATTTATATAATTGTGGGAGTGACTAGCTGGAGCACCACCAATATCAGCAAAAGACCATGAAACATTACCAGAACCATTTACTGACCTAGTAGTATTACCAATAGTAAAGTTCCTGGCTGTTCCCCAGTATGATGTTACGATATTTGCAGTGCCATCGAAGTTAGTTCCATTAATTTGTCTAGCGGTTTGCAATTTGGTAGCAGAGCCTACATTATAATGTTTGGCGTTAACAGAATCAAGCAACATTCTCCAAGGTTTTTTATCCGTACCCCATCCGCTTCTATATTGAATACCATTAGTGGATGAATCTGACGCTGAGGACGTGTGATTATACCATATATCTAATCTCGTATTTGCTCCTGGAAGAGATATAACAGCACCATAATTATATATAGGATTAGCCATTCCGTCTGGCTTTGCATTGTTATACTGTCTTATTCCTATCTGTGCCCACAAGGTATCATATCCGTCAATGCCATAAGTATCACGATGTCTTAAAAATACATGCTCATGATTCCCATCCAACAAATCCGCATTCAGATTGGTACATAAAGTCGTTGCAGACGCTATATAGTAGTTAGCCTTTATAGGTCTATATGTGGTTCCAGTACTAGAATTACCATCCACGAAATAAAACATATTATCTCTAAATGTGATGTTTCCCCATGACCTATTCGGGTTATGTAAGATTAACATGGCATTAGTAGTAGTGTTAGCCGCCCTCACCTCCAGATGAGTAGCAACAGATAGCGCACCAGTCATAGTATCACCAGTAACATTAACATACCTACCGTCTATAATTCCAGCGTAGTTATTAGTATCTAACACTCTATACCATCCATAGTTAGTACCCCCTTGTATTCTTCTCCAGTAAATACCATCGGATGTATTTAAAGGGACTGCTATATCAGCGAAATACCCAGAACCATTTCCATGATTCATTCTTAATATATGCCACCATTGAGCTGTTGGTCCAACATTCTGATTAGCAGCAGTACCAGCACCTAAATTCGCATTGAAGTAAGTTAATCCATTTAGTCCAAATGTTAACTGACTATTAGTAGCTAATCTCTTAGACCATTCAGCAGTACCATTTAAAGCACCAGTAAATGTTGGAGCTGTGACTGTGCCAGGGAATACTGTATTTCCATTAGCATCCAATAGAGTTGCAGTTCTTTTTACAGTGGTAAATACTCCTGTATATTGTCTAGCATATATAGGTTCATTACCATCATCACAAGAAGCTATCTCCATCCATCCTGCATTACTTGCAGTTCCCCCAAAAGCTATTCTACCATAATCGTTATCCCCACCTTGGAATCTAACTTGCCTAGTTCCAGTAGTGCTAGCTTGGTTTATTATGATATCTCCGTTCTGGGTTAAGGTTCCATTATTAGTAATACCAGTAGTAGTAAGTAATGCAGTAAATAAACCTCCACCAATAACATGAAGCTTCTGTGTTGGAGTTGTAGTGCCAATTCCCACATTTCCTAGTCCTGTTAATACCATCTTAGCAGTCATAGTTGGGTCTGTTCCAGCTGCACCAACAGAACTCATAAAGGCTAGATAATTACTATCATCAGTACCACTAAAATATGGTGTTAATCCAAATTTGTCTCCAAAACCACTTTCTCTCCAGTATATAGTATTAGCACCCATTCCAAGAGTACCAGTCATAGTATCTCCTGCCTTCTTAAGGTAACGTCCATCGAGAGTTCCTGCATAATTAGTAACATCTAATATATCTACCCAAGAACCATAGGAAGTAGAATTACCAGTACGATATTTTAATCCACGCCTATCCTGTGTAGGTAATGCAAGTTGTGTAACCCAGGTCTTGTTTCCTACAATTCCCATATTAGAACCACCCCAGTTCATAGATATGATATGCCACCAATTGGTATTTATGCCTGACTTTGTAGTCATTCCCATGTAATAACCATCATAAGTGGCTGGGTCAAAGTCTTCTTCCTTGTAGAATATAAAGCTTTTAGCGTGTAACCCATCAAG